ACATATGTGATGCTTCTTGATAAAGTCCTTATCTGCAGCCTGTTCGTCTGTAATCACGGTTCCACATTCGTCCATAGTTTGAATCTCGTGCTCTTCGTAAACCTTTCCGGAATATTTTCCTAACCTTTTCATTTGTTTCACCTCTTTCTTATTTAGTTTCTGTTTTTACCTTGATTCCTTTGGCTACTAACACTTTTTTATGTCTTCCCTCCCCTTCAATATTCTCCGTTTGAATTTGCGTAACTTTTACTGGACTGTATCCATATTTTGTTGCACACATGACAAAATCTCCAACCTGCAGATTTTCAAGGAAAGATTTCCAGTTCTTATTTCTACGAATCTCCCAAGTATATTCCTGGCTTGTTGTACCATTAGCGTGAATATGTACTCCATTAATCAGTGCAATAGGCTGGACTTTATACACAGTTTGAACTGTCTTAGCACCATTTCTTTTCATGATAAGATAACGGATATATCCATCTACAAGATAACCATTCTTATCCAGAACAATTGGCTTGTCTTGATGATTCGTCAGTAACCAATATTTCTCAAATCTTTCCATCTTTTCTGGAGATGGATGAGAAGCAAGAAACTGATCTGAAATTTTGATATCTTCAATGTTCATCTGCATAATATTATTCTCCTTTCTTTACGCTGCATTTCCATTTTTAACAAGATAATTCTCAAAATCACGCTTCATGAATCTGAAATTCACCCCCTGGTTGGAACTATATTCATCATCAGCACTCTGATATTCTCCGATCCACTGTTCAAATTCCTGATCTTGATTGTTCTGTGCTGCGTAAACCATAAGTGCAATTAATGCAGTTTTACACTGCTGATATACATTCACTGATACTTTTGTATCCTGAAGACATTCGTTATAAAATTCGATATCTTGCGGATCTACTTTTTCGTTTACATGCGTATGTACAAAATCAATATCATTTTGATCAATACTATCGTCAACGCCAATAATCTCAGGTTCTTCGTTTGCGGAAATTTCCGATGATTCTTTAGTACTTTCACACTCAATATCTTCATTAGTATTATTCTCTTCGATATGTAAAAATTTCACTAACAATGTATGTAAATAGTCAATTTTCTGCCGAATCACTTTTTTATCTTTTGTATGCTTGTCTTGCTCAATCTCGATCCAGTCCGTATCATTTACTTTGACTTCTTTCATATCATTAAAAGCTAACAGGAATTTTCCAAAATCTTCTACTGAAATTCCTTCATCCAAAGCTTTTTTCATGAGTGCTAACCATGCCATAAAATCTTTTGATACAAACAATTCTGCAACCTCTGTATGATCGAGTTTATCTGCATAAGGAATTAACATATTAAAATATTTATCCAGTGTATCAAATTCTTCCGTCATTGCATTTTCATTGAGGAATTTACATATATCTCTTGGAGCCTTCTTCCATTCTTCCAAATGAAACATAGCCATGACACATTCGATAATTACTCTTTCCCAAATTCCTTTCTTTTTATCTAATTCATTCAGCATTGTGCAATCTTTAAGAAAGCGATTTTTGTCTTTGATCTGTTTAACTCTATCAGCAAATGTGCCAATATAAGTAAAAGCTTTCTGACTTACGTTCATTGGAATGGTTGAGTTGTATAACATAACCAAATCGCAAGTATCTTCTGGTGTACATTCCTGGTAAATTGCGGCAGATAACTGACATGATCTCATTCTCTTTTTTAACTCAGGAGGGAAATCATTGTACGTTTTGTTTACCAAATCAAATGTTTTGATTTCTTTAATCAGTTTCCCATTTTCATCTCTTATTGGCTTCCCGTTTTTGTCCAATTTATTTCCCTGATATGTTACGTATCTGTTCCGGATTGATTTAGAAATTTTATGTCCATCAAAGATAAATCGTCTTAAGGCTTCTGTTCTCTGTCCACCATCTACCACATATGTGACAGTAATTCCATCCTCTCTTTTTTCTTCTGCAAGAATAATATTTGGAATATAAATCCGTTTCTGAGATACAGTGCTGTAAATCAAATTATTGATCATCTCATTTGACCAGCAAAATGCTCTCTGAACCGCCTGATCAACAGTGATGGTTTCTTCATCAACACTATCAACATAAGCTCCTACACCCATCTGTTCGATTCTGTATTCGTCTAACATTAATAATCCCTCCTAAGTATTCTTGTATTTGTATTGTTTCGGATAGCTTTTAAGCTGTCGTTATAGAGTGACTTAGAAATATGTAAATTTTGAAGAATTTCTTCTTCATTAAATCCATCTGCAAGCATATGTAAAATTACACTCTGTACTCTTGATAGCTTATTAGTATATTCTCTCATCGTAGATGACATTTCTTGATCATTTTGAAAGACGACATCTTCCACGGTTTTTCCAGATACAAATGTTTCCCAGAGCTGCATTCCATCTTCATCGATTTGAGAATATATGGAGATATCAAATACAGGCTTCTCTTTAGGATTTCCTTCTTTGTCAACTTTTTGCTTGCCAGTTTCTTCATCAATATCTGGAACATAAACGCAGCGTTTTTTACGCTCAATATCTCTTGTATACGTCCAATATTTTCTCCAAATATTACCATATAAAAATGTTTTAAACGTACATTTAACACTCGAATCGTATTTAAGCAAACTCGACAGAAAAACTTCTACTGCTAAACTTTCAAGTTCTGCATCATGAAGTGTCGGTAAATCCTTCGATGATTTTTTCTTTTTATAGATTAAGGTTTTGCAAATTTTTTTAAGTTCGTACATATCGTTGTCTAAATATATTTGCTGAATTTTTTCTGCTTCTTCTGGTGTAAGAGATTCTAATTTCTCTATTTGAGTCTCTGTTAAATACTTGTATCTCATAGTTATCACCCTACCCTTCTAATATTTTCATCGTTTCTTCGAATTTCGCAGTTCTTGGTTTATATTCGCTATATTCTCCATTCTCATTTTTGCTTAATTCATGCTGTAATTTTCCAATGGAGTATGAGTATGTAAGAGCATTCTTCATAATGGTTACTTTTCTCATACACGCCTTGACGTGCGCTCGATCAATTAAAATATGTAAAAACATATAGCCAACTTTTGCAATTTTGTGAGCCTGTGGCATTTTCCCATTATGATTATGGGCGTAAATAACCAAAGCATGTTTAATATCACTCTCTTCAGAGTCAAGTTTTGACAAGTATGTGTTAAGCGATTCTGACATATTGCTTAGTTCAGATTCATCCCAACCGGCTAGGCTTAAGTATTTTTCTGTTTCATCCTCAATCTGATCGAGTAATGTAAGATCAACGAATACATCATTTTCTGCTAGAAAAGCACCACCGTTACCTTTTGCTTTCGGAGAAACAGATGGTGCTTTACCATCTTCTCCAACCATCGAGTATCCATGACGAATCCAACTCATCTTTTTATTCCGCGAATTTAATAAGCTCTTGGCCTGTTTGAATGTGAAGTGTTTTGCTCTAGATGACATAGTTGATGCCATATACTCGCCTGGACGCATTGGGTTTTCAATGACCCAACATTTTCCATTTGTGATAGTGTACTGCATTTCCCAATCACTCCTTTTTTTATTTAGTTTTTAAAAATAGGTAACTTTAATACAGGTTCTTATTTTCATTTAAAATAATAAGCACCTTTTCGTATTTGTTATTCTCCTATTCTCTTTTAATGAAATTGTGAAATAATAGCGAACTGCTCAAGATAGACTTGCAGAATTGCAAATTAATATGTATAATGATACTTAAGCAGGACATTGCCATTATTCGTTTAAGCTGCTCCAACACCTTAAACACATATGAATATTGCTTGTTTTGCTTGTTATGTACAGGAAGGGATTCATACCGTATGCGCTCCAACGCAGGTATGATTCCCTTCTTTTATTTTGTTCGACAAAATTATAATACATCGAACTAATGTTCTTGTCAATATGTTTTCGAACATTTGTTTGTACTACTATAATTTTGTTTTTCCTTATATTTCCATTTTATACCTCTTGACATGTATATTCCAGCGGTAAATATTTCCATTTCATTCCTTTAAATGTGGTAAAATAATGTCATGCATAATACCTTCTCGATTGATGTGTTCGATATCTTGTATCGTAGAATATAATTGCATATGTTCGATTATTTCATCTCTGTTAAGGAAAATAGTTTTTGCTTTTTTAATTAACTTACACCCTTCTGCAGGTGTAGTTATTTTTTTACTTTCTTCATTTTGATCATAATCAATTGTATAAATAAGAATTTTGTACTTCTTGTTCTTTTTTTCAAGTTCTTTCATTTTCTGCATCGCTTGGTTGTAATCAGAGTATTCATATGCTTCTATCATCTTATCATCCCTCCATTAATAATGTCTGTAAACTAATCTGCATTGCTCTGTTCACTTCTTTTTGCTTTTTGGGACTAATCTCTCCGATCTTATCCAACAATCTAGCTTTATCTATTGTTTTAATTTGTTCACATGTTACTAACGAATCGGAACTTAATCCATTCAACGCATCTTTTTCCAAAATGACATGAGTAGGAAGATTGGGCTTCCTTTTTGATGTGATTGCCACGACTATGGTTGTTGGAGAATGTTTATTCCCAATGTTATTTTGGACAACAAGTGCTGGGCGTTTTCCGCCTTGTTCAGATCCTTTCGTTTTCCCGAAATCTACCCAATAGATTTCACCACGTTTAATTTCGCCACAATGTACATCCATACCCGGTTCCTCCTTTCTCTCTTGTTTTTCTTACGTTGAACTCATTATATCAACATATCTTTAATATGTCAATACTTAATATAAATATATCTTTATTATTTTCGCTATTATATTACAATTTATCTTTATTTACATAAACATATCTTTATGGATTTTCTTATTTAATTATGTTATAATCATTGACACGGAGGTGCAATATGATTAAATTAGATATCCAACATTTAATATTGACTAAGTATAAAAGTCAAGCTGCATTTGCAGAAGCTACTGATCTCTCTTTACCATCAGTGTCAAAAATTTGTTCTGGTAATATGGCAAGTATTCGCTTTGAAACTCTTGAAAAAATTTGTGAAGCATTAGAATGCACCCCGAATGATCTACTTACTTCCGATAAAAACGAATGGGATACAAAAATTCCATCACATGTTACAGAATATATTGATCGAATGGAACATATCTCGCAAGAAATCCAGGATGCGAGTTTCCGTTATAGAGCTGCAGCATATCATAAAAAAAGCGATGACTAAACCAGCCATCGCTTTCTTACTGCTCATATTCAGATCCGCTCAAATCCATTCGAAAATTGATTTCTTGTATACACCACCGATACAGTCTTTCTGCATTCTCATTATCTTTCCGATCTCGATCCGTAAAAATCATTAATTCTATTACATTCTCTTCTGGCATATTCCTCAAATCTGCAGGTGTTACTGTATAGTCCAAATATTTTGGAATCATTTTTCTTTCACACCGTTTCGTTTTAATATTTCTGTTACTTGAGACACGGGAATGCAAAATCTTCTGGAAACTGCTTTCTTATCATGATATTTATCGAAATCTTCTAATATATCTTTATCTGTCCACTCTAACTGAATGGGAGCATTCATATAGTTTTCCATTGTTCTCTCCTTTTGAAATGTCTGTTTCATTAATTGAAAACAAATTGAAAATCTTTATCGTTTATTTCACATGTAATGAGTTCTTTGTTGTTGTCAAGAATATCTATAACAGCACTTTCATATCTTGAATAAGCTGCTGTACATTCATATTCTTTACCTTCTGTAAAATGTTCATCGGTTTTTCTACAAATAGCCTTATTGTTCATCTTATCCCTCCGTTTGAAACCATTCCAACATAGTCTTTAAATTCTCCAAAGCTCATTGTAATTGCTTTTACATTTTTCATATCGATCACTTTACCTTTCTAAATATTTTGTTGGTACTTCTTTAGTTAACCAAACATTATTCACAGACAAATAAAATTTATATCCATCTCTATGCATCTGGCCAGATGCTACCTGATACACAACTTCTTTTCCGTGTCTTTGTCCGACTTTTTCTGCAGTATCAACGTCACTTGAAAGATGAACATATAACCGGCTTTTTGAAATTAACCCAATCTGATCGATTGACACTACATATTTTTCGCCAGTTCCATGATATAAAAATTCTGGTGGCTGTTTATCTTCTAACTCTACATCTGCAGTAATCGAATGTCCTTGGTTGCATCTGATCAGTGTTTTATCTTCATTAAAAGAGTATCTTCCCTTCGAATCTGTTTTTACGATCTCGTACAGATGACCCAGATCGAATCCAGGATTGTCTTTCCTAATCCCGTCAATCAGTTCGTCAACATTAGCCCACCCATGTTCATCCAAAGTAATACCAATTGTTTCTGGTTTATGTCTGAGAATCAAACACATGTATTTACTAATATTTTCTAAGTTCATGCCTTTACTTCCTTTTATTTAATTTTATTTTTCAGATGCCAAACAAAATCTTTTGAATCAAGTAATGAACCTTCAAACAACTTTTCGCCTTCAGCTTCATAAATTCTCAACGATCCATCAAAACCAACCACAATATATTTTCCGTTATATTTTTCCATATCAGTCAGCTTCCATTCAAGTGCTTGATACTGAGTTCCATCTTCCATCGCATCTGCATATCCATCATATGTAAATAACGGAATGTCAAACATATAAATTATATTATCCATATTTTGTTTCTTCCTTTTGTTGTCTATATTAATTATTATACTGTTTCTATATTTATTACTTCTAATAAATTATCTTCCAGCCATTCGCAAATATCTTGTACTACTGCATAAGTATCTTCATATCCATAGGAGGCATTGCTCCAGGTATAACAATCATTATATTCGTCAAACCAGATTTCTACAGATTCTCCATTTGACAAATCAAGCCTAATGGAAATTTTATCTTCTTGCTCTTCTCCATATCCCATTTCTTCGACAACATATTTGTTAATATCTGCTTCAGTCACAACATTTCACCTGCCTTTTGAAAACAATCTTTCATTGCATCAAATACTCTTCATCAATTTCCGAGCAAAAATCACAAATTTCATTTACATCTTCAACAGTTAAATTTTTATACTCTTTTAAACGTTGAAGCAAATTATATCTTACATTTTCAATTGCTTGACCGTGACCATCACAGTATCCTTCTTTAAAATCTTTAATCATAATATCACCTTACCGTTTTATATTTAGAAAATCTTGCTTCTCCGTTATATCCTTTATACAATTTCCTCATTGCAGATCCAAGCCCGTCATCTAAATCTTTTTCTGTTTGCTCCCATGTACCAGATGCTTCGCCTAAAATCTCAATGGCTTCTAAGGCATAATTCCTAATCTGCTTTAATTCTTTATCCGTAAAATAAATACTTCTTCCCATTATATCTCCTTAATGAAAGCAATTTTTCAACTTATTCTACAATCTGTATAATATGAACATTCTCTTTTAAATAATTCATCTTCAAGCAATCGTCTTTGAATTTTCTTGCAGCGTCCAATGTCATTTCATCACTCATGTGATAACCACCATTATATCCTTTATATATAACTCTATACATATCTACTCCTTTAAAATCGTCATTTCTTCTGCTCGTCAATTAAATCCAATACCTCACACAAAGTTTTATATCTACCTTCTTCCATATCATTCATATTGCGATTTACCGTTTCATTTTCTAAATCCTCAATAAGCTGCTCAATTTTAATTCTTAATTCGTCCACTGTTATACCTTCCAATCTCTTTCCAATCTCTTCGTTACTTGGACACTTCTGTAATTGATTTATTGAAACATGTCTCTGTTCTATATATCCATCTTCCATTTCAAAATCCACATCTGCTTCTTTATCCGATTCCCATGCATATCCAACAAATGTACCAAATAATCTTAAATTTTTATGAAATACTCTATCTCCTGCTTTAAATTTCATAATTTCCTCCAATCCAAATAAATTGTCATTTTATACTTCATATTCAAAATTCCATTTTGTTTCTTTTTACATAATCCCACGAGATTTCTTCTGGCGCATTCTCTTCACATTCGAATACCGTAACATAGCAATACCCATCTCCGATAAGCTTCTGTGCGTTCGCTTTACATTCATCAAGATTATTAAAATCTCCTAGAATATAAGGCTGACCCATAAAATCGTTTCCATCTTTTTCCTTGTATGCAATCAGATATATCATCTAAACTTTTCTCCTTACTTTTTCACTCCGATCGGTCACGTCTAAATAATAATCGGTACATTCTTCAACTTCAAAATCGTTACTTCCAGGATTATCCCACTCACTTTTCGAAAGAAATCCGAGGCCTTTGCAACTATTTAAATCTTCATTATTAGAAAGCCAAATTATATCACCAATATTAAATGTACCATCTGAACTTGCCTTTGTCACTTTGTACAATTTCAATTTTTCCATATTATCACCATTTGAAAGTTAAATTTCATTACCATTTGATAATCCATTTTAATTTTCCGTTTACGAACTGATATGTTTTATTTCCAACTGTCACAAAATCACATTTATATTTTCTATTATTCATAAGTACCTCTTTATTTTAATGTATCAAGATTTCTCTTATAATTACGTTCTACTCTACCCCATAACTCTTTCAACTATCTATCTGTTTTATCTTTAAAGAAATTTTTCAAAAATAATCATCTCCTATCATAAAAATTAAATCTTAGATTTGATGTGATTTTACATAATCCCAAGTTACATTATTCAAGATGTGTAATTTTTATTAAAGGGAATTATAATACTTAATAATATCTGCATCTGTAGCATAATAATCCTCCCAGCCTAGAACAGTATAAGATTTACCATTTTTAATATCAAATATAATTCCCTGAACTTCTTCTTTTGTTAACTTATATAAGCACTTAAATGTAATCATATTCATATCTCCTAACGAAACCTAGATTTCATTAATAATATTTTTTCAAATACCTAATGGCAGCCATAATTTCTTTTTCATATTCCTTTCCTAAACCGGCATAAGGGATTGTTTCTGCAAGATATTCTAACTCATTCGCAGTTTCTTCGTCTGTAAGTTCCCTTCCTTCCGTTTCCATTCTTGCTACCAATCTGCTTTCCAGACAACCGTGACGAATATTTATAGCTCTTTCAAATAATGACTTCATAGTGTTATTCTCCTTTCAATTCCACATGAAAACTTGGTTTCATTTTATTATTCTTCAAATTTTCTGTTATTTATAATGTCATATTTTCCATAATTCTGTTCAATTCCATTCCATAAAAATGTAAGTTTTCCATCTGGATATAGACTTATACAAGTATTCGTAACTAGATCTGGATTTTCTTTTGAATGATAATACATTCCACCTTTTTCATGTTCGTACATTTGTACATATGTATAACCGTCCAAATATATTTCTTTTGGATATTTCATATAATCACCTCAACACTATATTCTCCATTATATCAGAAAAGGAACTGCCTTACGACAATTCCAATTCAGTTTTTGAAACTATTATTTCTTCGTATCATTTACTACATTAATATTTACTGTATTTGGAGTTCCATTGACAAATGTCGGAGCTACCCATTTTAATATCAGTTTTCTTTCGTCAGTATTCATTTTCCCTGTCCAAAAATGATGCCAATGCCCTTTCCTACTATGTGGAGCTTTTGTTCCTCCTGATATACCAACTTCTCCATGCAAAGAATCGCTTTTCTTTTCTGAAATTAAAAAAGTTCTGATCTTTTCTGAAATTTTGTTTCCACAATCCCAGATCTGAACTTCTCTATATTTATCTTTTATAAATTGTTTGTTTGTAGGCTTTCTTGTAATCATTTTCTGTTCTGGATTTTCTTCTATTTCTTTGTTCTCTGCACAGATATACAAAACTAATTGTATAATTTTAGGTAATATACTATAAAAAGAATTATTGTATACGTCTAACATTGCTCCCTTTGCATATTCTAAAACATCTTTGTCTTCATACGAAAGCGCTTCATTCGTTTGGGTGTTAACCAATCTCATTTCTTTTAACATCGTATTCATTAATGCACCATAAATTCCTGTATCGCTATTTATATCATCATCGTATCTTATTGCAACAGAATCAAAAGACAAATCCTCATATACAACACAGATTTCATAAGTAATACTTCCATTTAAATTTACAGTCGCATCCGTTCTCTTTACAAAAAATCCTAATATTGATTTTTCTTTATATGAAATATTATTAGTTTCTATATAAAGACAATCATATGGAAGATTTTCAAATATTTTAATTGGTGTATCCATATCATCATTTTGATCATATAAAAGCTTTTCCATTTCTACATGGAATCTATATATTTGCTTATGAATCCTCCATGTATACAAAAATTCTGCCAAATGAACAAGGTTCGGATCTACTACATACTTTATCATTTCACTACTTATACCGTAATGTTCAATTTCTGCAACTTTTTCATATTTTTCATTAAATAGTTTAATCAAATCGGACGTTGTGCTATTTGTCTTTCTTTCCTCAACTGGTCTATCCTTCTGTTTTTGATGGAGTTTTTCTAGTTCGTCCCATAGACCAGGATATTTATTCCCATATCGGTTTGTTAACATCAAAGGTACACAATTATTAATCATATACATTTACCTCCCAATGAAACAATTCTTTCAGCTACCGTTCGCATTCCATGCAAACGTCTTTCCCATTATAGTCATCTGGCTGCTCATAATGTCCAGGAAAACAATGCATACAACTATAACATGATTGATCCCATCCCATTGGACATTTCTTTGTCTCTTTTGCTTCATGCGTATAAATATATTTTTCTTCATAATAACTCATAGGTTTTGACATATTTATACTTCCTCTCTTTCCGCTAAATCGTAATCTGAGCCATTCACAAATTCTCCATCTGTATTTGTGTCGCAATATTCAAGTGCATATTCTTCTACATCAACGCAATCAGGATGTTCGTCATATGTACATTTATATTTTGCCAATTCTGCTTTTGCTTCATTGAGCTGATCGTATGTCCATCGTTTTAATTCTTCTGGATTAGTATTTGGTCCATAAATACAATCTCCTTCAGAGTAATTTTTGAACTGTTTTTTCGTATAAGATCCTTCAGCATGTCGCAAAATAATTGTATTATAATATTCTCCCATTCTATTTTCCTCCAACTTTTATATAATTATTTATATTATATCATATTCCTTAGCAATAACATAGTTTTTCTATGCAGTTTCACCCAACAAAATTTTTCTAAACAGGCTTTCAAAGATCGGAACACAAATGCTATTGCCAGCTTGTTTATACAATGCCATTCTATATCTTCCTCGTTTCTGTTGTACAGATGCGGCTGCTTCATAGTCCTGATCCGTATAACCCATAAGTCTCCAACATTCCCGTTCCGTAAGATATCTATACTTTCCATTATGTAAGTCAATTACTTGTGCAGGTGTCCGATCCTGGCGAGTCGTGATTGTATAAGCATATTGGTCAATTACAGTTGCTCTTCTAATTCCTGATGCGCCAATACATTCCAGAATACTCGGTTGTGTTACCTCATATACTGGATCAACTTTCTGTTCCAAAAACTCATGAATGTTTTTCATTGGCGTTCTAATCAGATCAGAAAAATCAAATTCCTTTCCTTTTAAACAGCTTACAGTAAAATAGCGTTCTCTTGCTTGTGGAATACCAAACTCTCTTGCGTCTAATAGTTCATATGTACTTGTATATCCAAGTTTACTTAATTCTTCCATATATCTGTCGTGATTATGTACCATATATTTACTTCTGATATTTTTAACATTTTCCCAAATCACATATTTGGGTTTCCATTCTCCCATCTGTTTAATAATATTAATTGTTTCCCACATAAGACTCGATCTTGTCCCAGACCCCTCTTCTGCGCCAGCTCCATGATTTATTCTTCCATCTTTGGTAGCTGTGCCTTGATGTCCAGCAACAGACATATCATTGCAAGGAGAACCATGTATCAGAATATCTGGACGAAGATTGTATCCGACCACTGTTTGCGTTTTATACGGAAGATCTTTTGCGAACATTGCATTATATGATCTGACTGCTGCTTCGTCAATCTCGACATAATCAATTGATTTAACAGGAATACCGATATTCCGTAATGCGCACCGTGGGCTTCCAATTCCACCGAATAGTTCTAAAATTTGTACCATAATAATTTCCTTTCTTATATGAGGCGGTAAACAGGAAGTCTACCGCCTCGTTGATGTTTAGATAATATTTTTCATGATTTCTACAGATTCTTTTTGTGCTTTTTCTTCCATTCCTCTTACATATAACAGCGTTGTATTAATTGATGCATGATGTAAATTTTTCTGTACAAGCACAATATCACCAGTTGCATTGTACAATGTAGTACCATATGTTGCCCTTAGTTTATGTGGACTAATTGTTTTTCCTTTTATATTACAAGCATATTTTTTTGTAATATCTGAAATTGCACTTGTTGACAATCTCTTCCCGGTTTTCCCAAGAAATAGAGCCGGTGTATCGCATACTGTTACAAGTTGATCTCTGTATGCTAACCATTTCTGCAATTCATCCAAAACTTTCGGAATTAAAATGAATGTATGAACTTTTTTCCCCTTGTCTGTTACAATCAAAGTTCCTTTATCCATATTTAAGTTTTCTATATCCATATTGGATAACGCTGCACAACGTACACCTGTAGAAAGGAAAAGTTTTATAACTGCAATATCCCTTTGTGACCAAATGGCTGATGGCTTTCTTGTTTTTCCTGTTAGCTTATGATCAACATTATAAAGATACGTTTGTGTTTCTTCTGGTGTCAAATAACTTTTTTCTCTTCTTTCTATTGTTCTCTGTTGCTCTCTCTTTTTTGGCTTCGCAATTTCTTCCATATAATTTTTCGAAAAAATTTTATATGCAAACATACATTTTGAAAAAAGTTTTAGTGCAGAATAAACTGCAATTTGATAAGAAGAAACTGTTTCTAATCCATTGTCTTTATCTTGTATTTTTGCCATATAGGATACAAAATCTCTCAGTTCAAGATCTTCTTCTTTTTCTTTCCCTGTGAACTTTAGAAATTTTAATACATCACACATGTAAACATATTTTGTCTTTTCTGATAAATCATGCATATATAAAAGGAAGTCTTGTAGGTTCTTAGACTTCCCTTTCATAATGTTTTCAATTTTTCGTTTATATTTAAGTTTTTCTTCCTCTAAGCCTGTCTGGACTCTTTCATTCATTTTATTCCTCCAATCATAAATCGGCAATTGCAGCAATAATTATAATAATAATGACCCCAATTGCGACAAAGGTTCCATAGTATCCAACGGCATATTCGAGTGACATAATATCTTCCTCCTAAAATTCAACTATTCAAAAATGTATGACGGAAACATCAGTTCTAACTCCTCTTCTGAAATTTCCATATTTTTGTTTTGGCTTTTAAATTCTTCATCGAACTGATGATTTAATTTCAAGACATTGTAAGCACTTTCAATCACCCACTCCCTGATAAACTCCATATCTGATTCCGACAAATCATATCCATATAGTTCTACATATCTTATCAACTTCTTTCTTATACTTGTTTGTGTTGGGTTCCATTTCTTTTCTAAATTCTCGAACTTACGCACATCTGTTTGACAATATTCCTTGAACGTTTTTCTTTTCATACATTCTCCTTTCTTTACAACAAAATAACCGGCACATTTCTGTACCGGTTAATAACGTTCCTCCTTTCTGATTTTATTTAATTTTTCTTTCTTTTGATTGATGTGTCGTACTTTTGCTCGTGGCCTATATTTATCACAATGTTGACAATAGTGATTGTGATCTGCTTCTCTCCCCTTACTACATTGTCCTGCACAAATATAGTATAAGCATGGTGTTTCTCTTGTTTTACTCATTTTCTATCCACTCCTATCGGCATAATAATATAACCAGAAATACGGAATCCTCTGGACGCAAGTTCTTTTAAATCTGTTGCAATTCTACCTTCTTTCAATAATTTATGCATATTACAATGGATAGTGCCTTTGCTTTTAATTCCAACACCTTTTCCAATCTCGTCATAAGACGGAGCATAACCATGCTCAAAAATGTAGTCTTTGCAAAATTCATAGATTTTATCTGTTGTGTCCTGTATGTTATCATATTTGTTTACCATAATTATTCTCCCTTCTTTTTAAAAACATCACTGACCTGCCACGAAATCATCTCATTTCCAAGCTCAATAATTCTATCCTTGAAATTTTGAACAAAATCCGCTGTAATAACTTTTGCAATATTTACATTGGTTGGTTCTATACCATCTTCGACCAATGCATTTATAATATCATCTTTTGTCCATGTAGTGTTCATATCTTTACATTTTTCTAGTTCATATCTCAAAATCGTTTCTTCAATAGTGTCAAAATCAACACATCCATAACCAATTCTCTCTCCGTTTTCAGCTAAATATAACATATAAAACATTCCTTCATTTTCGCCATTACCCCGCAACTCATCAATGTTATTGCCATACACAATATCAATTAAATTCCCTTCCCATGGATGCTCTGTATAAAAATCACAATCATATCCATCTTCTGTATCGTATCTGTCATCTTCTTCTGTTACAATCATCATGTACTTTTTATCTGTTCTCATATTCTTTACCTCCATTTGATGAATATTTTTCGGCACATCGTTGGACAAACCTTTTATACCATCCTCCATTTTGAATGCCTTCTTGGATTACATAATCAGATTCTAAATTTTCTTTTGATGATTTGCTGGCTTCGTACCCCATATTATATAAAGTTTCTTCTAAACTATTGGCTGCAATTTCACTATCTGTGAATGCATATGCTCGTCCATAAGAATCAATACCAGATCCGCAAAAATTATCACCTAAATGTGTTAAAATGTATTTTAACATTCTTTGCTTTTCATTCATTTATAATCCTCCAATCAAATTCGACTTTCATCTCTCTATTATAATTTTGTTTGCATGATCATAACTGTATCCATTCTTGTTTACAAACTTATCGAGCGCTTTGAACATATCCCTTTCAAGCTGTTCTACCCAATTATTCGCATTCCAGTCCACACAAACAGTGTAATTAAGATATTCGCCAAGATCCCAGCTTTCATCGTCTTCTCCTGTTTTAATGCACGTAAAATAATCAATTGCAGGTCTCTTGTCTTCTGGAACTGCTTTCTCACTACACTGACAATATGCATAAATATTTACTTCCACATCCATATAACCGATTTCCAAAACAGCTTCACTTAAATATGGCTCGTTTTCTGGATATAAACCTTTCATACAGTTGTTCCGAATATCATCAATAAGATCTTCAATACCATTCAGCCGGAATCTATAATCATTTCTATGTTTCGCTTCTTCGAATGTCATTTATTCCTCCACCTTTCTCATAGCAATTTCAATCCGTGAACCGTCTGGAAAATTCCATAACTTTTCAAAAATCGAAAAATCGAAATCTGCGAATGTCAGATATTTTGTATTTTTATCTCCAGCTATCCTTATGTAAATTGTCTTTCTTTTTAAAATTGCTCCTCTTGTACTCTCTTTCATTAGATTAAGTTCTTGATACTGATTTCCGTTATAATTATTGATTCCAACAGGTGTTATATACTGATTCCACATTCTTTTCATATTATTCACCCCTAACAAATTCCGTTTTCTCTAAATTCTACAAGTAGCCCATACATCCGTCCTTTCTTTTCAAAGAAATCGTTCCAATTAGATAATTCTTCGATCGAATAATTCTGATTGTACATATCTGCTTGCCATTCAATTGCTTTATCTCTCCACTTTGCTTTTTGTTTTACATAACTTTCATGTCGTGATAACGCTCTATGTTTTGTATAATCTGACTGTCTCATAATCTATTCTCCTTTTCTGCAATTAAAAAACAGACAACATATAGTCATCTGTTTCTACACATCAAAATTATATTCTGGATAAAGATATTCCAAATTCAAATCTTCCTCGAACCAGCAATGATCTGAAATATCCGGAATATCTACAATTACATGATCTGAGTGTGTTTCTTTTATTTCTCCATTATGCCATTTACCTGTGTCTGGATCATGATACTTAACTTTTTGTTTTACCTTGAATAAATGTGTTAAGTCTGCCATAATTTACCTCCTAACGAAATGTGCTTTCATCGTGTTATTTCTTTTTTGCATTTTTCAAGAAAATCTTTAAATTCCATATCTGTAAACTCAAAGAACATCTGCTCAACTGCTTTCTTGTCCGAACTGTTTCTCCAAATATTAAAAATATCCTGCGCAATCCCTGTGATCTCGAAGTCATTTTCTTGAACCATATCTACAAGAATTGTATCCGCATCTTTTACAATACCATCCGGTACATTAGCATTAAGTTCTTCTACCTCTTTTAATAATTTTTCCATGCAATCACCATCCTTTTGAATTTTTTGTTTTATCTTCCAATAGTTTCTATTTGTAATTATAAATCATATCAATTACATGTTTTTTAATTTCCATAATATCATTTTCTGTAAGTTCATAGTCTGGAGGAAAAGTTCCTTTTCGTCTTGCTTCCATAATCCAATCTTCAAACACATCTACAATTTCTCCAACTCTTGCCTGAAATTCTGTCAATTCTTTTGTAATAATATTCTTCACAAAAGATACAACATCTTCTGGAATTTTTTTGTCACACTCCCATAATTTATCATGAGATTTTTCTCCAAAATATACAGATAATCTATATGTATCACCGTTATAAACAAGAGCGTAATTTCTATAATTTCGTGTTCTTGAAACTTCTTTTAACGTAACCATAACTATCATTATTCTTCCTCCATATCTTCAATTCGGTCACAAAGTTTATTCAATACATCTTTTAACGTTTCTGCATCAGTACCCTCAATTGCCGCAACAATACCTGGTAATGTTCCTAATTTATATTCTTCATCATCATATCTATCAGAGATACATGACCAGATTCTTCCTGCTAACTGTAAATTCTCCATACTCCATTCATATACTGGAAGATCATCACAAACTTCTGCATCTCTATCCATACGAATTAAATCAATATCGTTATCCCATGCGTACTGGAGTACAATCCGTAAATCGTCTGGCATGATTATGGTGCCAATTTCATTTTTGCTTGGAACCGTAATAAAGACTCCTTCGTCATAATTATAAGCATACGGCAAATGCATACTATTCAATTTTCCAAAGGTTCCCTGTGTCAGATGTGCTGTACTAATATCCAGGTACTTTCTCTCGTTTGTTTTCATAATTTTATTCTCCCTTCTTAAAACCGCTGTTTCATCTTTAGCAGCATTCCATATCTGTATAAAAGAACCACCAAATTTTATTATAGCTTGCGTAAACAACATTTCCTACAGTTTTAAAATATTTTGGATATTCATTACATTTCATATTTGTCATCCTCCATTTTGATTTTATAAATTAATTGGTTCATCATTCTCATCATATTCAATCTGATAAATCTTCGCTGCATAACCAATATCTTTTAATTTATCATAAATTTCCATTGTAATTGTTTCGCCACCTACTGCCCATTCAAACGAAAATCTACTATCATTGTTTTCAATAATTTCAATCAAATGATCTAATAATTCTTCTGTATTACTTGCTCTTTCCATCTGTTCTTTAATATTATTCATAATCATAAATAGTACCTCCTTGAAATGCGGTTTTCATTTACTCAATACTTTCCATTTATCAATATTTTCAGTATCAAAAAACGAATGTAATTCCTCTTCTGATAATGGTGTAATTCCATAAACACCATCATATCCAAATTTTTTCAAATCATCTTTTATAAACTCTTCTGCTTCTTCAAAAGTTGGATAATGATCTGCTTTGATTGCTATACTATACTCCGTATCAATAAGACCTCTATTGATTTCACATCCATTTTCTGCTCCATTTTTAATTTCTTCTTCTGTTGCCTTTACTCCGCAATTTAATTCGTAATATTTAATCTTCATAATATTCCTCCCAATCTTCTTCACTTAACGATTTCCATAATTCAAGACTCATTTCCTCGCACGCTTCCATATCCTCATAAACATCTTTCATATCATATGGTGCGCCATTTGTTCCATGCCCTGTATTGTCTAGCCACAAATAAGCCTCATAGCTGCAATCATAATTATCATAATAATCTTTAATGTTATTTAATAGTGCGTATACATTATTATCTTCCATCTCTGCCTCAAAATTGAAATCTTGACCTGCCGGACTATATTTAGAAAATTCATAAGAAAAATTATCTCCGTCATTTGATTCAACATCAACTTTCCATCCGTTTTCTTCTGCAATTTCTACAATTCTATCTCTCATGGCTTGTAATTTATTCATACCATCTACCTCCGATCAAATATATTGTTATTCACATTCTATACAATTATTTTCAATTTCTTCTTCTGTTTTCCATTCTTCAAGTCCAACGCATCTGCATTCACAACTATCTTTTTCATCACAGTAAAAGCAACATTTAGAGCATTTACTATCTTCTGGAACAGAAACATCAATTAAACATTTCAACATATTATCACCTCACCAAAATAATTAATCTTCATAAACTCTATACATTTCCTCATATTCTTCCGACAAACTTCTCAATACATCTTTATAGATGTAAAGTTGATTATTTTCTAAATAGTTACGCAATCCTGTTTCCGTATCAAAGAATTCCTCAACTGCTGTCGAATTCGCCCATCTGTCAAAAGATACCAACGCAGCTACTCTTAACATCCATTTTCCATTTGTTCCGCTATGTGGTTCTACAACCAGGAATAAAATTGTATCTGTTTTCGCTTGTAGTATGGCTTCGTATTCATCGACTTCATAACCGTTATCTTTGAACCAATTCTTTATAATATCCATGATTTTTTCCTCATTGAAATGTGCTTTTCATTGTCTTTTATTCAATATTGCTTTTGCCATGTTCCAATCTTCACTATTGATTAGCTTGACAACTTTTTGAATTGTACATGCTAACTCTATATCATAAATTCTATAATGGAAAGCTGCACTAACTTCATTTCTATTACCATGGAAATCTATATATCTATGTATATCTAAATTACCATAGTACATGTCCTTTGGCGTTGTAAAATGATGTTTTCTTTCAATAATCTCCTTCAACATTTCTAGTGGATTATTATAAAATCCGTTAAATTTAAAATATTTCCCTTCGTTTTCTATCAACTGATTCTTTCTTGCCTTGTCCTCTTTTATCTTCCATTCATCGTCAGGTTCTCTTCGATTGAATACAAAGAATTCTTCTCCATCTTTTACCATATATGTAGGGTAATAATAGCAACTTCCTGTATATGGACTATCATCATAATATCTTTCTTTTTCTATAAATTTAATCATAAAATCAGTCTCCGATTCTAAATATGAAATCTCCATTACTATTTTGCTTTATCCAGTCAAAATAAAGCATCAGGAAAACTTCTCTTTATTTCTTCAAAACTTTCAAAGCAATCCGCATATCTATCTATCCCATCTTCTATATTCAATACGAGAAAACTTCTATCTCCGTCATTCCATAATGTTCTTGCATCATGCTCTGGAATAATATCAAACCATTTTGAAAAATATTCTTCTGTAAACATTTCAATTCCTCCAATCTTTTAATTTATTAGTTTGTCAAACTCTATCTTATTATTCTCCGTTTCTATACGAAAAAAGCAGATAACTTTTTCGTCACCTGCTTTCGTTAAATATTACGAAACTGCATCTTCGTATCATTTCATAATCTCTACATCCTTTATAATTATCACACATCCAATTATAAATCTCTGTATCAGACATATTATGAAATTTTAGAATATGTTTTCTGCATTCATCTAAGATATATTCTTCCATATTTTACTCCTCAATTTCTTCAACATCACTTTCATCATAATGAGTATCTGCTATTGGAATACATCTATCAGATTCCAATTTTTCTTCCGCTATTCTAAGTGCTTCAGTTTCATTTTCTGCCTCTACTTCATATTCTTTATATGTTGTAAATGTCACACTGTACTTCTTTATAATCATTCCTCCATCATTTCTTTAAATTCTATCCAACTTTCAAAAGACTCTTCCAATCCTCTCGATCGAATGGTTTCCATTTCGTCTTCTGTCATTTCATAATTTTTATCTTCACAATATTGTTGGACTGTATCATGCTCTGCTTCTAACCACTTATCATCGTCTTCAATTTTATCGACTTCTACTAATAATTTACCAAGTTCATTCATAGTAGTCAACCTCCAATTCATGTCCACAATCAATAAAGAAAAACGTTCAGTTAAATATTTATTCTCTCTTTCTTCTATTGAAATTTCCGTTTCAATTATATTCCAAACGCCATAAATACAATCGCACACAGCAACATACCAAATGCTGTAATCGCTAAAGCTCCTTTAATTGTCAAGTTAACTCTTGACATATGACTTCCCATGTACCAACATGTCAAACTAATTAATGCACATGTAATTCCTCTCATTTTTTATCTCCTTTGTTCTCAAAACATTTCTCTTTATAAGCATATTCTCTGTCATAAACTTCTTTATAGAATTGAATATCCTGTGCTGTTGCTCTTTTTCTTTCTCTATACAATTTTGTAAAAAAGCCAAACTTTCTTCCTTATTCAAATGTTTTCCTCCTGATACTTTCCGTTTCATTACAACTCATAATCTCTGCATAAATCCAACACTGTATCAATAATATTCTGTACGGAATCAATTCCATACCCGCTTAACATATCGAACGAAACATTGTCAGATTCGTATACTAAATCACAATAATGACACCATCCATCTTCTTCGTTATTAACAAATGTAAGCTCAAGATTCACTTCGTTTGTTAATGGATATTGCCAAGCTCTGTCATCAAATGATATTGGTCTATTTCCATTTCCGCTCCACATGTCAGGGTTCATCTGATTAAAAAAATTTTTTACAATTTTTTCTGCCGTTTCTCTTTTCATTATCATCACTCCTAATTTTGAATTTTCTATTTCATTCTAATAAAAACATAAGACACCATCATATAAGTCCGGTGTAAATTCCTCAATTCCCCATCGTGTAATATCTAATGGCAATCCTAAAGTTTCTAATAATTCTTTTCTTTGACATTTCATTTTTTCAAATGCATCGTTTTCATTATTTGCATAGACAACACATCCGAAATTCTCTTGTGCTAAATAAAATACTTTCATATTGCTTTCCTCCACATAAATTTGTTTTCATAGATTTATTTTATCCTTGCATAAGTTATAAATAATTCCTCGTAGATCTTCAATTTCTGTTTCCGAAAGATATTCGCTTCTGTTAGTCTCCGGAATGTCATAAATATTACAACTATCATTTTCAAACCATATTTCAAAAATATAATACCATATTCCATTATCACAATTGTATTCACAGTGGATAAAATATGAATTTCCATCTTTATCAATCAACTCTCCATCACCAATGTCCAATGCAAAAGAAGTATCATCATTCCAATATGAATTGCATTTGAATTTTCTTCCATTTCCCCAATCTATTTCATAAAGGAGATTTTCGGTTTCTATATATTTCATTTCTATCACTCCTAATTTTGAAATCTACGTTTCATTTAGCTGCTTCTATTACAATGGTAGAATCTTGTGTTGTGATAGACTTTATTTTCATATCAAGAATACGATCCAATGGTTTATTAAAACCGTCTCTTTGTGTGCAAAAAATCAATTCTGCTCCATCACCATATTGCTTTCCGTCTGAGCAATCATAAATATCATAATTACAATTACAATCAAAATCATCATTATAAACTAAATCGCCAACAACCATTCTTGTATCCTCCGATCATCAATTTCTTGTTTCTCTTTTTCGTGGATCTGTTCAAGCTCTTCATAAGTTACAGTTCGAGAATTATAACCTATACTTCTATAATATTTGGTATAATGATTTGCATTCTCTCTATCACAGCTTGTACATGTTTTTATAAATCCAGTATGCTTTTCTGTTGCAATCACGCAGACAACATTATCTTCCATAATTGTTTCCTCTCTTTTCTCTTTCCGTTTTCGTTTCTGAAATCATCGTTTCATTTTACTTCTTCATTATAATAGTTATTACCATCGTCACATTCTAAAATAATATATTTTCCATTCTCCGATTGGTAAGTTTGTAATACAGTTACAACTTCACCTGTTTCTTTAATAGTCACTTCATCTTCGTTATGTAATCCTTTTGCATTATTAAATGTCATATAAATTTCTCCAATTCTTTTTATTGACTTACTTCCATAAGATTATGTGCATAGCAATATTCAACCTTTTTCATCATGTATTCTGGATTTGCACTACACAACATAAAATCTTCTCTTAATTCTGATGGATGACAACCTTTTGCAAGACCTCGTTTTTTCCTTACTCTATCATTTTTCGTCTTGTTATGGATGCAAATACTATTGTATGAACCAAGCCAAGTATTAGGATTCCATTTATTTGCAAATACGCAAAGATAATCTTTTCCAACTGTTACATCATAGTATTTTTGATTGTCATTTTCTCCATATTTCCATTCATATTTCATAATAGTTTCCTCCAATTTTTACAGTAAATCCTCATTTCATTGTCTCAATTTTTATTAATGGTTTTATTCTTCTCCTACCAATATTTTTCCCTTGTCGTTTAAGTAACGATAAAGTTTTATTATATGTTTCAACATCTATAATTGGCTCAAAATTTCCCTTATAAGTTTCTCCACAAAAAATATTGTACCCACAATATTGTGTTCGTGTAAGAATTTTTTGAACACTATAAGCTGTTGGGATTTTGCCTCTCTTACCTTTAAATCCTCTTTCTTTTGCTTCTTTCGCAACTTCTGATAAATTTTTTCTTAACGAATACTCAGAAAAACAAAAACGCACATATTCTGCTTCTTTTTTATTGATTTTAAATGAATCCTTTCCATCTAAATCATATCCTAATATTTCAGAACAAGTACGTTTTCCTTGTGCGGCTCTCTCTGCCATAGCTGCACTAACTCTTTCACTTGTTAATTCTCTTTCTAGCTGTGCGAATACACCAACAATGCCAATCATTGCTCTACCCATTGGAGTAGATGTATCAAAAGCTTCAGTATATGAAACCATAGATATATTCCATTGTTGGAATTTTTCCATTGTCGAATATAAATCCGATACACTTCTTGTAAATCTACTAAGTGCCCAAAATAAAACTAAATCAAATTTCCCATTTTTTGCATCATATAATAATCTATTTATATCTGGTCTATGTTCAATATCCTTCCCTGAAATTCCTTTGTCTGCATACAAATCATAAACATTATATTTCCGTTCCTCACACCATTTCCTAAGCGTTTTTTCTTGTGCATCTAAAGAATATCCTTCACGGGCTTGATCGAGTGTGCTTACACGTATATATATTGCTACTTGTTTTTTATTCTCCACATACAACACCTCTATTCCTTTTTTATTCCAAATTCAAAACAAGCAGCACATCCCATTTTATCAGGGTACATGCCATCATTGTCAGCCACAATTTCCCATCCATATTCAAAAGATACTATGTTATCATATACTGCTTGTGGATTATCTTCATTACCATCCCAATCCGCAACTGGATTATCTCCATTTTTTAATGCTTCTAAATCACATATTAACCTTCCATGTTTCCCATATTCATATCCGCTATGTAAATAATCGACTTTACCATTTTTATTAAAAACAACTAAAGTTAATCCACCGCCATTATCCTCAATAACTTCATATTTCCTCATAATATTTTTCCCTCCAATCTTCAAATGAAAATCTTGTTTCATTAATTTTCACAAATAATCTGATAACATTCTGCCTGATCTTCTGTCAATTCATACATTCCGTTCTTATCTGCATATTCACTTGGATATGTATTACACTCTGCATCTTCATCAAGCAAGATAATTGTGCAATCTTCAACAGCAGCATCTACTATTTCTTCTGCCTGTTCAATATTTTCTACTTCTTCAATTGGGACTAATATCGTTTTCTTAAAAACCATTTCCGTTGTAATTGCGTAATATTTCTTTTTCATAAAAACTATCTCCTTTCCTGAAATTCATATACAGAAAATACTTTTCTCTTCTTTCCGTCTTTCCAGTTACAAGGATTTTCCGCAATTTTCACTGCCTGTTCCTTTGTTTTTGCGTCTACAGATATACCTAATTCTTCATTTTCAAAATCAACACACCATGTTTTCATATTATTTTCTCCTTTGAAATTGCTATCTCTTAACAATAAAGCTCCCATCCTTTTCTTTGACTTCCAAGTTTCCGTTCAATTACAATACTTTCACCTTCCCCTATTAAATATCCTTCTCTGCAAATTTCTGTATCTCCTAAACGAATCCATGGATAAATATAAAACTGCGTGATCTCTTTATAATTTGATAGATCATCTTTAAATCCATTTTCTCTGTTTTCTTTCAAGCATTCCTTCCAGATCTTTTCAAATTCAGTTTTACATTTCCTCTTAGACATTCGATTTGACTTAGTAACCTCATTTCCAGCATAATAATAACCACCTTCTGCTGGTTCATAAATCGGATATTCTGAATAAAATGTTAGATATCTCATATTATTTTCCTTCTTTCACACAATCATTCTGCTTCTATTTCCTGATATGATAAGATTTTGTCTTCATAGTCATTTTCCCAATGTTCCATTTCCGTTCCTCCTAAATTCCGAGTAAATCTTCTAATTCTCTCATCCGATCATGCTTAAAACCAATACATACAAGTGCCTGAAGAATACCTTCTGCATATCCTCTGTGATTTTCAGCTTTCATCCGTAAAGTTTCAAAATGCACTCTGTTATCGGTTTCATTTGCTTCTGTAAATTCTTTAATCGCCTGATTTGCATTTCGAATTCCTTCTTCCATAACTCTTTTACATTTTTCACATTCTATTTTATTCATTTACATCTCTCTCACTTTCTGTTATAATAACTATTCAAGGAATTGGGGACTTACATGGAATTTCCATTGCCCCATTGTTGTTAAGTCTTCAATATATTCCAAGGCTTCTTGTTCTGTTGGAAAAGCAATGCTGCATCCTGGGATATACCAGTTTCCGTATTTCATGTACGGCATAGCTACACACCTCCTTGTATGTATTTATAGAAAAAGCAGAGATGGCGTTCTCTGCTTTTATCTATCTCGTTATGTTATTCTCCGTTCTACGTCATAAAATGTATTCATCAGTCTTGAGTGATTGCGGTACAAACTGAATATAATCCGGATGGCTTACGAACCTCACATATTTTAATATGTATTCACTCGCATTATCTAATTCCTTATCATCCATTTCGTTTGCATTTTTTAAGCCAAGCTTAAATTTTTCAGAAACATTGTTGACTGCTTCTTCTATCGAATAATATTTTTTCATGTATTACCTCCATTTGAAATTGCTATCTCATCGCCATGACAAAACCGGTTCATAAACCGTATCAATCCATTTACATAAATCATCGAATTCTCTTTCCGTGATAGACCCATCATCATAGCAATCATGAACATAATCCTCAATATCCCCCTTATGTTTTCCGCGCATATTGTTTATGATATAGTTCATAATTTCTCTCATAAAATCGCCTCCTGTTTTATCATCTTTCCATCTTCCCAATGACAAATTGGCGTACTTGAAGAAATTTCGAGACTATCGTCGTTATTCAAATACACCTTTTCTCTCCGTAACGTAACTACTTCAAATTTATTTTCGCTTAAAGCTTTTCTGATTGCGTTTAATGCACCAGACTTCGATTTATAACTTCTATTAAATGTTGCATTTTTATTTTTATCATCAAACCCAACCACCAAATAAGAGATTTTGTGAGTTGCCTTCCAAAAATTCTTTGCGAGTGGTTCAAGAACATAATGCTCTTTCATCCATTTGAAGCTTTTTTCTGTTTTACAAATGTACGGGTTGCTTCCATCAATAAAAGTAATATGCTGATATACATTCATATTTCTCTCCTTTCACACATCAACCGAAATGCAATGGTAAGCCCACCATCTTCCGTTTCTTTCAACAAGCTTGTACCAACTCGTAAATCTCTGTCCTGTGCAATCAAATGCAGAAGGAACACATTCCATATATTCATTATATTGAAACCATTCATCCGCTGTTTCCCTTGTAGTGATTTCTTCTGGAAGTTGAAATAATTCAATATACCCGTCAATTCCATTTTCATGCACAATATGTCTTTCTGGTTTTTTGTTTTCTTGTTTATAGATATCACGGATTTTTCTTTTCTTTTTGATAATTTCATCTTTAGCTATTTCATTCACGTCATATCCATAAAGCTCACACATTTCTTTACAAATTTGAAACCAATCGTAAAGCTCATGTAATCGTTGTCTTATTATATGATCCATACTCTACACCTCCATTTTATCTATTGTCTTAATCTACCAGATCCGCAAATCCGCCATCGTAATTCTGTTTCCACGACCTATAAACTCCGTTTGTATCACGAAACTCTAAGTAATACGCTTCTCTCCATTCCCACGGCTCCTGCCATACAATCTCTTTAATTGTACATACAATTCCTTGGCAATGAACTACATCACCTGGTCTTAAATCTCTCATTTTCTTTACTCCTTTTAAAATCTTAGTTTCTTCAATTTTCTACTTCCACGAGAACAGTGTATTCAATTCCATTATGTTCAAAGTTCCATTCACCGTCATATGTACAATCTGGTTCTGTGCATGTCAGTTCAAATCCATTATGGAATAATACACCTTCTGTATATGGAGCTTCTTCTTCACAAAGTACTAACTTAATATCTGCTTCAATTCCGTTTGGAAATTTTGCGGTGTGCGTAATTGTTTCATCTCTCTTATATCCATATTTCTGATAAATTTCATCTCCTGTAAGATTGAGTAAATCATTAATTAAATTCATTTCCTCGCTTGATATTTTTATTGTTTGTACCATAAAATTTCCTCCAATCTACTTTTGAAATGCGAATTTCTTACTTATGTCACTCTTTTTCAAATTTAGTTCCCTTCCAATCTAACCCATCAATCAGATAATTGGATAACTCGTCAAGTACATCGTCGGGTGTTTCATTGATGAATCTATTCATATTTACTGTAGTTCTGTCGTGTGTATATTCATCAATAAAGTCCATGATTTCCTTTACTGTAATATCCGTTCTCTGAATTTTATAAAAATCAGGATACCATCTATCAGAAAATCTGCCGTTAAAGTAGTCTGTTGCATACTGACCTGTTTTCATAGGAACTTTAATCCCGTGACTGTAAAAAATTTCTTCTACTGCCTTTTCTTTCTCATTTTCCTTAAATGTATCTGTATTGATTACTTTATCTTCGTATGAAGAAAAATCTGCCGAATACATTTCATAACAATCTTTTGATGGATCGTCCCAATCAGGCGAAATATCTGCACCAATCAGAGTTGCATTTCCACATGCTGCACAAATAAGAAGGAAGTTTTTATCAGCATCTAATGCCTTTTCAATCCTCTCATTTGGGATAGCATGAATCCGTCCACATTTACAAATTCTAATATCATACTTTCTACTCATATCTTACCTTTCCTTTCCAATGAAACACGCATTTTTTATATTATATGTCCATTGTATTATTTGAAATAATTATGTCGCCTTATCTAGCAAAATGTTACCGACTTCTTCCTCTGTAAGTTCTCTGATTATCTTCATTTTCTGTGTAAGAATCCAACTTCCGCCCTGGCTTTCTGGTCTGTTATAGCTTGTCCAATCTTCTACTTCACATTCGACCCATACACGCTGCTCTCCGTTTGCAAGCTTCTTGCGCCCCAAAGATTTTTGTCTAAATCTAATTTTTCTCCATACCGTAACATCACAAGTCCTCCTTTTTATAAAAACAAAGGAACAAGATTTCTCTTGTCCCTTTATCATTCTCCTTTTAAATTCGGACATAAGTTAAGTCCACCATCAATTTCAGGAACTCTTCTATATGCATCTCTGTGAATACATTTTTCTCTTTCACATTCTGTGCAATCACATTTCTGATACTCTTCATAAGTCATTTTCCAATTTGTTTCTGCAAATCTTTCTCTTGTCATCATATTGTTCGCTCTCCTTTAAACAAAATCTTTTGCAATATCTTCTCGACTCCCACAACTTGAACAACCTTCTGTGCCATGCTTTTCAAGTATCTTCCATATTGCATTTTCCTCTTCTTCTAAAAGATTAAAACCTTCCCAATATTCTACAGTTCCGTTCTTATGTGTTTGAAGAATTCCGCTAATCCATGTATCATTTGTCATTTTTCTTACATAATCTTCAGGATTTTTGAGTGCAATATAATCTGGTTTAATCATCACAACTGCACCATATCCATTTACACACAAGCCAAAAGCAATATCTTCTGCATAAGATTTACTATCAAACACCTTTGCTTCCTTGTTTGATTCCCACTTTGCAACATTTGTATTTGTATCAATGCTTGTTACATATTTAATCGTATTTACGTTATCATTACCGCCAATAACTCCTATTACATATTTAATTTTCTTTGCCATATTTATCATCCTTTCTCTTTAAGAAATCGTTCTTTCAACTGGTTTTATATAACTTCTTTCCAATCAAGTATCTGTTTATATCCATCTGCCTGTAAGATATGAATTTCTTCATCCTTATCGAGTTCGTATCTCTTCCGAAAATACTCTTTTAATCCCTCTTCTCTTTCTGCTCTCCACAATTCATCATGAGTGATTATATCTCCAAAATTTTCCTCATCAGTTGTTACGGTAATATCAGAAATCTTTCCAAAATACATTGCTTCAAGTAAATCTGTATCCACATCTCCCTTGACAATGTAATCTTGCCAATCACCTTGACAATAACCTCTAATTGTTCCGTCTTTAAAAGCATCTTCTGGATAAAGCAATCGTAATACATCAACTATAATATCTTCTGTACATCTGCATTTATCGTAAAGCTCCTTTAGTTTTGCATTTACTTCTTCGGATGTATATTCAGGATATAATTCATAACAATCAATATCCTCTATTACTTCTTTTGCCTTTTGATACCATTCGGCATCTGTATATTTCTTACAATTTCCATTACCAGTAAGAACCACCTGTTCATCAAAATTGTCACACCCACAATAATCTTTCCACACATCATTATCATTATATAACCACCATGTTCCATCGCCAGTGTTGTCAATTCTAATTTCTACCATTCCGTTCTACCTCCATTATGCTGTCTTATTCATCTCAATATATTTTGCAATTCTCTTTTCAGCTTTAACCTTTACATCTTTAATATTAACTGGCAGAATCAAGAAGCTATATGTATCTCCCTTAATAATCCACGGGCAAACCTCTTTTGTCCCATAGAAAATCGGGTATTCAGAATCTACGATACTCATTACATCCACAAGAAAATTTGGATTAAAGCCAATATAAAAATCTTTTTCTGGTTTCTCTTTGACTTCGATTTCATCAAAAGCTTCATATCTCGTTGTACTTGCATACGAGTATAAATTTCCATTTTCTGCATGAAATGTAACTGGCAATTTCGATTCTTTCAAAAGGTCTGCGTCGTACTTCATTGCCTCTAATAGTTCTTTTGCATTTGCAGTAAATTTATAATCCCATTCATCCGACAACATCTGATTTACTTTGAAGTATTCACCATCAATTCTTTTTGTAATATATGTAAAGTTTTCACTTTCTACTTTTACATACTTATCGTTCTGAGAAATAATGACTTTCCTTTCTGATTTTTTGTCCAATAATTTCTTAAACACTGGAACACATCTGCAATGCAGTTTTACTGTTTCAAACGGATTTTCTGTTTCTTTAAGAGTCATATCGTCTTCTAACTGTCGCATTCCGATCATACAGTTCCATAATGCTTCTACACGTTTCTCTTTTGTATTAAAATTGAACACGCTCATCATCCGATTAACTTCTTCTCTATTTGACACAAATACTGACAAATTAGAAATTGTTTCAGATAACCAGTTTTCTTTTACATCCAGAATGTTTTCTCCGTTATCTAATACCGGAAGAGAAACGTCTGTATTTTCAAATCGTGGAATAGAAACATTTTTCTTGCCACACTTGATATTGATTTTCTCTTCTTTATCTGATGTGATATCTTCTATGGTAATTTTTCCTGACATTTTTGAAATAATTTTAATATCTTCAATGTCGATTCCGAACATACCAGGTTCTGTATGGTACGTATTTTCTGTTCTTACTTCAACATAATGCTCAATATCTGTACTAAGAATTTTTAAAATTCCCTTATCATCAATCGAGAAGTACAGTCTTTTAAGACTCGGAACAGATGCTTTTTTATTTACTACCGTCATTGCTTTATCCATCATGGTTTTGAGTTCTTTTGCGTTCATCGTAAATTTGATCATATTATTTTACCTCCACTGTATTATATTTTTCTACGAGATATCTTAATTCATTTCTTTCTTTTCTCAATCTCTCAACATGTCTTGATAATTTCTTATTTCCCTCTAATAACGCTCGATTGTTATTGCGAAGCGATTTGTTTGAAATTTTGATTCTAGTATTTTCATTTTCTAATTGAGAAATATAAAGTTTCGCCTCTTCTAATTCCATTTTATATTCATCAATACTCATTTTTCTTCACCTTTCTTATGCTATCTTTTCCCATTCAATGTGTGTATTTTTTCTATGTGCTTCTCTTGATACAATGAGGATATCTCCTTTATAATATCTAAACATTATATCTTCTAAATGCGGTCTTGCTAAAATGTTCTGTTTAATTTTTGCAATTTCTCTTCCACCGTGTTCAGCTTCATATTTTTCCAGTACCCATTCTAAATCCTCATAGAAATCTAACAATGCACATTTAACTGATCGTTTATAATTCTCTTCCATGATCTCATGCATTCTTTTTTCAGCAGTTTCATATGTCTCAAAAACTTCATCTGGATATCTGTCATTATGACTTCCATAGCACTGCGTCCATGCAGGATATTTCTTTCTCAATCTATATGTATCGTGATTAAATTCTGGTTCAATAATTGGTTCTACGTTTTCCATTTTGACAAGATAACCATTATCAAACAACCACTGAAGATCTGATGGGCATGTAACATATCTGCCTTTCATTGCAGCATTTATTTTTGACTTTTTCTCAATATTTTCTGTGACAGTATATAAATCTGTGCTATATGTCCATCCTTTAGGAAGTTTTTTAAATTCCGTTTCTGACTGAAATTCTTCAAAAGGAATTCCATTTATCAATCTAATTTCCGGCGGTCTTAACCGTGATACCGTATGCCCACCATACATGCTTTCATGTTCGTACATTCCATACGAAACATATAATTTCCCTTCAAATCCTCTTTCTACATAATAACAAATTTGATTATGTTTCATTGCTTTTATCTCCTTTTTTCTAACAAATAAGACAGATACATTTCTGCATCTGCCTTATTATTCTCTGCCCTATGAAACTAATATTTTATGTACTACCACTCAGGTTCTTTATCTGTTAAACCCAAGTAAAACGCATCCTTTTCGCTGTTCCAAAAATGTTCTTGCAAATCAGCAAACGATTTAGTTCCATTTTTCAACGCCTCATAATCTGCAAGTACCATATCATCTGTGTAATTTGCATATTCATTTCTGGCAATAGTAAGTCTGAACGTTTCACCTTTTCTTATCCAATCAGATCTACTTGTATTTTTAGCTATCGGATAAGCACCAATTGTATATCCATGTAAATCTGGATATTTTTCTGAATTTTCACTATGCCAATCTTCAAGCTGTATCTTTGTTCCATCTGCCATTACTGCTCTATCAATAGTCTGCATATCAATCACTAATCCTTTCTCTCCATTTCTTAATTCGCACAGGATAAATTACGTTTTCTCTGTATGTTTTCAACTGTGCTTTTGCATCTGCGTAGTCTTCGCAATTACACTCAATGTCCCATCCATAACCACAATTTCCTTCGATTGCATAACAATCTTTCGTCTTTCTTTTATATGCCATAATCAATATACCTCTTCATAAAATTTAATTGTTCTTTCCTTTTCAGCTTTATATTTCGCTTTATCAGTAAATAATGTGAGATAAATATCTCCCTCACAATATGTAAATACCGCCATCTGTTCATCTGAATAAGCGTAAGAGCTATAACCATTTACCTGCACTAAATCGAATTTGCATTTCTTTGCGAACTGATAGCTCAAATCAGACATCCAATGTCCACTCAACATATAGTTTCCATTTCTATCTTCTGTCTCTTCCATGAAGTTTACGTTCGCAATCCGTTTTGTATCTTCGTTCAATGGATACACTGACAAATCTAAATCGGCAATGTCATATTCTTCTTTATCTGGGATTCTTCCAGTTTCTCTAATCATCTGATAGTATTTGTTTCTTGGTATATATTTCATTATTTCATCCTCACTTTCATCATTTCTTTTCTGTATTCTTTTATCTGTTCCAAAGTCAACCATTCCGGTTTCTCTTCCAGTGAGTTCCAAATCCGTTCCATTTCGTCACAGATTGCTTCTACACTGCCACCCCACAGATGACCTTCATAACCGTTTCCATTTCCGAGGAAATAGTTACAATCACTTCTCATTCTGTCTAATAACATGTAATCCTTTTCTCTGGGATGCCGAATAAAAGGATCATCGCACTCAACTGGTTCTGTTACTCTATTACATGGCTCACCACAGATTTCATCCCATTCGGTTCTATAAGCACCTGTGTAGAGATTAAGTCCGTTTTCTCCATTGTTCTCGTCAAAATACAACTTCCCATTTTCATCTTCGTAGCATGGAACTTCCATGTATCCACCAAACCCAACATATTTTACTTTCATACTTTTCAACCTGCCTTTCTATCCGATCCACTGTTTTGTTACTGTGTCATAAATCGCCCCGTTTGCATCCTGATATTCTTTGTATCTGGAATATGTAAACCGTAAACATTTATGACCGTTCGCATAAACAATGGTCTTATTTCCATTATCAATGGCAAATCTTTCACGCCATCCGGCTGCTTCCCATGCTTTTTTCATTTCGCCTTTAAATTTTCTTTCCTTTTCCATTTTTATACCTCCTGTTTTCTCTTCATAATCCCATTTGCCGCCTGAACACATCCGTACAACCAACCATTCAAATAATCAATATTGTAACAATACTGTGTCCAATCTCCGTTTTTTGCTCTTTCTTCACTGGTAAAAACATAAAATCCACTACCATAATCAGCATCTTCAATTTTAATAAAGTCGAAGTTTGCCTTATAAGACCGCAAGTTATCTTTAATAATTTCTTCCTGACGTTTTGTCATCTTCTTTTCCTCCAATTAAATAAGGCAGATAGATTATTATTCTCCTAACTGCCTTTGATTTGCGTTATCTTGTTTAGTTGCTAAACCTTACAGATATTCTGCAAAAACCTGAAGGTTAAATTTATTGCTTAACTTTTCAATGGTCATATCTTTGAGTTCCTTTGCAAGTGATAATTCATTTGCATCGTAAGTCCATTCCATTTCGTATCCATTTGGTGTCGCAGGGAATTTCACTTCTACACAAATATCATTTCCATAGTCCGTAACTTCTGTTACAGTTCCAAAGAAACTTTTATGAAATCGTACACCATATTCTTCTTCGTACTTTGTATCTGGATTAGATACATATACTAAATCACCAACTTTAAACATTTGCCTTCACTCCTTTTCTTGAAATCTTAATTTCATTAGAAATCCCAGTCTGAACAATTTTCACATGTTCTTCCTTTGTTACTTAAGCATACAAGCTCTGTATACATTCCGCAGCAATCACAATATCCAAGAAGACTGTTTCTTGTCCACTTACCATTAATTTTGACGTATCTATATTTATAGTTCTGCATTATTTCTGGAATTTTATCGGAATATATAACAACTCTTGCACCTGCATGAATACTTGTATTTGATTCTACAAACACAACCTTCTTTCCTTGTGATAAAATTTCATTTTGTCGCTTTTCTAATTTATCGTAAAAATCAAGTGAAGTAAAACCATAAATGATTTCCTTATTTGATTCGCATCCATCATATAGATTCATAATATCCTCCTACAATGCCAAATCTTTCAGCAATTCTCTATTTTCTGGTGTATCAATATAAGCTGCTGAATTTTCATCATTAAATTCCATATCATGAATAATTTTAATTCCATCACGTTCTGCCTGTTCAGCAGCTTCGTCATCATCCTAAAATACATTCATAAAGTCAATTTTCTGAATGTGTTCTGCATCATTCCCATAATCTGATGTAAAAATTGCATAACCTTTTTCTGCATCTTCCCTTTTTCATCCATCTTCAATAGCGTCTAAAATCATTTCTTCTGTTATTTCTCTCATATTGTTACCATTCCTTTCTCAACCAAATGAAACACGTATTTCTAACTACTTGCTAATATAAATTCTTACTGAGTTTTCGTCATCAAATGCCTTTATGACATCATCTTCCGTTTCTAAGAATGTATAATTGATTCTGTATCTAATTCTTGCATTACTATAAAGATTCTTGTAGAAATAATCGTCAAACTCCTTCATTGTCATTTCCGTTGGCTTGTCATTTTCAAATACTGTCACACCATCAATTCTATTGAATGACACGTATTTTCCAGAATGAATTAACTCATCGTAAGTAACTGACTTTTTCAGCATTCTCAACAAATGCATTCCATAATCATAATAAGTACAATATCTACTTCCGATTTTCAAGTCAAAGCCCTCTGATTCTTTGGATGGTTTACTATCATTTTTGAATCCTTCTGCAAACTTGATAAAATCTTCTTTTGTATAAATTTTCCCTTGCCAATCATCGTTTTTTCTGCCTTCATTGTCATTGTTACAACCTTGTAAACTCAGATGTAAAATTCTCCCATCTGATAAGTTCACAATTTTTGTTTTAAAGATAATACCATATCCCATATAATCACCATTTGTCTTTCTGATCTTCCATTGAAATGTTGCTTTCTTACACTAAGCTACAATTTTAGTAACTTTTAATTGAACCATCTGCGTTTACATACCATTTTTCAGATGGTCTAAAGTTCTTTCCGTTGTTGATATGCAAAATCCATATGTCACCCTTCGGACAAAACCAATTAGCATGTTCCATCCGATGCTCCATACATTCTTCAAAAGAAGAAAATATATCTACAACTTCACCGCTTCTTTCGCTTGTTTCAACATATATTGCATAAAAATCAAACTTAACCATTATTCTCCCTTCTGAAATTTCTCTTTTATCCGATGAATCCATAGAGGCAACCAAAAACTTTTTCTGTTTTATGAATAGTTACTGTGCGAATATCAACCATGTTTTATTACCTCCATTTCAATTTCGTTCCCATCATCATCTTCCAGCCAATACTCAAGCCCAAGATAATCTGTATCACGCAAATTTTCTACCAGCATTTTCGCTTTCGGAAGCGAAACAGTTGATTTTAATTTTCTGGCTTGTGTTTCTACACCATTACTTGCTACAATGGACACATTCCCTTGCCTCCTTCTCTTACAGATTTTCTTGTTGCAAATAATCGACCGTCAAGACTCATATATACATCAACCATTGTATTTTTTGTTCTTACATACAAGACGGTCATATGCCGCAAAGCGTCTTTCTGTACATATAGTACGGGTTCGTACCGATCAAAGATTTTTATCCAAATCACCATAAAATCGCTTTCCTTTCTGTGATTAATAACAGCCCAAATAAAATGAACGTTACCCCTAACGGCCAGGTATCGCTTGCATATCTAATAAGTAGATACCCAACGCCCATAAGCATCACGCAAAAGATTCTTTGTGCTATAAGTTTTTTACGCTGTCGTTCTCTTTTGCGTTTAGCTTTCGCTTTCTGGATTTCCATTTCGCGCTGTTGCTCGATGTGTTGACGGTATTTTTCATAATTGGTTATGTCAATTATGTTGTAATGATCTGGATCAAATACAGCACATTGTTGCGTTCTCAATTCTTTTCGCTCCTTTCACTTTTTTATTTGACACAAGATTATTCTCTTTTATCAATCTTGCTTTTACTTCTCTATTCAGCCGTGTATTTACTTCAATTCTCTTGTGAGTTACACGGTTTAAATAATGTAAGTGTGATCCAGTACCATCTCTTCCGTTTACTCTTGTTTCTCTGAATCCATTAGGAAATAAATATTCCCTTTCAAAATCCAGAACTTCCTTTGGCTTTCGTCGTCTTGACATTACTCGTCATCTCCTTTTAATAATCCGAAAAATTCTAATTCTGCATCATCCATAGCACATTCATTCATGAAATATTCGTACTGTTCTTCGTCTGTCATATTACATTCTTCCAGAAGAGTATCTTTCCATTGCGTTGCAAGTTCTTCCAGGCGTGAACGTGGAATATAATCATTTTCCGTTTTGTAACGAAATGAATCAATCGCATTCTGCATAACCAAATATTCTTCTCTACCATATTTTCCATACATCCATGAGCAGACAGTGTAAGCCCAACTTCCATCAGCACAGATGTCAGATACGATCTTGTACTCTTCTGTACTTTCCATTTTGATGAGTGCGTACTCTTTCTTTTGGGCAATGATTTCATAATCAAAGCCAGCTGGATTATGTCGTGTCTCCATTTTATTTTCCTCTCTTTCTTGTGATTTAAGTAATCACATTGGAACGGACAAGTTTCCTTATCCGCTCTGTCTAACTACTTAATTTTCACTTTCGCTTTCGAACAGATATTCTTCTAATCCTGCATATTCATCATCCGAAAGCAGATTCCGTAAATCATCCATTGACATAATCGTTATTCTCCTTTCTCGTTTGCGTTTTTGAGTGAAAGAAAACACCATCAGTTAGCTAGGCTGACGGTGTTTCTTCCTATATATATATATGTGGAGGGATAAGGTGGTGCTTTCTTATTCCGAACTCCCTATGTAAAATATGTATATGTATTGCTTGCTATGTATTATGTAAGATATGTATTATTTATTGACTTCGCTTTCCAGAATGTCAAACAACTGTGCATTACTCTTAACAGGAAATACCTTACTTTCGTAGAAAGCTGCTCCGCTACAATGTTTCTTCAAAAGATTTAATGTTTCCGTTCCGTGAATGCTTTCCATCTTCAGAAGAACATTGATATTTCGCTGTGTGAATGCATTCTTTTCTGTAGATCCGCACCAATTCAATTCTTTAATCATAACGATTGCATGTTTAAGCGATTCAGGTCTGCGCTTTGCCATTCTTAACAGATTCATGGTTGGTGTAACTTTCCCAATAGGATTTTCTTTCCGATTCAGGTCAGCCGAGATCTGGATGTTGTATGCATCGAAAATCATTTTGAAATTAATATAATCTTCTTCGTTCGCTTCAATACCAGCTCTATACATATCACTAACCGACATAGGTTTCCTTCCTGCCTGCTGTCCTAAGAAAACTAATACGGCCTCACACATTGTTTTACAATCAATAATCTCAACCAGAATTTTTAATTTTTCTGCTTTTCCTAACAGATTGTTTTTCATAATGAATGCAGCTAATCTATGTGCGCCATCGGCTACATATAATTTTCCATCAATAAGGAACACTTTGATCGGATCGAATTTCGATTCATTGAAATTTTCTTCAATCTCTTTTGCCTTTACCATGTCCGTACTTCTCTGCCAGTCTGGAATATGTACAAACAGTGGGTTGATTGTTATATATTTTTTATTTCCTACTGTCAAAGGATACCGTAATGCATTGCTTACTTCCGATGTTTCCATTTCTGCATCAAAATCTCTCTGTTCATTAATCCAATTTTCGAAATCGACTGATGTCATATAATGCCGGAATCCTTTTGCTCTTCTATATTTTTCATATGTCTTTCCCATCGAATCTGAAAAGCTGTATCCTACATCATGAATTTCGATGTCGTCTTTATTGATCTTCAGAATAAAGCAGATTTTGTCTACTTTCTCTTCCGACGGATTACTTCGACCTGTTTCATAATTTGAAATTGTGCTTTCAGCAACTCCAAGTTTCTTTGCAAGTGCATTCTGTGACATACCAGCTTTCTCTCTCATCTCTGTTAATTTTACTCCATTGATTTTACACATAATTTTAATCTCCTTTTTCTATGTTTTATTATTTTGGCTTTCCCTTTTGATTTTGAGCATAAAAATAACAGGTATATTTCAACCTGTTTTTCTATGCTCTACGTTTAGTTTTCGAAACCACATAATGTATATGGTTCTAGCGTACATACCATATAACAATATATAGCATTATCATATAGTATATCATTTTCGGCAATTCGCTTCCAATTTTCAAGCGTTGCCTTTTCATTTTCTCTTAGTCCTCCACCATATTCTTTCCAGATCGTATCACAGCTTGCAATGTTTAGTTCTGCTAATCTACGATCCATTTGCCTTAAAGATTCTATACGACGGTTTAGTGACCATGATTCTATTTTGCGTTGCGGAATGTAATCACCTTCTTTCTGTGGTTTTGCCTTACCGAATTTTGTAAAGAATTTCATCCCAACCAGGAAGAAGAAATTCTGTCAGCCGATTATTGTTCATCATCGCATCGAATCCGATTTTTGTTACAATATCAACAATTTCTTTTTTAGTAAGGATAAATTCTGGCGTTGTCTTTTTAATAGTTCTTACACAGATTTCCGCAAGTTCCCTTCCTGCTTCTTTCTGTTCATAAAATGCATGACGGCTGATGTCATGAAACAGATCGTCTAATATTTCCTTTACCTTCTGAAGAGTAATATATTCTTCATGCAGTTTTTTGTATTTTCGTACAGACTCGTTGAATTTCCGTTCTTCCGCCAGCTTGTTGCAATACTGGACTGCTGCCGCGAACTCTGCGTCTGTCATATCACAGGTAAAGATGATAACTTCCGGTTTCTCTTTTGCTTCAAAGTCGATTCCTGACAATGCAAGATAAGAATAAAAGCTTGCACTATTTGCCACTTTGATTTCAAATACTTTTCTCATGATTTTTAATTTCCTTTCTTAATTAATTTGATTATGTATATATTATGCATAATTATAAGTGCATAACTTATAATTCATAGTTCTTAGTGCGGCGAAATGATCCAGTTTCCGTTGTTCGCTTCGCCAAAAGCTACGACATAAGTAAGACATAAAGCTCCCGGAACTAGATACCAAAGACTGCTTTCTGAACTGAGCAAGAACCAGATTGCTCCGATCCATGCCAGGATATAACTTACTTTTAATAATTTGTCTCTCATTCCTTTTTCTCCTTTGCCTTTTTGTTTTTTCTCTGGAAATAATCAAGCGGAAGCGGAATATCTTCTTTACCTTCTTCTTGAAAGAATTTAAATTCTCTTCCTTTCCATCTTCCGGTGATAGAAAGAATCAGTCTTTCCGTTCCGTCAAGCCAATGACCTGCACCCAGGCTATAATAGTTCTTATCATTCGGAAGCATGAACAGAATGACTACTTCATCATCCCAGTCAAGCGGGATTTCATAGATTTCTGCATTCTGTGGAATGTTTACGAGATTCATAAGTTCCCTTGCAAGTTTCGATTTATTTAAGGATCTGCAATCAGTTGCTTCTATGTTACAAATTTCCTTTACAAGTGGCATAAACTTTTCTGGTTTCATTTTTTGGTTTCCTTTCTGTGTAGTTTCTTTTTTCTTTATTCTCCGAACACCTGATAGATTGTTCCATCTTTGGTGTAAATCCGAATTTTGCCTTCTGCCTTTTCTACGTCGGTGATGTCGTCCAACGCAACGTATGCCTTGTTAAAATCGTACTCGTCGGCTGATTTATAAGAGTAGAACTCATAACCGTCGGAAGTCATAAGAGACAGTTCTTCTCCGTTTGTATTCCAGTCTACAATGTCACAGACGAACGCATCGGCGTAGCTGTAGTCCTGTTCCTGGCTGTAATCGAGCTTCTGAGTTTCGCTTGTGATTTCCGTTGCGGAGTTCTGCCGTGATTCTGATGCTGTTTTGGTGGTTTTGTAAGCAGAGATTCCGGAAAAGATGGTGGTAAGGGTGAGAAGTGTTACTGTTATTTTTTTGAACATAGTAGTTCCTCCTTATTTTGAGTTTGCCTTGTGAAATTGAAAACTTTTGCATCAAAAAAAGACATTCTTGCTTTGCATTGCAAAAACGCCTTTTTCGGTTCTGTTATTTTGTTTTACAAATAGAATGTAACTTCTACTTGTGTAGGAATCCCGAATGCAATTACATTACATACACGAGTTTCCATTGTGTTATCTTCCAGATATTTCCGTTGTTGGATTCTGGAATCATACATTCCTGTCAGTTTCCGCAAAGTATCTTCTACGTTTTCCGGTATGAACTGTTCCGCAATTTCTCTGTGACGCCGTGAAAATTTTGTCATCGGAATACAAGTAATATCATTTCTTTTCATTTGTGTTTCCTCCTAAGATCATTCTTGATGCTTTCAGCGCATTGTTTGCCTTGAAATTTCCAGTTTTGATAAACACAGATAATAAAGCAGGTGCTAATTCTTCTACTAATTCTGTAGTATATAACATATTACAGATAGCATTGAAAATACCCATGGTTGCCTTGTCGTTTTCTAAATGATGGCTTTTAATTGTAACCATCATTGCGTTTTCTGCCTGGATTGCGTTCATATTATTTCACCTCCTGTGGGTAATAGTCACCCGTTTCTCTATTGTAATGATACAGAGTAACTTTAATTTTCTGTTCTCTGCACACGTTAAGAACAGCTATGAGCGCAACTGTCAGACCTGTTACGTACAGGTTTAGTGTGAAAACGCCGCGGAGCTGTTCTGCTGCTTCTCTTTCCATCCCGGAAAGATCGAGCGGATCGACTTCTGTTCCGAAAATAGATCCGTCGATTGCCTGGGGAATCTCGTGTCTACCTTCACAGAGCGACATGTAGACTTCAGTTGTAGGAATCTGCGTCGGTTCTGCGTCCTGCTGATCATTCCATACTGGACATTCTTCTGCATAAAAACATCCCCAGCAGTTTCTGTCTTTCGGACATGCGTCCATATATCTTTCTTTTCTCATTTTCTCTTCCTCCTGTTTTGCCTTTTTACATTCTGTTTAATAGTCATAACCACAAGATAATGAAATCATTGATGCATTGCCCGAAAATTCCCAATGTGCGTATGTTGTGTGTTCTTTCCATTCCGGTTCCGGACGTCCAAAATCCCGTGAATCCATTCCAGGAATTAACCGCTGACCAGATCCGCCGCCCTTCTTTCTTGTAACCGCGCTTTTCATCATTCTATCGAAATTTTCCGGTTTGCATTCTCTGATTGGGTGAACTGATTTCGCTTTACTTTCTTTATGAGCTTTCCAGATACTGCACGCAAGTTTCCGTTCGAACTCATTCTTGCTATAGGTGGCGATTATATCCCGTTCCCATTCGTTATAAACCGGATTGAAAGCCCACACATACAAATAAACGCGATTTCCATTGTAGTTTGGGAATGAGTCACACACGTACCGAACACCGTCATATTTAGTATATACAGCATTTACCGGGAAACTTTTCCCCGCCATTCTGAATTGTTTTCTTGCAATGAGATAACGCGTATCTGAGCATTTTTTAAACACTTCTGAAATTTTACACATGGTTTTCCCTCTTTTCTTTCTTATTTTCATTGCAAAGCTGGAAATTTAAGCACGCAAAAAAGACGTTGCACACACAACGCCCGTTTTCCTCTGATTTTCGGGTATCAAAAAAGCACTTAAAAAAATAAGTGCTGAAAATCGCCCGTAACTTTTGACGGCTACGGGCGAAAAGATTACGCTTGTTTGGTTATTTCTGTTTTCTCTGTTCAAAAGTCAAGTTGCCCTTGATTTCGAACTTTCCACCCTGTTTTTTCAAAACGATTGCTTTTACAAGAACACGTTCAAATTTCTTGTAATTTACTGTCTTGAACAGGAACTTTCCGTTTCCGTCCTGTTCAATATTAAAACCGGAAACCAACGTGGCAAGGTTGTTAAGTTCCGTTGGACTCATTCGAATGGAACGTGATGCAAGCACCTTATTCCCGTCCGATTTTGTGACAGAAAACCGTGAAAACAGGTTTTCCATCTCAGATCGGAATGAAAGATACAGTTTTTTTGTATCTTCCGTTGTTTCTCCGCCTGTACGTCCTAACTCATGGCGGTAAAGCTGAGCAGATTGCAAAGGCTTTTCAAAAACCTTTTTCCAGTCCGAAACGTTACCGGAAGCAAGGGAACAAAACAGTTCAAAATGAAGCAACTGTTTTCCCGTGCCTTTCACCTGGGCAACGTATACCGGTGAAATAATACCGGCAATTTCGTTGCACGCGTTGCGGAGTGCGTCACGGCGGTTGACAAGATCCATTCTTACGTCCTCCGATGTGAGAAGAAACGCGCGGAGCTTTGAGTATTCTGTGCTTTCCTCCTGATCCAATTCGAATACATCACGCTTGTTTTCAAGCTCTTTTGCGCGCGCTTCAGACTTTTCAACCGTTTTCAGAAAACTTTCTAACTTGTTTTCTGAAGCGGTTTTTTCCTGTTCCATACAAGCAGCGAAGACGGCGTTTTTGTACAGAACTGGAGTAACTACCACGCCGACAAGTGAAAGTTCGCTGAAGTCGGCGTATGACCGTGAAACCAGCCCGTCCGAAACGAGATCGGAAACAACACGATTGTAAACAAGTGCCGTTTCATCTGCTACGACTTTAGAACCGGAAACAAGGTTGACAAGTGCCATTTCATTGCGTGTTACTCTGAGAATATTGTTATTTTTCATGATTTTTCCTCCTTAAATGCCGTATACTTGACACGGCGAAACAAAATTGATAAGATATGTATTGGAAACAATTTCGGCGCTCATGAACTCACGTTTTCATCAATATTTCAAGCAGGCAACTTAAGTGCCACGACTTGCGGGAAACGTCCCGCGACGTATTTTAATGGAACACGTAAACCGAAAAGGGAGCGACTTGAGCGCCACCACTTTTTTATTGCAATTTGTAGGGAGCGACTTGAGCGCCACCACTACGAAAAGGTGTTTCGTTCAAAGATAATTCGTGTAACCCGGACACGATCGGAATATATACCATCATATACGCCCGATTTTCCTACCATTTGCGTGCTGCTAATTTTGAGCAGAAATCACAAAGACGGTGACTCGTGTTGCCCGTTCACGAATGTTTTACAACAAGCGTGCGATCGGTGGGAATAGTCCTATATCGGTATGGACTTTGTACCGTCCAGCTCAGCGCCGGAAAACTCACGTTGGAATAGAATGCATTAGGCTTTTTCACCTTACGCGGAACGGCAACGTGTCCGTGTGATAGATACTGAGACTAAGGTTCACAGTTGCAATACCGGGCGGTGTCCGGATACAGAAGAGACAACACCGCGAACGAAACAACCGTTCGCGTACCGTTTAGGCTATCACCCTTTCGGTAATTGTATTATCTCATAAACATGCATAGATTGCAAGTGTTTTTTAGTGAAATTATACACAAATTATAAACATGCATAGAACTATTTTTAGTGTATATTGCTAGTTGATTAATTGTCGTTGTGTAATATACACAATAGATGCGGTATAAGTAATAGTATTATGCAGCATATTGGCAAATAGTAATATTACACAATAGATGCAATAGTTTATTGTGCAAAGTGCTGAAAATAAAATAATTGAAAGAAGGTATCATATTGTCAGAAACTAACGAGTCACAATTAAAAGCTGTCAGAAAATATAACTCACAATGTAAAAGTGTCGCAATACGCTACACTCCAAAAGAATTATCAGAATTTGAAAGGTTAGAAAGATATATTTCAGAAAATAATGTAAATAAAGCCGAATATATTAAAAATTTAATAAAAGCAGATCTGGACAAAAAGGGCTATTGACTGCAAAGTGTACCAGAATAGAAGGTTGACTATTGGTCAGTTTAGAATATTAGGAATGATTACTATTATTGAATTTTGATGTGGTGTGTTGAACAGTGATAATAGTTTGAGTATCAAATTATTTTATTGTAATACTATTTGAGTGTCGAATTGTTTGGAATTAGAATAGTTTGAATATCAAAACAATTTTCGATATGTAAAATTTTTACATATGACTTTACGTCACACTTTACCACCCTTTTTCAACTTGCCACCGGAACGGCGCGCGCCATGGTCAAAAATTTTTATTTTACCAAACAATAGAAAAAATTTAATCTATTATCAGAATATTTTAAATTGTATTTAAATTGTGCTATACCCTATAAAATACCTGTTTTTCGGGGTAAAATAGTGATGTGATCTGTTTATTGTCTGAATGTTCAGACAGGGGGTAGTTAAAACCAGTAAATTGTCTGAATATTTTGAAATCTCACATAGCTGGTTCATCCACATACTAACTCCAGAATCCATCATCACCAACTCAAAATTCCGCCCATCAAAAAACAATCCCCATTTTGCCCAATAATCAAGCCAAAAATCCAATCATTTCACCACAAAACACCTTATCGTACCCTTTATCGTTAACCCCAGTAATCAAGCCCTAAAATCACTCCACCATTCATATTTCATTTCCAACTTTCACACATCCGTTCCAAAATAATCCATATAAATTCCAAACTCTAACGATAAGTATTTCACCACGCAAAAATTGCTCTCTTCTACTCTCACATCCACGCATACCATCACAAATCATCCTTACTATTGATCTAAGGACAAAACAGTATTATAATCGACCTAGAATCCATTCAAACACCTATACCATACAAACTGTCCACCTATACAAGAAAAGAGGAAAACCATGTCATTTCGTGATGAATTGTCCAGCCTTACACCAACGCAAGAACAAATCCAGACTAAAGCAACATCTGAAGCACAAAAGGATGCGCAAAGAGATTATTATTATTTAAAAGAACTCCTTAAATCCAAAGCACAGCGCAATGAATATACCACAATAGGCAATAATAAATATATCTCATGCTATTATCCAGATTCCTATTACGGAGAACCAGAAGCTGCCAATTATATTAAACGTGAATGTGAAGAAGTACGTAGAATAACTGGCGGTGGATTCTTTTCTAAACCAAGAACAGAAACATCATATAGTGTTTATTACAGAGTAACTGATCAAACTGGATATGATGAGTATGTCAAAGAATTACATCGTCTTACGGCACAAGATGACATCCATGCCTCAATAGTAGGATATTGTAAAACAGAACGGCAGCAGGAAGTCTCTCTTCCTGGTTATGTAGGATCGTCTCCCATTGCAAGTTCCTACGTGTACAGAATCAAACTTAGTGTCAGTATCACATTTTAAATAGGAAATAACTCAAATAAAATAAGGGTAGATGACCATAAAAATCACCTACCCTATACAAAAAGATACTTCTACAGATTTTAAATCAATTTTATATCCATACCCTAACAACTATCCACTAAGCACATTAAAATTTGTTCTAAACAAATAATCTCACATACTCTCCTACGATCATACCAAGAAATGATCTGTATCCTCTCATACCAGACACACCATGGGGGCTACTTTTAAACTCCAGCATAAAACGATCTTCTATTTCATATATACCTATATAATATACAGAATTTACCATTTGAATGTTTGTTCGAATTATGCTAAAATTATTAATATCAAAAATATAAAGGACTGTTGGGCATGAATGATTTATATAGCTTTTTCTATTGGGGAGATTACAATGCTCAGATGGCGGAATTAGCAAAAAGAGCACAGTCAGAGCCGTGGTCTTTTGGAAATATAAACGATTATTCAATTTTAAAAAATTATATGAAACACACTTTCCAAAAACTGCAGAGTGAAGGGAAAATCGTTACAGCAAAATATTATTGTATTTTTAATACAGGCCTATATGATAATTATAACGAACCAATTTATGTATATGCAGAACCTAATAATAGATTAGGCTATTCAAGTTGGATATTTAAAGGATTCAAAGATCGTTATGAGCTAGGCGATTTAAAAATCATTGATTTACCAGAAAGAGCTGATTACTTTTCTGATCCAGGCAAACTCATATTCAACTGGCATTATCCCGTTAATGTTCATTATGAACACATCTTAGATGACCTTAATACAGCGCAGCGTTTACCAGAACGTATTCGGACAAGTGATCTTGCATTGGAAACACTAAAAGGAGTAATCGATTCTTCAATTCAAAAGGTTACTGCGAATTATAAGCTTGCTATTCCTCATTACTACAATAACAGGATTCAGCTAATGATTCCATTATATTTCAACAAAAATAATATTCCTGACGTTGCATTGGTGCTTAATGAAATAGATGGAAAGTGTTACCAAGCAAGAACATGTCTTTCCATGAAGATGGCATACATTGATGCAAGGATTATTTCTAAGCCTGATGTGTTCTGGTTATCCTTTGATACAATTAATGCAAGAGAAGAAGAATAAAATAATATATGAAAATACATTCCTATAGCAGATGAGATAAATCTTGTCTGCTATTTTTTTATGCTCAAAATCAAAAATTGACAAATCATAAAACACAAAAACGATTCAAATAGCATGGAGAATAAACAAATATCAAAGAAAATCATAAATGCGAAGGAGATATTTACTATGGACAATAATTTAAAACTGATCACAACAGAAAAATTTGGAGAACTAGACTGCAGCTTTTACAGAAATATGAATGACGACATTTTATTGACAAGAGAACAAATTGGACAAGCATTGGAATATAAAGATCCTTCTAAAGCAATTCAAAAAATCCATTTGAAACATCAAGATCGTTTGGAATCATTATGCTTGAGGGTGAAGGATTCTACTTTCGATCACCCCCAATCTGGAGGTAGTCGAAATAATTTAACTACAGAACGTGTTTACTATACAGAACGAGATGTCTTGGAAATATGCCGTTGGTCCCATCAAAAGAAAGCTGACGAATTCATGGATTGGGTATGGGACATCGTAGAAAGATATAGAAATAATACTCTTACATCTATAAATTTACAGCCAATTATTAAATCCCTTCAAACTCTTATTCAGGCTCAAAATGATATGAATCAAGCAATTAGCTTATTATAAATATAATACTGATGTTGCACAGCTAAATGAACGGTTGACTACACTAGAAAACAAAATATCTATACTGGAAACATTACCAAATAAGAAAATGCCTTATTGGACAAGTGTTATGATCCCTAAATTTAAACGGATTATGATGAAGTATGACATTGATGATTACAAAACATTATATAGAAAATTATTTGAAAAATTTGGAGAACAATATCCAAACAAGGATTTAAATCAGATGATAGATGATTATTGTCATAATAATAATCTAAAGAATTGTATGACCATGGATGCACTGGCCTATGACAAAGAATATAGAAGTTTATTTGATGAGATGGTTGATGCAATTTTAGATGAGCGAGAAATCTTATAAAACTATTCAATAACAAATGGAGAAAATATATATAGTAGGAACCACTCTCTTATTATTGAAATTGATCATTAAAAGTGGCTACGGTAGTTTTTGGTTACACGGTTGGATTGACAATAGTGTGCCACGCTACTAGCGCGGAGATGCAGTAGCTCTCCTTGCTCTGGCGTCTGCTAAAGCAGCCACCAGGTACTGAACCATTTATAAAGTATTTATTAAAAGTATGAACAAAGTATAAAATAGAGCAATTTTACCCTTATAAATTATGGGTGAAATTACTGTACCAAAAGTTCCCTATATATAATATATATTAGGAAGAAATGGTACAGTAAAATTCTTTCAGAATATATAAGGTAAAAATGACTCTAAAATTACCATTTTGAAAAGGAGACATTTTTATGGACAAGAATAATTTTGAAGTAGGACTTATTTCTGAACAAGATCTAGTAACTCGTTATGGTAGTCAATCCCAAAAGGATTCATATGAAAAATTGGGTTATATGCAAACAAAAAATAAACAGACTCTTTTAAAAAAAGTAAGTAGATATTGTAAAATCGAACCTCATGGAAAAAAGGAATATATGATCAAAGAAGTATATCCTTATATTTTACCAGCTAATTTTAGCAAAATGAACACATCTTTATATCAGTATATTGTTCCACTGCTACTAGAAAAAATCATTAATGGACATGATAAAAATCGAAAGATTGATATCACACTTGGTAAATGGGCCAGAGAAATCAATATGGTCAACCAAAATTATAATCTCTGTAAATATAATAAAGAGGAAACTAGCAGAGCTATTAAATACGAATTGGATACTATTAATGAATTTTATAATAAATCAGATGATATGATTGAGTATTATATTATGAATGCTCTGGATTATCTTAAATCCGCAGGTCTTATCATCTGGCGTGATGTGTACAAAATCACTTCTGAAGTATCAGACGAGATGATTGAAATCGATTCAGATGGAGTTGTTCATGCAAATATTAAATTGGAAACTAGAGAGGCGTCTAAAGAAGATATGGATTTTTATGCTGCTTGTATTAAGGTTGCTGATGAAAAAGCAAATATCACAAATGCATCCGAAAGATATTACAGCAAAAAATCACAACGATTTAATGAAGCCCTCAAAGATGAATTATATAAACGCAAAATCAAACTTGTCTATAAGTCATATGAAGCTTATTACATCGATCTTGACAAATGTAGTTTTGTTCTAAATCAATTCCCATATCAATCCAATATTATAAAAAAATTTAATGATACTTTCACAGAGATGATTATTGGCAATGCTCAAAAACGTTTTGATAAATCACCTCGAAAATATACGATCTATGAAAGCAAAGATGATTATTCCCTGTGTTTTAAGGGGTTGTGCGAAATGACAATAAACAATGAAACTGAATATCTTGGGAAGAGAATTAATAAACGTAAAGTTGAAGATGAATACACACTTCAAATTAACTAGCAAAGGAGATATAAAAATGGAATTTAATACAAACCAAAAAGAAGCCATTCACACCATAGACGGAAATATGGTTGTCATTGCCGCAGCTGGATCTGGAAAGACCTCTGTACTTACATATAGAATTTTAAACATGGTCAAGAATCATGGAATTGATCCCACTACTATTTTGGCTGTCACGTTCAGTAAAAAGGCAAAAGAAAGCATTGAGCATAGATTAGGAAAACTTGGAGTAGCTAGTGTAAATGTAGAAACTTTTCACTCTCTCGCTCTTAAAATTATTACTTCTACATATGGATATGGAAAATACAAAGTATGGACTGCATCTTGGGAAAAAGAAAAAGTACTGAAAGAAATTTGCTGTGATTTACTTGGATTATGCAGGAATAAAGATGATGTTCCTTATAATGGAATACTGAGATTTTTGGGAATTCAAAAGACAAATATGTTAGGGGCAACAGATAGTTTGATTTATTCAGATGACGATCCGTATCCTGATGATCGGATGAAAAAGATTTATAAAATGTATGAAGATTATAAAAAGGATAAGTCCTATATTGAATTTGATGATTTCCTGAATATGGCAAATCAGTGTTTTGACAAATTCCCAGATATTTTAAAATTTTATCAGAATAAATATCTTTACGTGTTATCAGATGAGTTTCAGGATGTGTCTATGGCACAGTCTCTTCTTCTTAAAAGAATTAATAATAAAAACACTATGATTGTAGGTGATCCTTTACAGGCAATCTATTCTTTTCGTGGTGGGCGAAGTGAATACATTATGCAGTTTGATCAGGATTATTCTGATGTGAAAATCGTCCATTTAAACACGAATTACAGATGTAGTACAGATATTGTACGCATGGCGAATATGTTAGCACAACATATTCCTGACAGTAAGGATAAGAATTATGTAGAAAGTATTGCTTCTAAAGGAACAAATCAGTTCCCTGAATACAGAAAATTTGTAAGTGAATATGATGAAGCCTCTTGGATTTGTAAAAAGATCACAGAGAAAAAAGAGAACAATGAGTATAGAGATATGGCTGTTCTAGCAAGGACAAATGCCCAGTTGACAATATTGCAAACTGTCATGTCTAAAAATATGATTCCATATGACGTTGTTAATGGGGTTATGTTTACGGAGCTACCAGAGATTAAGTTACTGATCTCTTATCTTAAATTGGCATTGCACGAAGGAGATAATTCAGCATTTTCGTATGTGTATAATAAACCAAATCGTTGGTTAGATCAGAAATTTTTCGCTGAAGTCAAGGAAAATGCTACGAGGAAAAACACTTCGTTGTACAATGCAATGTTTACGATTGATCGCAGAAATTGGCGTTTCAAAAATGGAATTGATCAATTATATGAAGTTATTAATACACTACAGAACAGAAAATTCGAGTCGGTTGGTAAGATGATTGAATATTTGAGATTCTATCTTAAAATCGATGATTTTGTTAGCAAGGGTAAACAGGCTGATGATGGTGGATTTTCGGAACAGATTGAAAATATGGATGCTTTTCAGAATATTGCAGAAAAGTATTTTGATTTAAACGAGTTTATGTTGTACTTAGATGACATCAATAGACAAGTTGCAATGGAGAATAATGATAAAGTACATCTCTCAACAATTCATAGAGCAAAAGGGTTGGAATATCCAATCGTGTTCATTGTTGGATTGAATGATGGACTGCTCCCACATGCAAAAAGTGATAATCTCGATGATGAACGCAGATTATTATATGTTGGAATTACAAGAGCAGAGAATGAGTTATATCTCTCTTCCACTGCATCATACAATGATAATCTTATGACTCCTAGTCCGTTTATTGATGAACTTGGAGATAGCGTTAAAAAGATGAAATGTTGATGAATGTTTGGAGAATATAAAATTAGGAACTATTAATCATCCCTATAACTAAGGAGTGATAGAAATGTATTTAAAAATTATGAAAATCAAAGGAGATATTAATTATGAAAGAGAACACAAGATTTTGCACAAGAAGTATGAGAGATAACACAAAATTTGGAGGACTGATTCATTTTACAGAACTTTCTCCATATCCAAATTCTACTACCCTATCACATGGATCGCACTTCGCAGAAAAGATTATTGCAGACAGAAAGTTTGATGAACAGTGTCATCGAAATATTATTCAAACACAAAAATTAAAAGCAAAGCAGTCCGCAGTAAAGGAAGTGGATGAGTTTGTTTACTAAAACTGATCGTAGATATTTATCTAAAGCGAGACAGGCTGCAGATATTTCTGATTATAAAAACGTACATATCGGTTGTGTGGCAGTATACAAAGGAAATATTGTTGGTATTGGTTGTAATACTAATAAAACTCATCCAGTACAGAAATATTATAACAAATATAGAGATACTGACGTTGATCAGGAAACACTTCTTCCTAAAATACATGCAGAAATTAGCTGTATCAATTCCATCCGACATCTGGATATAGATTTTTCCAAAGTAAAATTATATATATATCGAAAACGAAATGATAAACCTTATGGTATGTCTAGGCCATGTCCGTCATGTATGGCTGCCATCAAGGATTTAGGCATAAAACACATTTACTATACTACAAATGAAGGCTTTGCTTATGAATGTGTAACACAGGAGGATTTAGTATGAATATTAATACAAATATTATAGATTTTATATGGAATTTTAAAAATTTTAAACTTAAGGATTTTGGATTAGATCCTGAGTATAACATGTTGTGTGCGCCAGTATGTGGATGCGGATGTGGTGAAAAGATGAATGTTTTATTGGCAGATGATGATGACATCTATGATTTTTGTTATGAGCTTGTAGATACTCAAGATTGCAATTATTGTGTTGTTTTTGCAATCAATGAAAAGAATGAAATGCTTGGTGCAATTAAATATGATGGTGAAATTCATTGTATTAAATTGAAAAATATTTCTGAAGACTATCTTCAAGTTGGTGGTATGTTTAATGATTTAGAGCTACATCAGTATGGAATTATTGTCTGTGTTGGCGATGGAGAATATAAGATTTTGGAGGAATAAAAGATATATGGCAGGTATTAATGTACCTCAGTATGAGATTTTTAAAATTGGAACAGATAAATTAAAATATTCTAAATGGAATTTGAATATTGATAAAAAAGAAGCATTTAAATACCAAGAATCTGTTTCATTATTTGAGGGTCAGCAATTTCGAATTATGGCAAAGAAAATCATGAAGAAAGCAAAATGGAAATGTGATTTTTCGAAACTTTTTATGCAAGTCGTTATTGATCAAAAAACAGATTTTGCAAGAGCAACAAACAAAAAAGGTGTTACTGTAAATGGTATAAATTATAGACGTTTTGTTGGAACAACAGGTGGTTTGAAGAATAACACTCTTCTATTCTGTAATTCGGAATACATAGATAAACTAAATGAATTATGTGAATGTAGGCGAAACAAAGAAGTGCCATTAGTTCCAGCAAAATATGAAGCATACAAAGCGTTAACTTGCTCTGCATCGCAGCCAATTTGCGAACCACATGGAATTTTAGTTGTAAAAGATTGCATTACTCAATACGAAGATGATGTGATTTCTCTCGATAGTGGAGTTGGAGACGGTGAGCCAATTCGTGAAAAAAAACATAAAGTAATGGAAAATACAGTGTCTGATGGGTTTAATTTATGTACTATTGGATACATGCAAAGAGTTGCTGAATCTCTTGGATTAGATTATACTCCTGCAGGTGTATGTTTGCGAAATGCCTGGTTAAAAGGTATGCTCTATCCTTTCCCAATTATAGAGTTTATTGAAAAATATAATGGTGGGAATTATTTTATCGAGGATATTTGGGGTAATGTGCAGGATATTCGAGAGTGCGAAATGATTCTCACGGAATCTTCATTGAAATTATGGTCGGCATATGAAAGTATTGACGAATATATTGCCGCATATAGAGAGTGTGGATATGAATTTGCAGTTACGAAAATTTCTCCTCATATCTTAGATGAAGAACGTGAATTAAATTATCAATATTTACAGTCTTATGAATTCACTGATGATGATATTAAAGAATTGTGTAATCCTACCATTCAGCATTTAAAAGATGCGATGTGTGGAGACTACGAATCCACCATTAAATTTCTTGGAATTAATGAAAATACAGACGTGAATTCATGGCAACGTGCATTATATACAAGCCAATATATGCTTGGCGATCCGTATATTATCGATTCAACTCATAGGTATATTAAGAAGAAAATAAATGATGCAAAAATTGGTAAATTAATTGTAAATGGTAATTATCAAATTGCTAGTGGCGATCCGTTTGCGTTAATGCAATCAATTTGTGGCCTAGAAATAACTGGCTTATTAAAAGCTGATCAATGCTACTCAAAATTCTGGATTGACAAATCTGTAGATTCTGTAGTTATCTTTCGAAGTCCAATGACTTCTCATAATAATATTCGAAAATGCAATGTAATTTCAAACGAAGAATGTTTGTATTGGTATCAGTATATGGATACTATTATGATTATCAATGCATGGGATTCTTTTTGTGTGGCGGAAAACGGTTGCGATTGGGATGGCGATCTTTTATATTCAACCAATAACAAAGTCTTACTTCGTTGTTTTAGAAAATTATTAGCAATTGAATGTGTTCAAAGAAAAGCCAATAAGATTATTATTAATGAAAAAGAAGTCAAAAAAACAAATAAAAACGGCATGGGAAATCAGGTTGGTCAGATTACAAATCGTGTAACTTCTATGATTGAAGTGTTATCTCGATTTGAAGAAGGATCTAATGAATATAATGATTTATTATATCGTATTGAATGTGGACAGCTTCATCAACAGGATGAATTGGATAAAATCAAAGGAATTATTGCAAAGCCAATGGCAAAATATTGGTATAATCTTGGTGCTTGCAAAGATAATCATTATTTACAATCAATTTGTGCTTATCGAAAACCGTATTTTATGATCTATATTTATGATGAGATTAAACGTAAGTATAAGAACTATATCAAGGAAAGCGAGATAAAATGTGCTGCATTATATGATTGCAGTATTCAAGATTTATATAGTAAAAAGGATAATTTAACTGACGAACAAAAGGATTTTTTATTTTGGTATGAGTATAAAATGCCGGTTGGCATTGGAGCTTGTGCAATGAATAAAATCTGCTGGTATGTTGAAAGTCAATTAGACGGATATAAATCACAATTACATCATGATTCTACTTTTGATTACAATTGTTTAAAAGTTAAACGTCGATGTACAGAAGAACATCGAAAAGCTTTACATGATCTTGAACAAGAGTACCGTGAATGTATTAAGGAGTATAAAGCAAACAGGTCTTCCGACAAAGAACAATCAAATAATAACAGAAAATATTTATGCGAAAAATTTAGGCAAGAGGCTATTGATCTTTGCCCAAACGATGAAGAGCGCATGAATATTATCCTTGATATTACCTATGGTTATAAGGGGAATCGACAGTTTTGTTGGGACTGTATTGGTGACTTGCTTATTAAACGTTTGGAAGAAATGGAGAATGAAAATGTATATACTGAATGAGAAGGATTATATTAGATCTGTTCTGGCTTCAAAGAAGAAACCAGAAGATCTATCTATTGGCTATTTGATTGTTTTAACAGCAAAATATTATTATATTAACAATGAAAATATAGAAAAAAAACAGTTAGTTGAAATCGTTAAAAATAAGATTTCCGATATGATGATTTATGGCTATCAGGAATATAAATGGATTCACAAAATTGAGAAAGTATGTGATATTTTTTATAACAACGAGAAAGATAAACAGTCAAAGAAAACGGAAGAAATTAGCGAAAAGGATAAACAACTTAGAGAATTAAAATATGTTCCAATTTATCAAGAAGAAATTGATCTTATTAACTCACTTCCTAATGACAGACAAAAGAAATTTATGTTTACTTTATATGCCGTAGCTCGTTATATGGATTCTGATGGATGGATTAATAAAAAGGATCTTAGAGGATTGTCTGAAATTTTTAAATTGGCAAATATTACTCTTACGTCGGATAAAAAAAACGAAATGCTTCATGAGTTATATAAAAATGGTTATATTTATTTTGGTAAACAAATAGATAACCTGAATATTAGAGTTAATTTAGCTGAATCTGATAATGTAGCATATAAGATAAAAGAATTTTCTAATTTGGGAAATCAATATATCGGTAACTTTAAAAAAGGATATAGGCAATGTGCAAATCCATCATGTGGAAAAAGAGTTAAAATGACTGCACCAAATAGGATTTATTGTAGTAAGTGTGCAGAAGAAATTGATCGAGAAAAAGCAAAAGATCGCATGAAGAAGCTGAGAAACCATAAAATGTTCGAAGCTGACAGTATGAAAAATGCTTAATTTTGTTGAGATTTTTGTCTCTTTTTCAAAAAAAATTGTTTTTCTTTGAAGGGAATAAATAATCATTTTTTATTCTGACTACACCGGAAGAAACAAAACCTGTAGTCTATTCAACGGGCGGTTACTCTCTGCCGCCCTTTCAAAAGGTTAATTCTTTATGTTAATTTCATAATTATCTCCTCTTTCTTCTATGTTTTATTTTTCACTGGCAGATATAATAGTTTGCCAGTATTATCGCGGGATATGCTGGATCGGTTCCACGAGAGATTCATATTCTCTAAAGCTACGTTCGACTCGTAGTCCCGCAACTCGTGGCATAGCACAGATAGATGCGTGTGAGCGTATTAAAGGCGAATTTACAACTCGTCGCCATGAAAATTGGTCAATCTATGCAAAACTAACATCCCATGCACTCAAAAAGTGCAGTTTCATACCGGTAAAACGAGTAAGTCCTGTGTGGAAATAGTATCAGGAAATAGGGAGCAACAAGGTGATTCAGGGGCAACCGCTGAGAATCATTTTTCTGCGCAACAGAATAGCTCACGCGAACCTATGAAGATATGATGGGGAATTAGGAGGATATATGGTGCGAGTCCTTATTAGACAAGTGCGATGTCCATTTGGGTAAGTGAATTGGTAGAGATGCCAAATTAGCTTATGCAGGATGCGAGTAGGGATTATAACCGAAAGCTACGAAGGCGTGATGGATTTTGTTATCCAAAAGATAATGAAACATCTGGTGCAGCGCGTCTTCTGTATTCAATTTCGTTTCTATTAATTAGTATGTTCAGGAAGAATATAAAAATTGGTTTAATGTAAAAGGTAAACAAATTATACAAGCGAAAGTCTGTACCTCTGTATGGTGTAAGCAGCCAAAATGTGTAATCTCTTTTGAGGTAATACACACACTGAAAGATACGCAATATCTGGATGTGTTAAGCGGATTCTGCACAGTTCTCTTAGCGGAGATTTATAGCACGGCAGTGTTAATGGAACGATGAAACTTGAGTAGTCATACAGTAAAGAAGATAAGCCCCTTCTCAAAAGGCGGTTGTGGAAGATACTATGTGTGTGCGTAAGCAACATATAGTGGATAACCGAAGAAAAAATAATGTCGGTAAAGGTTTCCGAAGATACGTTTAATCTCAGCGTACTTATTTTGCTACTTATGTAGCATTATTGCGGTGTAGCTCAGTTGGTGAGAGCATTCGGCTTATATCCGAACGGTCGTGGGTTCGAGTCCTACCACCCCAACTATTTATCTTTGTGGTAAATGCAAAGAAATTTAAAACGAAAGGTGTGTATTAATATAGTACTCATTACTAAACAAGAAAAAGAATATTTAGTAAAGCATGGAGTTCCTTATGCGGAAGGCGGCATATCCCATTCGGAATCATGTCATAAACGTAAAAAATTCTATTTGTGTGAAAGTCCTCATAATATGAGACTTCTCGAAAATTATCGAAAAAAATTATATCATCGCTAATGCGAAATTTAATGAGAAAGGTGGTATCAATTATTGGAATTTAAATTATTCCTAGATACCAATGCTCTTCTGAATTTACAAAGGGAAGCTTTTAAAGAACCCTTTATTATCTCACAGAAGACGCTTGAAGAGATTGAAAGTATTAAGACTTCAGGTCATAAAGATAATGAAATTAAATACAAAGCCAGACAAACGGCTCATATGCTGGATGAGCATTATGGAGAATATGAGGTTGTCGCAACTAACACAGATGTAAAAAATATTCTTGCAGAATATTATTTGGAGGAAACACCTGATAACATTATTCTTGCATCCGCAGTTTTATATAATCGAAATGTATCTCCTATCATTGTTTGTACAGACGATCTCAATTGTAAATTTATTTCAAAAAATATTTTTAAACTACCAACTAAAGGTGTAAACGAAATAAATCTTGTTAAAAATATTGATGAATACACAGGATACAAAGATGTAACTCTTTCTGATGAAGAAATGAGTTATTTTTATTTACATTTAAATGAAAATCAATGTGATTCACTTCTGAATGAATATCTGATAATTCGAAAGAATGATGGTGAGGTTGTTGATTACAGAAAATGGAATGGGCAAGAATATCATCCTATTTCTTATAAACAAATCAATAGTCATTTTATGGGCAAAATCAAACCAAGAAATCCACAACAGGTTTTAGCATTTGATATGCTACAGGACAAAGAAGAGACAATCAAAGTTATCTCAGGTAGATTTGGTAGTGGCAAAGATTATCTCATGATTGCAAATGCTATTAAATTAATCGAAGAAGGAAAATTCGAGAAATTAATTTATGTCAGAAATGCAATTGGCGTAAAAGATGCAAATGAGGTTGGTTTCTTGCCTGGTACTAAATTTGAGAAGATTTTGCCATTTGCAATGCCGTTAGCAGATCATCTTGGTGGAGAAAATGGTCTGGAAATGCAGATTATGGCAGGAAATATTGAAGTTGAACATCTCGGTTATATTCGAGGACGAGATATTAAAAATGCGATTATCTACGTTAGTGAAGCAGAAAATCTAACAAAAGAACATGTCCAACTTCTTATTGGACGAGTTGGTGAAGGATCTGCTCTTTGGATGAACGGAGATTTTAAACAAACAGATTCTACTCTTTTTAGAATGAATAATGGTTTACTATCCACTGTACAAAAACTTGCAGGACATACAAAATTTGGTTATGTACAGCTTCAGAAAACAGAACGAAGTGAAACTGCAGCTATGGCAGATTTATTAGATTAATCCTTTTATGGAAATATTATGAAAGCACGAGGCATATTGCCAATGGAGAAAAAGGAACTCAAGCAAAAATTAGAAACAACATATTTAGACATTGCAATTCCAAGTAATGTAGAAAATTTACAGTTGCCAGATCCTACGCTATTACAATTTTATAAAAATTACGATGATAGAATTATTTGGATTGATGATGAAATTACAACCATGACTTTGGAATATGCAAAGATGATTATGCAGTGGAATTCAGAAGATAAGAAAAATAATATTCCAGCAGAAGAACGTAAGCCAATTAAAGTAATCTTCTTTAGTCCTGGTGGCGATTTAGAGGTAAATAACTGTTTGGTTGATACAATTCAACTAAGTCAAACAAAAGTTATTGGAATCAATGTTGGTATGGCTGCATCAAGTGGATGCTTTATTTATTTAGCATGTCATGAGCGTTTTACATTTCCAACGGCAGAATTCCTCATCCATAAGGGAGCTGGTCAATTTGCTGGGACATACAATGATGTAGTTGCAGCAATTTTAAATTATCAACGACAAATCGAAGAACTTGGTGACTTTGTTTTATCTAGAACAAAGATTCCAGAAGATGTATTTAATGAAAACTTTGAAAATGACTAGTATTTATCTGCGAAAGAAGCTATTAAATATGGTGTTGCAGATAAAATTATTACAAGTTTAGACGAAATCATTTAAGGAAGAGTTCAATACTCTTCTATTTTTATACAAATTTTTAGGATTAAAAGGAGAATTATACGATATGGCAGCATTTACTTATAAGAAAACATCGACAACTTCAATGAAAGTTACTGGTATTTTAAATCCACAAACTATGGTAATCAATGTTGACGGTGAAGATAAGCAACTTTCTACTCTTCTACGTGACTTCGCAGACCTACCAGTAGAAATTAATATTAAGGTCAAGGACGAGGAAGAACTGGATGAACCAGTTGATGTTGAGTAAGAAGGGAGTGATCTACTATTACTTCCTATACAAGATTGCCTGGTGAAACAGATGATCAACTTATATATAGAGTTACTAAAGATAAGGATATAATCGGTTCCTGGAATGATGTAGCTGATGTACTCAATCAGTTACTTGGAACTCATTATGGAGAATCAAAATTTCGGAAGGATAAAGCGACATTTGATCGAATGCTGAATGCAAATCGTGATATGTTTGTTGATTCTGATAAACAGTTGCAGGATATCCGGATCGCGCAAAGAGAATTAGAAAAAACTCGTAAGAAAATCCAAACAGAAAAACTAGAATATTCAAAATGGCTACGCGAAGATGCGAGAGCTGAAATGGTTACAGAAAAAATTTGCAATGCAGTTCGTGAATTAAAAACATTGGATATTCCGGAATATATTCCACCTATACATGATCATAAATCATATCTTCTGTGTTTAGCTGATGCTCATTATGGGATTGAATTTGAGATTAAAGATTTGTTTGGAAATATTATCAATGAATATAGTCCAGAGATCTTCGAAACACGTATGTGGAATCTTTTAAATAAAGTTGTTCAGATTGTGAATAAAGAACATATTACAGAATTAAATGTTTGGGAGTTAGGCGATGGACTGCAGGGTGTCTTGCGTTTAAATTCCCAACTTATGAAGCTTAGATATGGTATTATCGACTCTTCTATTCTGTATGCCAATTTCCTTGCAAATTGGTTAAATGAACTTAGTAAATATGTACGAATTAAATTTCAAATGGTGATTGATTCAAATCATAATCAGCTTAGAATTTGCGGTGCGCCGAAAAATGCATTCGTAGATGAAAATATGAGTAAATCAATGCTTGTATTAATTAAAGAACGGCTTAAAGACAATAAGAATATTGTAATTCTTGAAAATCCAACTGGAATGGATTATTCCGTACTAAGCACATATGCAGTATTAGGTGTTCATGGCGAAGTTCCGAACATTAAAACCGCAATCGATGAATATGCGCGAGCTTATCAAACACATTTTGATTATTTGATTGGCGCTCATTGCCATCATAAAACGAATGTGGAAGTTGGAATTGATGCAGAATGTCTTACTGTCAGATCTATTATTGGCGTCGATCCATATGGGATGTCTCTAAGAAAGACATCTAACCCTGGCGCGAGTTTATTTGAGTTCGAGCTTGGACAAGGGCTTACAACACAACATTCAATTAAGCTTAATTAATGGAGAATACAATCATGGGAGAAATTGACGAAAATCCAGTGTTGGATTATGACGAACTTAATTCATACATTCAAGGTCGAACTGGTTTAGATTATGACACGGTAGCTAATGTACTGGATCTTGAAACAGAATACATGACCAAAGTAGGAATTATTGAATCACAAAATCCTGCTGAAGTAGAAAAATAAGTACAGATGTATCTGTACTTATAGAAAATAACACATTATAAAAAATTAGACAAGCACTTCATAAGTGCAAAATTTGTTTGAACAAAAAGGAGAATATTAAAATGATGAACAAACAAGATATTTTTAAAACCGTAGCAGCAAACCTAGAAGTAACCCAGAAAGATGCAGCAAAATATGTAGATGCCGTTTTCGCTACCATCAAAGATGCAATGGCTGATGGAGAATCTGTAAATATCGCAGGATTTGGAAAATTCGAGGTTGTAGAAAAGGCAGAATCTAAGAGACGTAATCCTCAGACTGGTGAAACAATTATGGTTGCTGCTCATAAAGCACCGAAATTCAAGGCAGCTACTGCTCTTAAAGAGGCTGTTCTATAATAGATCGGTGGTGATTATATGCATACACTAAAATGCAAAAGTATTGAAGAATTAGTTGAAGTAGTTGTCGAGACTTATGAGCTACTACATGATTGTGATCGAAACGTAAGTTTTGTTGCTAAGTATGATCATGCAAAAGAAATTTTGAGAGAATTGGTATTTTACGATTATGATCTAAAATTTGTTGAGTTAGCAGATCCTGAGTGGGATAACTATGAAGACGAATATGTTATCAGTATTGTGTGTGATGAAATATTTTGCGAGAAGCTAAAATTGGACGGAAGATATTGTATGCTATCTCCAAAATTTGTATTTTTTGATGAAAATGCAAATTCTAAATGCGTTAAATATTTTGAATCGGATATGAAATATGAATTTGAAATCACGGAAGAAGAATCTAGTGGTAACTCTGATCAGGAGTTGAATTGTCATGACGATTCTATGGATGTAGATTTCTCTGATGATGGACAGGGATTTACATGTAGCAAGCATGATAAGAATGGATATAGTTCTATTTCATATTGGTCATCTGAACAGGTTGATAAGGATCGTCTATCTGAGATTTTGAAAAGTTTTTATTTATAATTTTGTTGAGTGTGTAAGACTGCAGCTTACGCACTCAAATACAGGTCGTTAGTGTAATTGGCAACACGACAGTCTCCAAAACTGTTAATCAGGGTTCGAGTCCCTGACTTCCTGTTATGATTTTCTGCAAACGAGTGCAGAGAATAAATGATTAGAGACGGGTGGATATCCTGATAATGAGTAATATAGGGTAGTTTATTACTCTCCTATTTCATCTCTATTGGTGGAAAGGTTCATGTCGTGAGACAGCGTTAATTCCTTTTTTTATAATATTAGCACAAGGAGAAATTAACGATAGATACTTCTGATAAATTAACAACACTTGAAATAGCAGAGATGCTAGGTATAAAACACTATAAAGTTTTGGAAAAAATAAACGGTACAAAAGATAGGAAAACAAAAAGTCTTATTGATTTATTGCAACAACGAAATTTAGATAAACAAGAATATTTTATTGATTCTACATACAAAGATAAAAGTGGTAAGAAAAATAAATTATATATTTGTACGCTAAAAGGCATTAAATTATTTATGGATAATTTAAGAAATTATGAAAATAAATCCTCCTTGCTATTATGGTTTAAAGACCATACAGGTAAAGAGGTAGATATTATTTTATATAATAGACCAGAAATATATTTTATTGATGAATTAGAGCAAGTTCTTTGCGGAATGGACATAAAAGGCATACGACAATATCCTATTTTATCATATCGCATAGATTATTATATACCGAGTTTAAAATTAGCAATAGAATATGATGAAGGCGATCATAAATATTATACATATGAAAATCAAGAACTTCGTCAAAAGAATATTGAGAATGAATTAAAATGTACTTTTATCTGATTATCTGATTCAAACAGTAATTTATATAATATTGGTTTGGTTATGAGTCAAATTTTAAAAATGAGAACTGCAGCATAATTTGTGATGGAGAATAAGATATAGAGATCTTTCGATCGGGTGTCATAGCTGGTCGAGAGAATTAATGGAATTGGACTATTGGAAGTCATGAGTCAATAGAGTAGAGTCACCTACCTCTCTCCCATTCTATTTTACGCAGACAAGAAAGGAGAGAAACATTGTCAAAAGAAAAAATTACAAGAGTGAAATATTTCACTCCTGACAAAGAGAAATATATTTATGAAGAAAATTGGAAGAAATATAAAAAATATTTACAGTCCAATATTATTAAAAATAAAGATGTAAAAGATACGACATACAAGAGATATGGAGCCTTATTCCGACATTTTCTTATATGGCTTGGCGAAAACTATGGCGAGCTTGATTTATATTCTGATGAATTTATGGAAAACGCCGTAGATATAATGGAAGGATATATGCTATTTTGCCAGGAAGTATTACAAAATCACAAAAAAATTATCAATATGAAAGTATCTGCAGTAAGTTCTTTCTATATTTGGTCAATGAAACGCGGTTTTGTTAAATATCACCCATTTGATGGTAAACTTGATCGCATGAAAAAGGCAAACGAGGAACAGATTTTAAATCATTATTTTCTTTCTGATGATCAAATAAATCAGATCAGAAATGATTTATACAAAACGGAGAATAATAAATGGAGTATACAGGATCAATTATTATTTGAAGTTTCTTTATTTTCCGCTAACCGATTAGGAGCATTGGAAAGATTGACAATTTCTTCTCTCGATCTTGACAATATGGTATTTGAAGGAATCAGAGAAAAAGAAGGCTATAGAGTTGAAGTGTCATTTGATGATACATGTCGAGATATGATCGAAACATGGTTATCTATGCGAAAGGACGATTATGATCATCTTGAATGTGACGCTTTATTTATACATAAATATAAGGATGAATGGAAGCCATGGACAAGAAGTATGATTACTGATCGAATGCATAAATTCGGAGAAATTATTGGAATAGAAGATTTTCATCCTCACTGCATGAGAAAAACAGCGATTAATAAAATATATGAAGATACTGGAGATCTTAATCTTGCATCACAATGGGCTAATCACAAGTCAAGCGCAACCACTCAAGCTGCATATTTAAAACCAGTTTCTAAATCAGAGCTTAGAGACAAACTAAAATTATTAAAATTCAAGCAGCAGGAAATCGAAAAAGAAGTAAAAATGCAAGAGAATAATTAGATGTTACTTATATTAGCAACTGTGTTATTCTACTACAAATTTGTCATTTGTCAAGACTTAACTTGACATTCCTCAAAAATTAAGGTATATTACATTTGTAAGTAAGACAAAGTAGAACGATGTAGAGTGATATAGAGTGATACAGTAGTCTACATAATTATTCGAATAAAAAAAATAACCACTTGCTAATCAAGTGGCTTCCGATAAATTGAATATAGAATGGGATATTCACCCAAGTGGATTTCTCAGAGCCGAAGGGGTATCGGCTGATTGATAGTTAGGAAAAGGATCGCTTAATTAGCGGTCTTTTTTCGTTTGGACAATATTCTGTAAAAACATTAGAACTGTCCCGGCAACAATTGTAGATAGTAAATTACTATCATTCACAATTGTGTATGTATCTTTGAAGAATCTTAGAAACGTATCTATATCGCATCACCCTCCTTTCGTAGCAAGGGTATCTATATAACGAAGCATCGCTGCTTCGATGCGACTCTGAAAAAATCCTTAGCATTGCATCCAGCCGTAAATGAACGCCTGGGTGAATTCCTACATATAGATTATATGTCAACAAGAAAAATCTGTCAACCATAACATATGGACAATCTATAGATAGATCGTGTAGCAACACGTAAACTGCAATCTCCGACTGACGTCTAGGAATCGGTATTGGCACAAACCTGAGAAAATGTGCGACGTCAAAAAATACAAAAAATCGCAAAAATATTTATAAAAAAAACGTGCTGTACCTTTACAAAATTTTCCTGTTGTGATAATGTGAAATTATCAAATACAGGAGGTAATTTTGTATGGACTATGTAGTAAAAAGACAGAGCGCAAAGAATTTTACTAAAGATATTGCAAAAGAAAAATACAGTATGAAACACAAGTTTCAACGCCAGGAAAATCAGTGGGGCAATCGTCAGAAAAGTTTACTGATTGACTCTATGCTTCGTCCGTATCCAATCGATCCAATTAGATGCGAAGTCGGATCTGACGATGTAAGAAGAATTTTTGATGGCGTTCAGCGCGCTACCACAGTAAGAGACTTTTTTAAGAAAGATGGTTTTAGATTGGCTAAAAATTTAAAACCAGTTACAGTTGATGGCGAGGTATATGAAATTGCTGGTAAAAAATATGCACAGCTCGATGAAGCCGTACAAGATAAGCTGAATGATTATGAGATGACAATCTATGTGTTTACTGATTGTACTGGAGAAGATATTCGAGAAATGTTTACTCGTCAGAACAATGGTAAACCATTGAACAATACTCAAAAACGTACAGCAATCGAGAGTGAAAAAGTAAGTGATGTTATCTTTAATTTTGCAGATCATGAGTTCTTTGAGAAAGTCCTTACTGATGCACAATATAAGAAAGATGTTCAGCGTGATCTGATCCGCGAAACCCTTATGCTGATTAATACAAATGAAGAAAATGATTTTACATCATTTAGAGCGAAAGATATCGACAGTTTTGTTGTTTGGTATGATGAAAATATCAATGCTACTGATATCAGTATATTAACAGATGTATTAGATACTTTCAATACAGGAGATGAAGTAATCAAGGTAAAATCTACTTCTATTCCAATGATCCTGTATGGCGGTTATAAATGTATTAAAGACGGAAAAGATTTTAGAAAATTCGAAGCTGCAGTAAATGAGTTTGTTGAGAATTATGATTCTAACGAAGCATATAAACAACTTGTACAATCTGGTACTACTGCTTCTGCTGGTGTTAAAGCTCGTCTACAGTATTGGAATAACGTCGTAGATAATTTATAATTTTTTGTGAAATAATTTGATATGATTTTTATTATGGAGAGTGGAGCAATCTACTCTCCATTTTTGTATGGGCAGATGTGCTTAGTGGCGATAGCAGTGGGCCGTAACCCCACCACATTAGAAACACCGTAGGTTCGACTCCTACTCTGCTCATTTTTGTTTTGGAGCTTTACTCAAGTTGGATGAAGAGATCAGTCCTGAAAACTGACAGGCCGTTAACAACGGCGCGTGGGTTCGAATCCTACAGGCTCCGTATATAATTAGTGAATGGAGGCAGTGCCTCCGTATGCCGGTATGGTGGAATTGGTAGACACATCTGGTTTAAGCCCAGATTGCTATGAGCAGTGCGAGTTCGAGTCTCGCTGCCGGTATTATTTTTTGTAAAAAGGAGACATACATATGAAAGGTATGACCGGAATTTACAGGATCAATCCTGCATTGTTTGGTGGAATTATGGCATTATTCGTAGAATTAATAGTAACAATGCTTTTACCTCTGTAGAATATAATCCTAATATATAGGACAATATTGCAACACCAACAGAAATTAATAAAGTATTTCGCCAATAGTGTTTGTTATTGTTTATGAGGTTTTGATTTACTGCTTTCAATTCTGCATTCACGGTTCTTAGTTCATTCAATTCTTCTAAATTAGAATCTAACGTTTTGTTCTGTATCTCAATTTGTGCATTCAATTTCATGTTTTCGTACTGAATTTTTCTCATAGCTTCTGTCTGACTTTCAAGCTCAGATTGCATAGAATCCATTTTGTCAGTAAGGAATTTTAAACGTTCTTCTGGAGATTGGAATTTTGGCATGTAATCAAATATATTCATGCTGGCATTATTGTTCAGCATTTGCTGATAGCTTGCATCTGATATTAGTTTTTCAGAAAATTCCTGTAGTTTTTGGAGATTTTTAGATAGAGCTACTGGTTCCAATATTTTTCCATCTGGTGTGGTTATAGTTTTACACATTTAAATCACCTCGTATTATAAAGTAGTAGTTTTTATAGACCCTCTCCAAGGTCTTCATAACTATTAAGGTCATAGTCTATTCTTTACCTCTTCTGCAGGTTCGACTATGATATATAAGATGCTGTGGATTGGTTTCAATCACCTACCACTTGATGGTTTTAGGAAGGCTCCAACCACAGTCTCTTTGTTCATTTGTTAATCAGTTAGATACCGCATGACGGTTTATTTAGAACGAGGATACAATCGCAAGGAGCACCCTGTGGTTCTAAAACAGCATTAATACATTTCAAAGGAGATTATTATGATTTATGTAGGAATTGATGTCGCTAAGGATAAGCATGATTGCTTTATCACCAACTCTGATGGAGAAGTGTTGTTTAAACCATTTACCATTACTAACAACCTAGATGGTTTCAATGAACTTTATCAAAAAATTGAATCTGTTACGGAAGATGCAACAAAAGTAAAAGTAGGACTGGAAGCCACTGGACACTATAGTTACAATCTTCTCGGATATCTCATTGATAAAGGTTTGGCCGCCTATGTTATCAATCCGTTACATACCAATCTGTACAGAAAAAGTCTAAGCCTTAGACAGACGAAAACGGATAAAGTAGATGCCCGCACGATTGCTTCCATGCTCATGTCTGATGTGAACTTAAAGTCCTACTCAGACATATCTTACCATAACGAAGAGCTAAAGTCATTAACTCGTTATCGTTTTGATAAAGTAAAAGAACGTGCCAAGCTAAAGTCTTCCGTCTCAAGACTTGTCTGTATCTTATTCCCTGAATTAGAAAAGCTTGTGCCAACACTTCATATGGCATCTGTTTATTCAATGCTTTCTGAATTTCCCGGTGCTAAGCACGTAGCCAGCGCACATCTTACCAGACTTACAAATCTTCTTTCGGAAGCTTCAAAAGGTCGATATAGTAAAGATACTGCCATTACTTTCAGAGAAGCTGCAAGGGCTTCTATTGGCTCAAATATGCCAGCTAAATCACTTGAACTAAAACACACCATCAAGTTGATTCAGGAACTTGATTCCGAGATTGATGAAATCGAAAATGAAATCAAAGTCATCATGGATGAAATCAACTCACCGATTCTTAGTATTCCTGGAATTAATTATCGCATGGGTGCTATGATCATTGCCGAGATTGGTGACTTCAGTCGTTTTGATTCTCCTGATAAAATCTTAGCTTATGCTGGATTCTCACCATCAACATATCAATCCGGACAACTGGATGGTGCTTACGCACATATGGAAAAACGTGGTTCCAGATACCTGCGATACGCTTTGTACAATGCCGCCAAGTATGTCTGCCACTGGGATCCAACATTTGCAGGGTATCTTGCCAAGAAACGAGCTGAAGGCAAGCACTATAACGTTGCCATATCACATGCTGTAAAAAAGCTGGTTCGAGTGATTTATCATCTTGAAAAAACAAAGCAACAATACATCAAAGTAGCTTAATCAATTTTAATTCGATACTCCTTTTTGAGCACCTGTCACGATGCTCTTTTTGTCATGCAGTTTTCAAGGTTCATGGAACTCTAACTGAGTTCAAAATATATCTAAAATACATTTCTGTATTTTATTCAAAAAATATCATTTTAAGGCTTGACTTTTAATAGTTAGTCTTTCTTTATTTTGTTTCATGTTTTATATTTTTATTCTCTTTAAATTCATTGGAGAATAAGTAATCATAAGCAGTTTGGTGCTTATTGCTCTGTCAGTGGAGCGTGATTAATTTTTTTGAGTAGGAAACCAGAGAAGTCATGAGCTTTGGCATAGTAGACACTCGCACTACTCTCCTACTCTTTTTTAATTGTTATGCGAGTGGAAAGCGAGAAATAAAAATGGGATATACTCATGGAACAAGTATTGAATCAAAAACAAGAATTTGTACAAAATGTGGAAAAGAATTCCCGAATACAAATGAATTCTTTTCTTATGCAAATAAAAAACTTGGACGATTAAATGCTTTATGTAAAGAATGTCAAAAAATAATTAGTAAAGAAAAGCGCCTGAAGATTATTGAGAAAAATAAAAATAAAGATTTATTTTATTCAGGGACACGACATTGTAAAAAATGCAATAGAGATTTACCAAATAATAAATTATATTTTCCTATCGATCTATCTTGTATTGATGGTTTAAGAAATGTATGTAGAGAATGCAGCAAAAAGGAATCTGGTTTTCTTGATCCCAATTATACAGTTTCCGAAAAATGGACGGATGAAGAAAATAATGTATTGTTAGAAAAATATAAAGATTTTACTGGCGAAGAATTGCATAATTTATTTTTGCCAAATAGAACCGTTAGATCTATAGAATGTCATGCAGCGCTTCTTGGTCTGCAAGGCAAGAATTACGATGCACAAGTTAGAGCTAATTTGTCTAGAAGTATAAAAAATAGTGAAAAGTTGAAAGGGCGAGCATTATCTGAATAATCCAGAAAGAAAATTTCTGAAACAAAAAGAGAATATTTTAAGACTCATAATGGATGGTGGAAAGGTAAAAGACGTAGCCCAGAACAATGCAAAATGATAAGCGAAAGGCAAAAGGGAAAATGGGCTGGAGATAAAAATCCAAGACATTTAAATCCATTAGTTGGCGAAGAAAATGGTCGTTGGAAAGGTGGAATTAATTCTACTTATGTCGAGTTAAGATCTGATACAAAAAGTTGGTTCAATGATTCAATGGGATTTTGTAATTATAAATGTGTTATAACTGGCGGTGAATTTGATAATGTACATCATACAACAGCATTTAGAGATATCGTTGATGAAGTTTTTAAAATAACAGGAATAGAAGTAAAACAGCAAGTATGTGATTATAACAAAGAAGATTTCGATGAATTAAGATTAACATTAAAAGATTTGCATATGTTATATGGGTATGGAGCATGTATAAACAAAGAGGTACATAAATTATTCCATGACAATTATGGATATACAAAATTCTCTCCATTTGACTTTTTGGATTTTTTATACAGAATCGATACTGGAGAATTTGATACTTGGTTCACGGAAAATAATTTGAAAATAAATATAAATTATGAATATGTAGAATATTTAGAAAGCACTTTGTCAGTTCTTGCGGAAAGTGCTTAATTTATTGAAATAAAAGGAGGTGGCTGTTAATTGGCTACAAAAGCAACTGCACCGAAATTAACGGCTGCTCAAATGAAAGACAAAATTATTCGATTAGAGGATAAAGTTGATTCATTAAAAAATGGTGCCTGGTGCTATATGTGTGATACTCATAAATCACGAGACAAATTTTATGTAAGTACAGATCCTTTAAATAAAAGTGGGCTTACACCTATTTGCAAGGATTGTGCAAAAAAAATAGCGTTAAAAATTGGGAAAGATAAAGTAGAACATGAACCAGACAAAGATTCTGTTATATTAGCCCTTAAGTATTTGGACAAGCCTTTTTTAAATGATTTGTGGGATGCTAGTGTATTAGAAGCAGATAATTTAGCTTCTGGAAGAGTTAAATCTAACCCTTGGAATGCATATATTAAAAACGTTGCGATGGGGCAATATAATTGCAAAACGTTCTCAGATAGTGATTTTTATTATTCGAAAAAAGATGAAAATAATGACAATATAGATGATACATCAAATTCTTTTTCTGTTAATAAAGATTTGTTAGATACGTTTACACAAAATAAAAAAGATGTAATTCGTTTATTAGGATATGATCCCTTTGAAAAAGAACAACCTGGTGATCAACCATATCTATATGCAAGTCTTATTGGTTATTTAGATTCTAGCGAAGATGCAAATGAAGATAGACTTAAAACATCTTCTTCTATTGAAATCGTAAAAAGTTTTAGTCACATTGAGAAGATAAACGATGTAATTACTTCGTTAATGTCTGATGTAAAAAATATGGAGAAAAACATATCTACAATAAAGAACCTAGAAGATACAAAAAACAAAATAACTTCTTCTGTATTAAATTTGGCAAAAGATAACGGAATCAGCTTAAAACACTCTGTCAACGCTTCAAAAGGTGAAAATACATGGACTGGTAAAGTTCGGAAAATGAAAGAAATGAATCTGTCTGAAGCTGAAACAAATTTATATAATATTGAATATTCTGCCGGTTTACAACAAGTAGCTGAAATTAGTGATGCAGCTATTTTAAAACAGATTCGATTAGATGAAAACGACTATAATGATATGATTATTCAGCAAAGAGAATTGATAAATAAATATAAAAAGAAATCCGATGAAAGTGAAGAAAAATCAAGAATTCTTCTTAAAGAAAATTATGATTTAAAATCACTTTTAAAAGATAATAACATAGATTTGGTGGAAACAAACAATGCTTGAGACAGACTCTGGAATCTTATTGCCGAATAATTACCAAATCTATGTAAAACCAACAGAACGTGAAATATCTCAGAGAAAATTAGAAAGTTATCAAAAATTAGCTGAAATAAAACAATGGGGATTACGATATCCAACGAAATTTTTATCAGAATTCGTGGGCGTAGATTTATTAGATTCACAGGAATATACATTCATGATGAGCTGGACAAGACCGTATGTCCTATGGCTAGAAAGTCGAAATGCTGGTAAGACAACAAAATTAGCGTTGTATGCAATGCTTCGTGGACTTTTACATAATAATTATAGAATATATATTTGTTCTGGAACTGCAGATCAGTCACAAGAAACATTTAGAAAAATTGAAGATATTGCAATGAAAAATATTGAATCAATGACTGGTCTTACGGATGTCTTTAGAAATGAAGTGGAAATATCTCAGGCGAATTCATCCGGTTTTGTCCATAATCCAATGGGATTCACGTATAAACTTTATAATGGCAGTTTTGTGAAGACCTTAAATAGTAATATTAATGCGAAAAGAGGTAAACGTGCAGAGGCCGTCTATTTTGATGAGGGAGGATGGCTTTCTGAAGAAGAATTCAATGTTATTGGTGCGTTTACAACTCAGAGTGCAGACTTTAAACTTGGCGGAGATATTGATGTCGCCACAGTTCCAAAAGAATTCCCTCATCAATTATTATATGCATCCTCTGCATCTTCTGTAGATACTGCATTTTATCAGAAATATCGTGACTTTTCAAAGAAAATGTTTTTAGGTGATCCAAGATATTTTGTTGCGGATCTGAATTGTGATATAGTAATAAACACTACTTTTCACGGAAAACCTTATCCTGCTTCATTGTTAAATAGAGAAACAATCGAGAATGAAATCAGAAACAATCCTGAAAAAGCTATGCGAGAATATTATAACCAATTTACGCAAGATGGTGGAGTTGGACAAATCATTAAACGTGCGCTAATTGTTCGAAATTCTTATAACAGGCCTCCTGTTTTGTATAATGACACAAATGAAAGAAAATTTGTGTTCGCATATGACCCAGCTCGATCTACTGATAATTCAATTTTAGGTATCGGAGAACTATTATACAACGAAGAAGATGGGTACACAATGGATATTGTAAATGTTATTTCATTTTCTGATTTAGGCCTTCGAAGGAAAACTCCTATGATGACACAAGACCAGATACGTGAATTGCATAATCTTCTGTTGGATTACAATGGTGATGCGTTAGATTATGATAACATCGAATTGGTTTTGGCAGATGCAGGATCTGGTGGAGGTGGAAACTCTTGGGTTAGAGATAGTCTAATTGAGGAATGGAAAGACAAAACAGGGAAAAATCATCATGGATTAATTGACAAAGACTATACAAACGGAGATATCTATTCAAAGAGATATCCAGAAGCAGTTAATAAGTTAAAATTGATTGAACCATCAAAATATAAATCAGAGATGTTTGAAGCTTTGATAAAAATGGTTGAAGCAAATAAAATTCATTTCACTGAAAAATATGACAATAAAGGTTACTTAAATATACTGGAAGTCGATGATGAGCTAATGCATAAGTCTGAAGAAAGTATTCGCGCTGAATTAGATAAAATGAATTTGGATATCAGTGAATATGAAGAACAATTAGAAGAAAGATTATCTGAAATAGAATCAGCGAAAACCACTACATATAAATTATCTTTGGATGAAGAGGTGGCGTTAGTTCAAATCGATGCCATGAAGGAAGAAATTGTGAATATTTGCAGAACAAAAAGAGAAGGTGGAAAAGATAGTTTTAAACTTCCTCCACATAAAGATGCGGATACGGGGAATTCTGAAGCAACTATGCACGACGATAGGGCATATGTCTTAGCAATGTTAGGCTGGTTCCTATCGGAAAAAAGACTTGAACATATTAAAAATAAAAAGAAGAAATCTATCTCTTCTTCTAATCTCGTCGATATGCTACCAATTCAAACAGCAAAAACATTTTCATATTTTGACTAAATTTATCCCACACTTCTCTCTTATTCTCCAATTAAAAATATAAATTTTGCGAAAGGAAGGTGTATCATTGGGTAGACCTAAAGGATCAAAAAACAAACCGAAGGTGTTAGATAATACACCTCACATTTCTAATACAACACAAAGTAAAAAGACGGATAAAGTAGATAAATTACTTGCGAATGCAAGAAAATCTATCAAACCAACAGTGAGTACTCCGCAAGGTGCAAAGACCGTTAAAGAAATCAGTACAACGCTTACTAAGCAAGAACGCGTAAATGAAATGTTTGCAACAACTAAATCGATGCTTGATGCACTGCAGCTGGTTGACTTATCAAAAACAGAAAACAGAACATTTCAGACTTATTCTAGAGAAACACTTCGTACATATCTTAAATCCCCAAAATCCTATGAATCTCAAATTAGAAATTTAAGTAGATATTTGTATAGATTATGTTATGAATATCGTCGTATTTGTAATTTTTATGCCAGGATGATATGTGGAGACGCTTTTAATATCACTCCACTTGTCGACTTAACACAACCAATAAATAATAATGAAATTGTACAGAAGTATTATAAAACCCTAGTTCGATGGCAGCGATTAGATTTCAAAGATGAAATCACAAAACTTTTATTAGTAGCATGGCGCGAAGATACAGTATATGCATATGTCTATGATGATTCTGACCAAGAAGGTGGTACGTGTTTCTACCAAATCCTAGATGGAGATTATTGCAGAATTTCTTCGATCGAAGCCGGTGTATTTCGATTCGCGTTTGATTTCTCGTATTTTCGTTCACATGAAGCTTATCTCGAATATTGGGATAGTGAATTTAAATCTAAATATGAAGCTTATCAAAAAGATTCTACTCTTCGTTGGCAAGAGCTGGAGCCAGAAAGGCAAATTTGTTTCAAGATAAATTCTGATGATCCAACTATGGATTATCCACCGTTTGCTTCGTTATTTGAAAGCATAATTTCTAACATTGATTTACAAGCCTTAAAGACGGCTAAAGATCAACTGAGTGCATATAAACTACTTGTTGCAAGACTTAAGCCTATATCTGGATCTGATGAACCAGATAATTTTGAAGTTGATCCAGTAACTGCGCTTCAATATTATAATAAGTTTGCTGAAAAACTCCCTGAATGCGTAAACGCATGTCTATCTCCTATTCCAATAGAGCCAATTGAATTTAAGGATCTTAATACAACCGATGATACAGATATGATCTCTAGTTCTTTATCAAATCTGTTTAAGAGAATTGGTGGTGTTATTCTTGATAATGACAAAACAGGATCTACTATTTATGAAGCGCAAATTATCGCAGACATGGAAATTGCGCATAGTACGCTGGTTCCACAAATTAATCGTTATCTAAATCTGTATTTTAATTATGTTATTGGAACAGATCACGCTTCTATCAAATACCTCGAAGGTGTTTGTCCGTATACAAGAAAATCCAAAAGGAAAGAGTATCTTGAATCAGCTCAAAATGGATTTGCAAAAATGAAAATTGGTATTCTCGACGGCGATACGCAGCTTGAACAATTATCTGCGTTGTATCTTGAAAATGCACTCGGATTATCAAATCTTATGACTCCATTAAATACAAGCTATACTCAAACAAGCTCTGGAACAGATCCTATATCTGGAGGAAGGCCAGAATCTGATGCAACAGATTTGACAGACAGTGGCTCAGATACTCGTGAACAAGATAAGAATAATATGTAATAGGAGCTGATATCTATATGAAGAAAAATTTTATTAAAGTGTCTGATATAGATACAATGAAGACGCTTATAAAATCGGGATATCAAATTATTGATACGCAAAACGGCGTCTATACATTTTTAAATGATGATAAACTATATTTTTCTGATGATTTAGATTTATCAAAAATTCAATATAGTAATATTCTTTACGTTTAACTATCTCATCTTTCAGGATGGGATTTTTTATATTCTGAAGAAAGGAGGTAGACAATAGGATGCGTAATAAAACAATGCTTACCATTGATGATTTAGTTAAATTTTGTGAGGAACAAAAATTTGCAAAATTTAGTTCAGAAGATACTGGATACAAACTTGCAGTAAAAGTTCTGACAACATTTGAGTCCGAGGATTCAGTTGATGAAAACCATCGTGGTATGCAGAAAGTCAAAATTAAAATTTTCCATACAGGGAAAAACAGAAATAAATCGCGCGTTTCAAAAGAATCTGCTGAACGCGCAATGAAGACAATTCCAGATAGGCCTGTGCTTGGAGCAATTCATCAGTTAGACGATGGCTCTTGGGATTTTGAAGGTCATGAGATAAAAACAGTTGTTAATGAAGAAACAGGCGAAAAGGAAAATGTATATATTGAATCCCAAATCGGTTCGTTTTCTTCTGAACCAGCTTTTTGGGAACATGATGATAAGTTAGATAAGGATTTTGTGTGTGCTTATGCTTACATTGCAGAAGATTATACAAAGGCTGTATCAATTTTAAAAAATAAAAATGGAACAAAGAATAGCTGCGAACTTGTTATTGAGGAATTATCTTATGATTCAAAAGAAAAAGTACTTGATCTGGAAAATTTCTATGTAAACGCCTCGACTTTTTTGGGATCTCGTAATGATGGAACCGAAATAGGAGAAGGCATGGAAGGTTCTAGAGCTGATATTGTAGATTTTAGCGAAGAACATAATTCAGTTTTGATTGATTTGCAAACCAGAATTTCTAATTTGGAATCCAGATTAGAGCAGGTTTGTTTCAATGATAAAAATTCTACGAAAGGAGGAAATTTGTTGAAATTCGAAGAATTGTTAAAGAAATATAATGTAAAAAAAGAAGATATTGATTTTGATTACGAAGGATTATCTGATGGAGAACTAGAAGCGAAATTTAAAGAAAAGTTCGAGGGTACAGACGCAACCGATAGTAATACGGATAGTACTTTGGAAAATCAAGATGATAATTCGGCGCCAGAGTCAAATGCAGAAGAAGGCAATCAGAATACAGAACAGAATTCAGATGCTGCTGAATCGACGACAGACGGAAAAAACAATGATAACAGTCATGAAAATCCAAAGGAGTCTGATAGTGAAAAATCATCAGAAGATAACCCTGAATCTGATGTTACATCAACTACAGGTGAAAAGAAAAAGAAAAAATATTCAATTGACATTGATGGCAATATAAAATCTTTTGAAGTGGCTTTAGATGATAAAATTTTTGCATTATCTAATCTGGTAAATACTCAGTATGGTGAATCAGATAATTGTTGGTATTCTGTAAAAGTTTATGAAAAATATCTGGTTATGTCTGATTATTGGACGGGTATTGCGTACAAACAAACGTATTCTCAAGATGGAGATAACTTCTCTCTTACCGGTGATCGCGTCGAAGTGTTTGCTACATATCTTACTCAAGAAGAGCTTAACGAACTCGATGAAATGAGAAATAATTATGCAGCACTTGTTGAGTATAAAAGCAACGCAGAATTTTCTAAACTTCATTCTCAAAGAGAAGAAATTCTAAGTGCAGAAAAATATGCTGTTCTGAAAGATACAGATGAGTTCAAATCTCTAGTTGAGAATATGGATAAATACAATCTGGTTGATCTCGAAAAAGAAGCAAAAGTAATTTTTGCGGATTATATCACATCTCATGCAGAAACTTTCTCTGCAAAAAATCCAGAAAAAGAAACAAAAAAGAAATTCAATGGTGGAATGCGATTCGGAGTAGATTCTGAAGGATCTACTGTAGATAACGAAAAGTCACCATATGGAGATTATTTTAAATCTCTTAAAAAATAATTGAAATGTTATTTCTGAACCAATTGAGCATTGGTTCTTTTTATTATTCAAAATTTCAAAAGGAGGAAAATTTAAATGGCATCAAATTTTGATACTTATGCTTATAAAAAACATGGCGTATTTCATAGCACTTTAATGCACGCAACAGATATTCCAAACGCATTTTATAACATGGTTAATGATGGTGCTGATATGGACAATGGTTCTGTAGCAGTTCTTAAACCTGAAAATTATAAAGAAAGCGATGTATTTAAAGTCGGTACAGCACCAGCAGTAACTGATAAAATTGTTATTCTTGCAAATCCAGTAAAAATTTATGAGGAATACACAAAGAGAATGCAGGAAGAGTCTCAATTCTACAACGGAAAAGGTGAAATTATTCGTGCTTTTGAAGTATTTGAGACAGATAGATTTAGTCTTTCCAAGGAAGCATTTAAAGATAATGCAGAACTTGCCGTAGGCAAGTATGTTGTTGTAGATGGTTCTGGATTCAAACTTACGACCGTTGCTGCAGATCCGAATGCAACCAAACCAACAAATGGTTTTGTTGGATATATTTACAAACAATGGCCAAATGGCGAGTACGCAGTATTCGTAAAACGTAATCGCGCAGTAGAAGCATAGGAAAGGAGGTAGATTAAATTATGAGAAAACTATTTTTTAATGAATATACTGATTTAAATCAGGAAAAGTTTGCAGATATGAATGACGTTAGAACGTTCACAAAAATCTGTATTGATACATATAATGATAGACTTCAAGGACAATCTCAGGCCGATGCCAATGTTGTTATTGGAAAGAAATTTATAAATATTGCCGGTCTACCTGAGAATCCAACAGACCATCAAATCAAACGAGCATTAGGCAGAACATCCGTTAGAGAAGCTTTATTTGAAATTATTGAAGATACACTTGATGACACTCTTGTTACTGGATGGTCAGCTGATCCATTCTTCAGAAAATATGTTGATTTCAAAAATGTTGCTATTGGCGAGAAGAACAGTTTTTATGTCAAAGATGATTGTATTCTAACTGTTGCAAAAATTGCAAATGGTCATCATGCGATTGAACGTCAGAGACTCGCTGGTGGACAGACAAGAACCGTAAGCACTGGATACTATGGTATGTCCGTATATGTTGACTTAACAAGATTCATGCAGGGTGTTGAAGATTGGAATGAACTTCTGAATAAAATTACAGAAGCTTTCAATCGTTATACAAATACAATGCTTCATGATGCAGTTATGTCTGCTTCAAAACAGCTCCCAGTTCCAGCTAAATGGAATATTAAAGGTGAGGCAAAACCAGAAAATAAAGCAAAACTTAAGAGACTTATTTCTGATGTACAACTTGCTACTGGTTCCAAAGCCGTAATTATGGGTACAGAAGTAGCCCTGGGCGAGCTTGTAAACTTTGGTAATGTTCAATGGGCATCCACCGAAGCAAAAAGCGATTTATATAGAATGGGCCGTCTTGGTACTTTCGAAGGCACCGATCTTGTTGAGATTCCACAGGCATTTGCCTACAATGATGTAACTAAATATCTTGAGGATGATACAAAACTTCTCGTTATGCCAAATAACATTGATAAATTCATCAAATTTGTATACGAAGGATCAGACGCTACATTTGAAAGAAACGAAATGGGCGACACAGGAGACGAAACCAAGGATTATAAGATTAGAACATGCATGGGTCTTGAAACTATGACCAATGTACGCTTTGGTACTTGGGAGATTGGAACCTGATCTTAAGTATAATTATTTTAGGAGTGTGGATTGACTGCACTCCTATTTTTATGAATGAAAGGATAAATAACTATGAAAGTTTATGAACTTGCAAAACAAATTAATGTACCAAGTTCTGATATTGTTAAGCTTTTACAGGAAAATGACATTAGTATCAAAAGTCATATGGCTAACCTTGACGATGATGTTGTAGAAATGGTCAAGGCAAATTATATTCAACCTGTAAATAAAAAAATGGATTCAGTTGAGCAGATGAAAACATCAAAAAAAGATGCTGATTATAAGCCAGATGAGATGATTCCTTGCAGATCTCTTTTTCCAGGCGTTTTCTTGTTTAGTGGGGATCATACGCATATGGTGTATCCATTTAATGGCCCTGGTGATCGCAGAAATGTAGAATATCAAGATCTAAAAGCTGCAATGATTCAGCATAAAGGTTCTATTTTTAACCCAGACATTATTATTGAAGATGAAAACCTAATTAATGATGATCATTGGTTTGAAGTAAAAGATGTTTATGAAAGCATGTTTAACGAGGAAGATATTCAGAAAGTTATGAATCTTCCTAATAGTGATTTTGAAACAGCTTTTATTCAGTTACCAATTATCGCCAAAAATAGAATTATTGGTATTTACGCTACTCAGATGGAAAATGGTACATTTGAACATTGGAACAAAGCGAAAATCATTGACAAAGTTTGTGGTACTCGTTTTGATCTAAAAATGTAATTAGTAAGATCGGAGGTGAATTATGACCTACGATTATGAAAATATATTTGAACGATTTTATCCTCTTATAACAGATCCAAATTTCTACAGATTGCAAAAATCATATGTGACAAATCTAATGGCTGGTTGGCTACATAATGCTGTGGCAGAGCCTTATATTCGAAAAATATTTTCTCAAATTAGTTTAGATGATGATATGGAAGAAATAACTTTCGAGTTAGATAATTCAATCGACGAAGAATCAGATAAAGAATTTGTTTTTAGTATCTTAACACAATATATGGTTATTTCTTGGATGCAACCACAAGTAGAAAGTATTTTAAATATTTCTATGATGATCGGTGGAAAAGAAGAAAAGAAATTGCAATCTAATTATAAGAATAATATTGATCGATTGGAGCAATTAAAAAGAAATCTCAGAAAATATATTCGAGATCATGGTTACGAATATAATTCCTATCTTGACGGAGGTACGACATGAAATATTTATATGGAAGTATACCTGATGGTCAAGTTAAAGAGATTCAAAAATCAATTCGTGGATCGATTTTCTTTTTATTATTATGTGTAGATCCCAAAACAGCAGATAGTTATCCGGATGTTGATGTCAATAAAACCTTTGAGAATTTGTTGAATAAATTAGATGGGTACAACACTCTTCTACTATATCCTCTCGCTATTGCGGACACAATGAGTTTGTTGCAAGCAGCTCAAAATCTTTACAACAGTCCAATGTTTAAATACTGGAAATATAGAAAACTAATATTGGATGCTGGAATGGCAATTCTTAAGATCGAGGAGGTGTAATACTATGCCTTCATTCGAAGAAATTCAAAAAATGTATCAAGCAGTAGGGATGTCTGGTACTGTAGGCGAAAATCTGAAAAACATATCTGATGACCTTATGGATCTTACCTGGGACAATGATATACAATCGAAAAAATGTTATATTTATGATTATTTTCATGACGATCAAAAAGAACTTTCTTATGGAATGACTTACGAAAATACAACAAAGACTCCGATCGATGCCAAATTTATTGTATCTCAATACGGATCTATATCACAGGATCAAGTTGAATATCATTTACAATTTCGCCCAAGACAAAAACTTACTTTTGAAGAAAATGATGACCTATATTATTTTGAAACAGATTATCACAGGAAATTTAAAGTGCAATTCCCGATCGGCCTTTACGTGGATTTACCCAACGATATGGGAGTTTACGAAAAATGGATGATTGTTCAAAAAAATATAGGAAATCAATTTATTAAATATTCTATCCTTCCGTGTAATTATCATCTGGAATGGATTGAGCGAGATGGTCATAGAAAAATCAAACGAAAAATGTGGGCGGTTTTAAGGTTGCAAAGCTCCTATAATTCGGGATTGTGGACTGATACATATATGACCAAACAAGAGAACCAGGATAAAATCTGGCTTCCTCTTAATCGTATTACAGAAAAGATCTGGTACTCTACAGATCAAAATAAAAATATGCGCGTTTTAGTCAGTGCTTATACTGATCGTCCTGTAGCATGGAAAATCAGTAAGGTAGAAAATACTCAACCAATTGGTATTCAGAAACTTGTTATTTATCAGGATTATTTTGATCAAAACAAAGATTATATTGAAAAAGATTCTAATGGAAATATTATAGGAATGTGGGCTGATTATCATGACTCTGATATTGAGCCAATTGAACCAGATCCTATTACCAATAAATTAAATTCTGAAATCATATCTTCTACTCCAAAAATTAAAGTTGGAGGTACTTATAAATTATTAACGTTAAAAATTTATGACGATGATCATAATGAGATAACGGATAATTACTCTGATGCAACTTTTTCATGGAAATGTTCGGTCGATGAAGAAGACTTAACTGAAAAGGTTACATGGTTTGTAGTTAAATCTAACAATCAAATCAAAATTAAATTTCCAAATGATAGAACTTATTTAGATCATATACTTGATATTGTATGCACTGTTGAAAAAGATGGACAATCTTTTGAGACTGCAACGCAATATGAAATTTCAATTTAGGAGGTCTTATGTCTGAGAAAAAATACACTTATGATTTTGAAGACAAAAAAGGTCTTCTAAAGAAATTACAATCCTATGCAGAAACGCAAGATGATGACAATGTTCGCACAAAAGAAAAGGTAAAAACCGCTCTACTACACTGTCCAGAATTACTATATGCTCTTCATGAGACTGATCTTGAGGATCAATTGTTTGACGAGGAGGGACATCTGAATGTAGATGAAAATGGTGAGCCTTTAGGCGAATGGGACAGATATTTTGGAGCAAATGGAAATATCAGACCTTATCTGTTCTTTCCGGAAGTCCAGGATCACGCAAGAAACTTTTTATGTTATCAAACGGGATTTAAAGACACGCCAAAATATAATTCTGTTGAGAAATATGCATCTTTAACAATGCTTATTTTTATTCACACGAAGGATACCATCGATGAACCGACAGGTGTTCCACGACACGATCTTATTGCAAGTATTTTAAGAGAAAAATTTAACTGGTCGAATATTTTAGGTACGCAATGTACCATGAATTTAAATTCTGAATATACATCTGATACTAACTATGTTGTTCGTAAAGTTGTATTTGAGGCAACAAATATCAATGCTTTGACAAAGACAACAGATGGAAGAACACAGATGATTAATAAATTTCGGAGTGTCTAATGGCTGAGAAAATTAAAGATCTGAAAACTTATGAATTTAAATTTGATCAGCTTAAATTATATTTTGCAGAAGATCTTGTAGTAAATAATATTATTAAAATTGTACAACCAACAATAGGGAATATTGTATCTTTTGGAGAAGATAAACTGAATGCTTCTATCTCGCCGTTTGTTACCAATCCAACGACTCATAGGTTATATTTATGGAAAGCTGGTATAGATTGGAACAAACTTTCTGAATATCAACTCTTTTTGATGACGTATCGTAGCTTACAACCAGAAATTACAGAGTTGGTTTTTGATGGTTATGATTTTTCTCAGTTGATTCAATATGTTGATAAAGAAGAGAATATTGTGCTTTGTGATCAAGATCAAAACGTTGTTTTGGATGAGGCTATATATCAATATATGGCTCAATATTTACGGACAATGTTTAATCGACATCCAAAAGTAGAAAAAGCAAAAGGACGAGCTACAAAAGAAGCCATCATTGATGAAGATGAACAGAATCTAGCTATTCAAATGAAAAAGGCTGCTGCTAATAATCAAAATGAATCTACTCTTCTACCGATGATTTCTTTTTGTGTTAATCACCCTGGATTTAAATACACGACGGAACAGTTAAAAAATGTTGGTATTTATGAATTCATGGATAGTGTTCAGCGACTACAAATCTATGAAGCTACACATGCACTTCTAGGCGGATCTTACAGCGGATTCTGTGATACGAAAAAAATCCCAAAAGAACAATTTAATTTTATGCGTTCTGCAGTTCCTAAAAAAGTTCTACCACAAAAACAAGAAGAAAAAATCGATCAGATTAATAATGATCGATCAAAAATAAACGAACGTATTAAACAGATCAGGAAGTAATCTTTCTGGTCTTTTATTTTATCCAAAAACAAAACAAGGAGGAAAAATACTATGAGTTTTAAATTAGGTGATATTATCATCGATAGAATTCTTACTGGTTATGCAGAGTCACTAGACGGTACTCCTCTGTACGCTCTGTCTCAGTTAGCAGACTCTACTATTGATATTTCCGCAGATTCTAAAGATGCCACCGATCAGAGAGGTAATCTGATTAAGAAATTCTGGCAAGGTAAAACCGGCACATATACTGCAAACAATGCAATGATTAACACTAATATTATTGGCGCTGCAGCAGGTACTGGTGTACAGGAAGCTTCTGCTTCTGCAAAGATTACTATGCCAAAAATCATGACTGTAAAAGCTGGTACAGCTCTTACTCTTACAGATGCAAAAGAAGGTACAATTAAAGTAAATGCATGGGGCGCAAATGGCTCTATGGGCAAAGCTTATAAACAAGGTACTGCGGCGTCTGCTACGGATTTTGGTTATACAACTGCATCTAAGAAACTTGATTTACCAACCGATGAATCCACCAAGCTATTTATCGTGAAATATGATCGTGAAGTAACAAGTGGTTTTGCAATCAAGAACAAAGCAGACAAATTCCCCTCTACTGTACGTCTTACTCTTAAGGCACTGTGTGTAGATCCATGTTCTGTTAACACTCTTCGTGCTTGTTACATCGTGCTTCCATCTTTCCAGGTATCTCCAGAAATTTCTCTGCAGCTTACCACCGACGCACAGCTAGAATACAAAGGAGATCTTCAGGTAGATTATTGTTCTACTGATAAATCTCTGTATGAATTCTACATGGCAGAAGATGACGTCGAAGAGGACGAATAAGAACGTTATGGCTGGCTGAAATATGCCAGCCGTTTTTAAGGAGATCTAATGACAAGAAAAATCAAAAGAAAATGTATTGTCTGTGGAAAAGAATATAACTTCTGTCCTATTTGCGAAGATGATGCCGCAAAACCATCTTGGATGATGATTTTTGATTCTAAAGATTGTCATGATATCTACGATGTGGTTACTGGATACAAAGACGGCATCTATGATAAGGAATATGCAAAAGGAATAATTTCTAATTGTAAATTAGACATAAGTAAGTATTCTGATGACATTGCAAAAGTCTTAAAAGAACTAACTAAGAAAGAGACAGCAAAGAAAACTGTCGAAACTCTTGATATTAAGGGAGATAAGAAATGATTTTGAATAGTGATTTAATTTTAGGGATATACAAAGAATTTTACCACTATTCAATTTGTATATCCCTATTTTTTACGCTATTCATTAGGAGAAAAAGGATGAAAATTGAAACACATTTAAAGCCGTATGATTATTCTGAAAAAGATGTCTGTAGGATTGTGAATCCCAAACAGTGTCTTTTGTATATCAAAAACGGAGTATTTCCAATTGATATTTATACGAGCGTAGATCCAAAAAATGATCGAGATATTATTGTGATGATTTTTTCAAGAAAGGATTCTGCACAAGTATACCAACAATGGTGTAACTATGAATTGGAATAACATATGGAATATATACAAGAAAAAGAAATTTTTAGATATGTATTAGCTACTGCTGATGGAACATATCTTAAATCTCTCCACATGGGATCATATTGTTTCTCGGATATCGAATCATGCACAAAGTTTGCAAGTCAAAAATTAGCAAATAAATATATTCAATATTACCGGCATGATACGAAAGACAATGATACTTATTTATTCATTGTTCCATTGAGAATATCATACGACCTGATCAAAAACTATGGAGGGTAACGACTATGAAAAATATTAACTGGCTCGTAAGAGTAAAAAATAAAATGTTCTGGATTTCTCTAATTCCAGCAGTGATCGTACTTATTCAAGCTATTGCTGCAGTATTCGGATGGACAATTGATCTGAGTGGACTTGGAAACAATCTTGTAAATGTTGTTAATGCGGCATTCGTTGTGCTCGCTATTTTAGGTATTGTTATTGATCCTACTACTGCTGGTGCTGGAGATTCAGATAATGCTATGACCTACACAGAACCAAAAGCATAGCAGAAAGTGTAGGTGAAAAATGGAACCTATACGTGAATTTTTCGGGATCGACTGGAAAGCTTTTGGAATAACAATTTTTGTTGCGCTGCTGGGATTCCAAGCGATTATACAGGTATTACATTGGTTTTTATGTGATTTTCTTGGTCTTGAAACAAAAGCAATGCGCGAAAAGAAAGAGGAACATGAATTGCTACTCTTAACTCAACAAAAAATTCAAGACTTAGAGATTAGCCAACGAAACGATGAAAAAGAATTACATCGTAGTAACAAGGAACTGAAAGAATGTATTGAAAATCTAACAAAGATGTATGTTGATAAGGAAATTGATGATATTCGTTGGGAAATATTAGACTTCTCTTCTGCTGTAACAAGTGGGCGAAAATATAACCGTGAGACTTTTGAACATATTTTTAGGATGTATGAGAAATACGAAACAATTCTTGAAGAGAATAAACTAGAAAACGGACTTGTTACTGAGAGCATGGAGGTAATTAAGGAAGTTTATCATAAACAACTTAAAGATGGAGTTATCAAATAGAAGATGAATTTTCATCAAAAATAAAAGTGACCGTGAACGTTTAATAGCTCACGGTCATTAAAAGAAAGAAGGTCTTATATGTTTCGAAAATTATACAACAAATTTATAAACATGATTGTTGAAAAAACAAAACAATCAATATATAAAGATATAAAAAGTGATTATGATAAGTTATTGATTAAGGATTAACCACGCATATATTATAAAATAACATTGAAAAATCTGAGAGTTTTATATAGCTCTTTTCATAGTCGATGATCTCTCCATCAGCCAATGTTTTGACACTTTCTTGTTCTAATTCTTGGAATAATGGATTTTCCTTGATGTGATTATAAATTTCCTGTTGAATATAATACTTTCCAAATGGAATTTCTATTAAGCCTAATCGTAACAAATTATCTATAGAGGTAGCACATTGTTTAATAGAGAAGTCTTTTATCCACGTACAATGATTTTGGATAATGTTACTTCCGTCAGATGGCGTCTTCCTACGTAAATTGATAATAGGTCTAATTCCTGCTTCGACTATCATTTTAAAAACTAATGCATCAATCGGAGACATCTGTTTTATAATCTCTACAAATGAAGGATGCACTGATTCTTTTGTATCATCAATCATAGCTTTTGCAAGAAGATTTGCATATAAATTACGCAACTCCTCGTTACCCATAGAATATGAAATTGCTTGAATAGCAGGAACGGCAACATATGGTTCTGGTTCAACAATTTTTTCTTGATCTATATGTTCGAGTTTTAATTCAAGAAGTTTTTGAGCTTCTTTGATTGCATATTCTCTTTTTAAAGTCCATATGTCTACATTTGAAAGTAAGGCATTAATAACACGAGGAACTCTACCAGCAAGTTTTCCTACTTCTTGAGCAGATGGTTGGAATGCGTCTTGATATAATTCTGGAACAGTTTCGACGGCCTTGCCTATGCCTTTGGATAATTCTTTAAGTTCTTCTTTCATTGACTACAGTATCCCTTCCGTTTATTTATAATTATATTATACGCTAATTTAATGTAATATCAAGGAGAAAACAATATGTTTGGATTTATAATATGCTTAAAATTTGGAGAAAAAGCAAAAACATTAGGATTTGGAAAATCCTTAGATATACTAACGATCGCATCCGTAATATGTAAATTAACAGCGGAGAAGATTTCTAAGGAAAAAAATATGTCATATGAAAAAGCTGTAAATTTTGTAACAGATAGTATTAATGAAGTAAATCTTAAAATAAAAGAATAATTATAATATTTAAAAGGAAGTGATTACAATCGCTAGATCTAAATTTAACGTAGATAAGGACACCAGTAAACGTACTTATAACAATATAACTTTTGATTCAATTTTAGAAATGAAATATTATCGTGATGTGCTTTGCCCATTAGTGGAGCGTGGCGATGTGGTGGACTATGAATTACAGAAACCATATGAGTTACAACCAAAGTTCAAACACGACGGGAAAACTGTTCAGCCAATAAAATATGTGGCTGATTTTTTTATTGTCTATAAGGATGGACATGAAGAAGTTATTGACACTAAGGGATGCCCTGACAGTGTTGCACTGATTAAAAGAAAACTATTCTGGTACTGCTATCCAGATGTTAACTATAAATGGATTTGTTATTCCAAGATCGACGGAGGATGGCAGGAATACGAGATCGTGAAAAAGAATCGGGCAGAAAGAAAACGTAAGAAAAAAGAAACTCAAGAGGTAAACAATGTACTCCAGTGAAATAGATGATATTTTAAAAAAGAGAAATTATTGTTTGCCGTCACACTTGTATTTCAAAATAGTAGATAATTCTTCTCAAATTTGTCAGGTGAAGTATGATGCTTATTCTGATAAATATAGTATTCATACAGATGACGGATATCATTGGGAAGTTAGAATTTATCAGGAATAAAAAGGAGAAAATAAATGATTACAAAATATGTAAAAATTAAACCGGTTATTACACTTGCAGATGAGAAAAAAGCAATTGACTTCATTGTAGATTATATGTTTGAAGGCGGTGAGTATACACCGTGGAATAAGGAAGCTGCACTTATTACTGCTATTGCTGTTTATTTTATTGACGGTGTTGAATTTGAAAAAGACGATGTAATCTATAATTGTGTTATGCAAGATCAAAATCTTCATGCGCATGTAAATAAATTTTTCTATAATGTAGATAAATCAGATAAGAAAAATGATATTAATTTTACGTATATCAATATCAAAAACCATGTGATGGAAAGTGTACAAAAGATTGTAGATTTTAAACTACAAAAGATGATTCATTGTACGGATGAAAAACATGAAATGTATACGGAAATTGCAGAAATGGCAAATGCTGTAGCAAATATTGGACGAAATGTTCAGGTTGCCGCAAAACCTGTTCTTGAAAATCCAGAAAGCATTGGAATGATTATGAATATTCTTAAAAAAATGAATGAAAGTAAAATGCTGAATGCTAAAGCAATTCGTGATGTGATGGTTGACACAGTTATGGATGTTCAAAAAAGAATGGCTGGAAAGCAACAGGGGTAAATATGGCTGATAGAGATATTAAAGAGATTCCGATTCGGAATTTTGTACTCTGTTATAACCGGCAGATTAATGATATACAGAAAGCAAAATATTTGAAAGAAAATGTAAAAACGATTATCGACTATCTTCCCATTGAAAACAAAATTGATCTGGTTGAAAGTACGATTTTTGTTGATGGTAAATACGAACATATTTATTCATATGTATATCGATATATTAATTACGTATTGAGAGTGATTGACACATACACCAATCTGCAGGTTAAATTCAGTTCTGGTAAGGAAATGTATGATCAGTTTGATTTACTGGATCAGGCGGGACTGGTTGATATTTTGTTGAATGTTATAGTTCCAAAGAAGGAATTAACAGAGATAATCACATTTAGTAATATGTGTTTGGACGAAATAAAAATAAATAAATAATAAATTAAATCCTCTGACGGTCAAATGTCAGTGGATTTTTTAATGCAAAAAATTAGATGGAGGTGATGGAATGGCGAAAAATGTTTTTCATGAATTAGCAGATATAATTGATAAAAATTCACATGAGATAGCTGGTTATGTTGTAGATCGTCTACAACCATATGTGCAAAAATCATTGGACTCTGCAATTGCAGACTATTATAGCTATCCAGAAGGATCTATGTACAATCGTACTGGAAATTTTAGAAATTGGAAAGCATCTGTAACAAAAGAAAATGGAGACTGGGCAGTGATTAATTTAAACAATGATGAAATGTCTCCTTACCCTGGAATGTGGGGACAAGAACTTACTCAGGAAGGAAGTATGGAATTAATGTTCCAAGGTGGTATGCATGGTTATGGAGAGTATTGCATTGGTGTCATGCCATCGCCATTTAGTTTAGTACAAAAAGATGCTGACACTGGATTTAATGGAGCTGTAACTGATCTTATATACGAAGCAGCTTCAAAGATTCTTTTGAAAGGATTTAAGTAGAATGGCAAATAATAATGACATAAGATTTAAGATTTCTTTAGACATCAGTGATACGGATAAACTGCGTGAATTTGGAGATAAGATCGAAGCAGAACGAAAAAAGATAGAAAAAAATCCAATTGAGGTTAAAGTAAATACTGACGAAGCAGAGCAATCAATATCTGATTTATATGATAATTTAGAGAAAAAGGCAAAAAAGAATTCTAAAAAAACAAAAAGGAAAACACAATCATCTAAGAAAACAACTGATGAAGAAATCCAGACAAATGCAGATAAATATGTTCAATATACTCGTTATGGGAAAAACGGTAAGTCCTCTACATCTCATAGTTATACAAAGTCAAACGGAGTACAACAAAATTATAACGATAAAGGCGAATTAAAATCTGAAACAGCCACAGTAGTTGATCTTCGTAAAGCATATTCTCAGTTAAATAAGGATGTTACAGAGTATTACTCTCTAAAAACAAAATCTGCTAAAGGTAAAGTTGCTACTGAAGATCAAGCTTATGTAAAAGGTAGAATTTCTGATTTGCGAGATGAAATGACTCAAATTCGAACAAACATTTCTGATGCAAGAAAATTAGGATTTTACAATGACGAACTTGAGCAAAAATCTTTAGCTCATTTCCAACGAAAGTCGAATGGATACAATAGTTACAGAAAAGAAAATGATAATACCATAAAAGCTTACGGGAATGATGACAATACTGCTATTCGTCAAGGGTTACGAACAAAGCAGTTAAATAATTATTCTGGACAATCAACAGAAGCCATTGAAAGAGCGCGGACGCTTGACTCAACTATAACGTCGCTTGAAAAGGAATTGTCGGATCTTGTTAATTCTGGCGCATCAATGGATCAGATCACTGCAAAGTTTGATGAGTGTACATCTGCTGGGCAAGAGTTTAAAAAAGTAATGACACTTGTCAATAGCACAATGGAAAAGACTTCTAAAAACAGTTCTTCTGCTGTGGATAAAACCGCTAAGAAAACACAAGAGTCTCTTGAAAAGAAAGTAGCTCAAGTTAAAGAATTAGTTTCGGATGCGTCTATTCAACAGTTGGATGCTAAGTTTGAAAAAATAAGATCAAAATATGCCGGACAAAAGGGGTCAGAAAACATATTAGACTCATTTGACGCTGCCGTTAAAACCATTCACGAAAAGCAAGACAGTATTAAAACGGAATTGTCAAAAGGATCGGATAGTAACTTAACTCAAATCGCTGCGGATGCGGATATTTTAAATTCAAAACTAATTGAAGTCGAGACAACTGCAAAAACACTTGGCGATTCTTTATCTAAAAATCTTGACAGTACATCACTGCAGAAAACCATTGATAGAATCGACAAACTTGTACAAAGTTCTGATGGATTTGCGAGCAAATCTCAATTAGATAAACTGGATGAGTTGAGAAAAGCTTATACATCAAGAGATTCTGGAATCACAAAGGCTGTTGATTATGATAATTCAAAAACTATTGCTAATATTGAACAAGAAATCAATGCTCGTAAAAAGCTCGCGGAAGTTCAGAAAGAATTAGCAACTGGTACATATTCTGCGAATGAAGCCAATTATAAAAATGCTCTTTCCAAATATGAAGGGCAAACTTCTGAATCTCTAACTCGTGCAAGAGAAAGTTTAAAACAATTTAAAGAGATCCGTGAAGACTTTGAAAAGTCTATGAAAGACACTAAGGTTTCTGATCTTAGTGACGAAGAGGTTGAACGTTTAAGTAAGAATCTTCAGAATATGACTGAAGAGGAAGAAAAATATAAGACAGCGATGAAACAGGTCAAGGCAGAGGAAACTGCTACTCTAGCACCTGGTGTCGCCCTTCGTGCGTCAAACGAGATGCAGTCTTATATTAACAACAACAGCAAGGCATGGAAGAAATATAAGGCACAACTCGAAGAAGTTCGTGATGCCTATAAAAATGTAACAACAGAAGGACAAAAGTTAGAAGTTGACGCTAAAGCTAGGGATTTGAAAGCAAAAATTTCTGCTGATGGATTAACAGGTGCAAGTTTTTGGCAAGATACAAAACGTGCTGTTAATCAAATTGCTCAATTCACTGGAATTTACGGCATGTTGCAGAATGTCGTTATGGAAATTCCATCAAAGGTTGTTTCTAATGTAAAGGAAATTAATGATGCTCAAATTGAATTAGCAAAAGTTGCAAGTGATGCATCGGAGAGTCAATTAAGTCAGTACTGGGATAAGGCTGCTGAAAGTGCCAAGAAATATGGTGCTACAGTTAGTGATGTAATTAGTAGTACTGCGGATTGGAAACGTCTCGGAGCTTCTCTTGATGACGCAAAAGAATTGTCTGACATGACTACTCTTCTGCAACGTGTCGGAGATAACATGACCCAGGAAACATCCTCTTCTGGTCTAATTAGTGCATTGAAAGGTTTTCAACTAAAAGCAGATCAAGCACAACATATCGTAGATGTGGCAAATGAGGTAGCCAATACGCAGCCTATTGATACAGCAGGTATTTTTGAAGCAATTGAAAGATCTGCATCATCTCTAAAAGCCGCTGGCAATACGTATGAACAGGGTGTTGCGCTTGCCAGTGCAGCGAATAGTGTAATTCAAAATCCGGAAAAAATCGGGACAGCACTAAAAACGATCTCAATGCGCATAAGAAGCGCCGAAACAGATCTTGAAGAAGCCGGTCTTGACACTGAAGGAATGGTAACTTCTACTGCCAAGCTTCGAAAAGAAATGCTTGCACTTAGTGGCGTAGATATTCTGAAAGACAAAGATACTTTTAAGTCTACTTATCAAATTCTTGATGAGTTAGCAAATAAATGGTCTGATTTAACAGACATCCAGCAGGCAGACTACACTTGCCTGTATGTACAGAAATGTGCATAAGAGAACACATCTAAAACCAGTAAAACCTAATGCTCTATCACTACAATATGGATGAAACATGCTGATATGAATGTAACGAAAGTAAAACAACGATAGAGATTCTATATGGTCAAAAGCCTAAGTAGAAATTTTGCTAATTATTTTAAATTAGAAATGGTAGCTTGGTCGCAAAGTCCCGAATAGGGATGTGTCAAACGAGTACCCCAACGTCAGGGGGGAGAAATCCTTAATGTAGGGCTTAATCGCTAAATGAAGTCTGAAATGGTGTGACTGCTATTATTCTTAAGATGAATAATGTGGTTAAAAAGTACTCTGATCTTATATGCGAGTATAAGAATTATTATTGAAAAGAGAATTTTATTTTATGAAAAAATTTGATAAAGAATACAGTACTCAATACGTACCTGAGATGAAATATCTTCAATCAAAAGGTATTGAATATTCTTTTGTAAAAGATATTCAAGGAGTGACGACATATAAATATACGAAGACACCAGAGTTATTTTTGGCTTTGGTGTCTTTTTATATGGAGAATAAATAAAAATACGAAAGGATAAATAATAGGTGATAAATAATGGCAAGACAAAAATATACATATGAACAAGTTTACAATGAATTTGACAAAAGAGGTTATGATTTAGTATCAGAAGAATACCATAACGTTTCTGAACATCTGGAATATATCTGCAGAAAACATAAAGACAAAGGTATCCAGAAGATAACATTTTCAAAACTTCATTCAGTGAATAGAGGTTGTTATTATTGTGGTAGAGAACGAACTGAAAATGCGCATGTGAAAGAATTAGATCCTGAATATGACAAACAATTGTGTGAATCGAAAAATTTTACATATATTGGATCGAGAAAAGAAAATCATATTTTTGTTATTGATTTTATTTGTAATAATCATAAAGATCTTGGGATTCAGTCTATGCGTCGCAATAATATGAAAAGGCAAATTAAAGGATGTCAGTATTGTTCAGGGAAAAATTTACCAGAATGGTATCTTATGAAAAAGAAAGATGAAGTAAATCCAAATATTATATTAATTGATCCATATAAAAACATGACTACAAGAATGAAATGTCTTTGCAAGAAACATAATTTTTTGCATAATAAAACCATGCAGGAAATTTTAGGTGGAAAAGGTTGCTATTATTGTGGTCTTGAAAAACTAAGTAAACAAATGTTTTTGTCAGATGATCAAGTCAATGAAAATATTCATAAGAAAAATCCACATGTTGATGTTATAAAATATAATGGCGCAGATATTATTTCTGAATGGTACTGTAATAAGCACCAAAAATCATTCAGTAAGTGCTATGTTACTTTGCTTTATTGTGATAGTGGATGCGATGAATGTTATAAAGAATTAATTAGAGATAGATATGGTTTGGGTCAGTTAGAGTTTAAGAAAAAAATAAAAGAAATTCATCCAACATTACAAGTTATAGGCAAATATATAAATAATACCACTCCAGTAGATTTATATTGTCAAAAACATGATTGTTATTTTTCAACAGATCCATCTTCTGCATACAAAAGATTATCTTGTTGTCCTAAATCTAGAGTCACTTATAAAGAAGAATATGTATGTAGTTTGTTAGAAAAATGGGGTTATTCTATTACTAGACAAAAGAAATTTGATGACTGTAAGGATAAAAACGTTCTTCCATTTGATTGTTATTTAAATGATTTTAATGTATTGGTGGAATATGATGGAGAAGGGCATTACAAACCTGTAATGTTTGGAGAAGAATCCTATGAAGAAGCCGTAGAAAAATTTCATTATACGCAAAAACATGATCAAATGAAGAATGAATATTGTGAAGTAAATAATATTCCTCTTATTAGAATTCCTTATTATGAGTTCGATGATGTAGAATATTATCTATATGATAATTTATGTAAACTTGGTGTTATAGAAGAAAATTTTCAATAATAATTGGTATAGCTTTAAGCGAGGGCTATATTAACAAAAGAAATATGAAGTGTAACTGAGTTGATCGCCGGTAAAAATCAAGGCAATGTAATGAGCGCCCTTATGAGCCAGTACGATATTGCTCGTCAAGCGCTTAATACTGCTATGAATGATTCCGAAGGCTCCGCCGAAAGGGAATTAACTAATTACCAAAAGGGTATCGATTACAGTCTTGAAAGATTCAAGGCTACATTCCAAGAATTTTCAACTTCTGTTCTATCATCAGACACTTTCAAGGCTGTCATAGATAGCGGAACACAATTCTTAGAAATTCTTACTAAAATTACTGAAACACTTGGGCCACTTGGCACAGCTTTAACAGCACTTGGTGGTTTCAAATTTATATCAAGCATAGGTTAGCCAAAATCCTGGCTATAGTTTATCGTAAACTGGCTTATCAATGCGGAGAATATCATAGCAATGGAATGATATTTCAACGTAGGGAGATTAGTGCTTGTAAAAAATAAATAGAGGATTAATTCGTCGAATTCGCTATTCTGCAATAATGCAGTGAAATGGATGAAAATTCCGCGAGAACGCACGAGCCAACCTGACTACGTATAGTAATATGTGAGACGTTAGCAACAATTATGAAATTAAAGATAAAATTATAATGACGAGCGAAGCATATGAAAGTTAGGAGGAGTAGAGAGAACACCCTTCCTCCAGCGTATATAATGCCATAGTTTATATGCGTTGAATGCATGTTCCACGGTACGCGAAAGTTGTGATGCTTTCTCATCACACGCCAGCTTATATCCTATTTCTGGCGTTGTTGGAAAATAATAGGAAAATTATATAGGTATTTATCGTAAAATTACAATATCAATGGAGGATGTGAAAGCCTGGAATCTAAATCTGAATTAATTTTTAAAACATTAAAATCTGATCCTGATGGTATTATTGATGCAAGTGTAACTATAATTGGAAATAAAGACGTAAAAGATGAATCTTCTGATCAAGCATTTATCTTAGATCCTAAAAAGCAAATGATTTTTTCTCTCGTAATGTAAAATCTAGCATAGATGCTATTAATCGTTTTGAGAACAGAAAAACTAAAAACGGTAAAAATAGATGATTGACAAATGGAAGTCATACAAAATATCCATATCGAAATATAGTACATCTATAGGATGTGCGTGGGCTGAAATGTGCCAGTAAACATTGAATTGAGGAGAGTATGGGGGATACAGCTTTCCAGTACTCTCCTCTTCCACTTCTATATCATTTTCAACAAAAATGCAACAAAGAATAACAACGCTATAGCCCACCAGGGCCATGGCTGCATACTTCTTCTGACTCTACCTTTCCATGACATATCTTTTATCCTCCTTTTTTAAAAATAGTTCAAATGAAAGTAGGTGATTATTATTAATATACAAAATATTACACAAGAAGCGGATTCATTGAATATAAAAAATGCAGATCCATCGGAATATTATCGTAAAAATTATAAACTATATGATAGCGGAGAAATTTCAAAGCATACAACTCCGATCACTTATGTTGACTACGAAAAGAATCATGAAGTGATCCGCGATAAAGATGGCAAACCAGTTCCTCTAATATCATTAGAATCGCTTCAGGAAAAAGTTATTAATATACAACAGATGCTAGATGATGTTCAAAAATTAATTGATGAAGCAAAATATTGAATAAAATAAGGTAAAAATACTACTCTCGGCAGAAAGCTATTGACAAAAGATAAAAATATGATAGAATATAATTACCTTTTAGGTAAGTATTATGCGGAGGTGATTACATTCTGTACGTTGAATATGAAGATAAAAATGTCAAAGAATTATTTGATGATTTGAACGATGTTAAAGGATCTAAAAATCTTATGAAACGAGAAATTGGTACTGATCTCACAAAGGCTGTCAAAAAACGATACAATCAGATGATTTCATTTTCTTCATTTCTTGCTCTTCAGCAATCTCGATTGGGTAAATTTGAATCGCTCGAAGGAGATAAAAAAGGTTCTTATTCATTAACTGTTTCCGCAAATTATCGATTAATTATTAGACCTGTAGCAGAAGATCGATCCGCAGAAACTTTAAAAACATGTGATACTTTTGTCATAGAAGGGGTGATTGATTATCATGGAAAAGGAAATAAATACAGTTGGATTATCCCGTGATTTTATTATTCATCCGGGAGAAACTTTGGCAGAAATATTAGAAGACAGAGGTATGTCTCAAAAGGAATTGGCTATCAGAACTGGCGTAACAGAAAAACATGTCAGTACAGTAATAAATGGTCAAAAGAACATATCTACTTCATTCGCCAAAAAATTGGAATACGCACTGGGTATTGAAGCAGAGTTCTGGATTAATTTACAAAAAAATTATGAAAGAGAATTACTTGAATTTGAAGAAGTAAATGGTATATCTACACAAGAAATTGATGTTTTAAAAAATTTAAAAGAAGTTGTCGTTAAATGGATTGAATACGGATGGATTGAAAAAGATGCTAATCCAGCATCAATGGTCTTGGATATAAGAAAGTTGTTTGGTATTAGCAATCTGTGTGACACTCCGAAAATGAAGTTCGTTGCAGCATTTCGTGCGCAAAAGAAAAATACAAGTACTGATCCGTATGTTCTTTTTGCTTGGCAAAGAATGTGTGAATTACTTACAGAGAATATTGATATAGCAGATGAAATCAATATAGCACTTTTACGAGCAAAAATACCAGAGATCAAACAAGTAATGTTTATGGATGAAGATCAGATACCAAAAAATCTTACTCGAATTTTTGCAGAATGCGGCATTGCGTTTAGAATAGTTCCAAATTTTAAAGGTGCGCCGGTTCAAGGTTTTATTAAGACAGCAGAAAATGGTGCATTGATTTTATGCGTAACATTGAGACAGCATTTTGCAGATATTTTTTGGTTTTCATTATTTCATGAGATTTCTCATGTGTTGAATGGAGATACTAAAAATGCATTTGTAGATTTTGATTCAGTTTCTGGTAAGATTGAGGAAAAAGCGGATGAAATGGCAAAAGATTTCTTGCTTGATCCGACAGCATATAAAGAATTTATTCAAAGCAGAAAATATACCTCTTCATACGCGATAGATAATTTTGCCGAACAACAAGGAGTCCTCCCTTTTATCGTTAACGGAAGATTAATGAAAGAACAGCTTAAAAGATGGGGTACTCGACCAAAATATAATTGGGCAGTATAGCTCATAAAAAGACACAGGATTAATTTTCCTGTGTCTTTTAAATGTTTTACAACTCTTCTACAATCCTTTCTGGAGGTGATAAATTATAATGGATAAAATTTCTGTTGTAAATTTCTTTCCTAGTTATCCTAAAACATCGTTGGAGAATAATGATCTAAAGGAAGAAATTAAAAAACTTCAATACCAATTACAACAAGAATATAAGTCTGGTATTCCTAAACACGTTGAAACTTCTTCTGTAGAAGAACGATTGGAACGTATCAACCAAATCCAAGAACATACAGTAGACATATACTCGAAGATGTACGAGACAGTATAACATTCTTCTTATTACCACTTATAACCACAATTTTTACATTCAAACTGACTCTTAGCGGTTTTACTGAACAAGCCAAATAATCCAGCACCCATAGCTTTCTTAGCTGCTGAAATTTTGATGATGTCGGTAGAACCGCAAGTCGGACAGTGAGGTTGGTTGGTGGATTGTGGATTTTGATAGTTGTTCTTTTCTCTATATTGTTTTAACCACTCTTCTTCTTCATGACGTCTTTTATTATATGCATTCTCATCAAATTGATCTTCCACATTAAGATCTTTTAGGTCATTAAGAATGCTTTCTTTGTCACGCCCGTGATGATTTAACAAATCTACCATTTCATATTTAGTTTGTATAAATGGAACGTGACAATATTCACAGTTAACTCTTCTACAATGACCAGCATAATTAATTTCATGAACCCCACATCTCGGACAGATAAAACCTCTAGTAAAATCATTAATATTATTTTCTTCTAGATATTTTTTGATTGGTCGCCCACAATGAGGACAAGTTTCAGCATAGATGCTCACTTCTCTATCACAATCGGGACAATATATCAAATTTTGAAATCCCATATTACATCCTCCAATGCACATTAAATTAATTACATTATATCATAATTATTATATAAATCCAACATTATACAATAATTTTATTTGCAGTTAAAAAATTTAGGTGATTTATTTGGTAGTTTTGGAGAATTAAACTTACTGAGAAATAAATATGGAAAAAACTCAACATTTGACACATTAAGCAGTACACTACAACAGTCTTTTAACGAGTCTTTTAAAGTTGGAAAAAATGGAATTAGTGAATTTTCTACAGAGCAAATTAAAACTAAAGCATCTGTAATGGGATTAAATGATGCGTTGACAAAACAAGCATTATCTCTTGCAAATGACGCTGGTTTATATCAAAAAGCTGCGGCAGGCAATCTTACATTTAGTAAGGCTATAGAATTAAATATAAATAATGCAAGCGATTTAGTTGACGCATTGATGAGTAGTAATTCTGAAGTCTTAAAAAAATATCAAGATTCCGACATTGCTACGAAGATAGTTAATTCAGGTGAAAAAGGCAGCGCGGCATATAATGAGTTTGTTAAAGATCTCATTGATAATAACCAAGATTTAGGTGACTCAATCGTTGAATTAGTACCCAAAGTAGAAACTACAAAATCCGCATTTTCTGGTTTATCAAACTATTTTAAAGGTCTTCTTGCTACATTTACAAACCCAATTTTCCTTTTAACCACAGCGGTTACTGTAGGCGTTGCGGCATGGCAAGGCTACAATCAATCTGTCAAGGAATCCATTCAGCACACGAAAGACTCCATAGCAGAGATAGAGGAACGTAATAAGTCTATTGATGACAATATTAGTAAAGCACAGGAATTACGGGATTCTCTTGATTCTGGTACTCTTACAGAGCAAGAAGCTTATAACGCGAAAAGTCAGTTACTTGATATTCAGAGTCAATTATCAGATTCTTATGGAGAACAGGCGGATGGAATCGATCTGGTAAATGGTAAGCTGGATGAGCAGATCGAGAAGATGCAGCAGCTCAAAGTTGAAAATGCTAAAAGCTGGTTGAATGATTCCGATAATGAGAAGAATTACGAAAAAGCTAAGAAGAAGATGACCAAAGATGATTATGAGTCATTCTTTGGTAATACACCTACTTTAGCTATGCTCGGATCGGAACCACAGAAATCTGAATATACAAATTCTGATACCTATAAAGAGATGCTGAAGCGTTACCAAAATAGCAAGACTCAGATCGAAGAAATCCAGAAAGCGGCAGAAAAAGCTGGACTAAAACAGTACACAAGTACAAGTACAGGTCAGTTCCAGCTCGGTTTTGAAAATGAAACAGTAACAGGAGCAGATGAAAAATTAAACTCCTTCCTTGCTACTGTTAAAGAGCTGAAACGACAGTTTGAGGACGAGGGTAAAAATACTGATTACTTTGATAATATCATCAGTTCCGCCGAAGATGCCGAATCTTCTTATAAGGATATTTTGGACAAGCATCAAGAAGTATATCAAGAGTATCTGAAAAATTCCATGCTTGCAGAAGGTTATGGTAATAATAAACCAGCAACTGTATATCAGCAATATGCCGATGCTGTAGATAAATATAATGAAGCCCTGCAAAGTGGAGATACATCTAAGGTCGAAGAAGCAAAGACTGCATTAGATGGAGTAAAAGCATCCGTAGATAATATTGTCAGTACGGATTCCGGTAAGAAATACAAGGAGTTGTTCGATGAGATTGCCGAAGGTATTGACACAGCATCCGAAAAGATTTATGAGTTCAAAGAACGTTTATCCGGTAGAGGTACAGATAAATTAAACAATACTGTACTTTCAAAGCTGAAAGAGCTGAAGAACTACACTGACATTGACCTCAAGAGTATCAATCTTGATACAAGTGATGTTGTTGCTGGTAAAGATGCTCTACGCATGGCAGTAAACGAAGCAATGGATCTCGGAATTGTTTCTGATGATTCTGCTGAAAGTGTGGCAAAAGTTGTTGATCTCTTAACGGATATGGGAATGACCGCGACCGTATCCATGGATCAAGTGGATGATTCCTTCTCAGAAGTCAATACTACAATCCAGCAAGCGCAAGCAAATTTGGAAACACTTAAGACGATTATGTCGGAATCTGTTTCGGGATCAGGTATTTCTGCCGATAATGTGAAAGCATTTAAAGAAATGTTCGGAGATGATGCTGCGCGTGCTTTGGAGAAAACCGCAGACGGTTACCATATCAATCGTGAAGAGCTTGCAAAATTACAGGCACAACAATCTGAAATGAACAAAGCGGATTATCTTTCCGGCCTTGCAGATCAACAGGAAGCTCTGAGACAAATCGAGGAGCAGATCGCTGATGCAATGGTAAAAGGTCAAGATGTTAGCGGCCTACAGGCACAGCGCGAAGGTATTTTGGATAATATTTCCTCTCTGGAAGATCTAGCATATCAGTATCAAACTGCTACTTCTGCTTATCAACAATGGCAGGATGCTATGTCCGGTGGTGAAGAAGGTAATATGTATGATTCCATCCAGGGTAACATGGAATCCATCAAAGATCTCTACGACAAAGGACTTGTGGGAGAAAACAAATTCCGAGAGTTTGTTGACCTTATGTCCAATAAGGATCTGACCAATGCCAGTGTGGATGAAATCGTGGCAGCCTATGAAGAATCCTATCCGAAGATGGAGCGTTACTTTACAGAAGGACAGGAAGGATGTCAGGCATTCTTGCAGGACATATCCAATCTTAATTCTGAATGGGCACACATGAACGAAGATGGTTCCTGGGATATTAACTTTGGTGTGGGCAACGATCAAGAGATTGCGGATGCACTTGGAATTGATGTGGAAGCTGTACAATCAGTACTAAGAAAACTGCATGATTTTGGCTTTGACATCGACCTCGATCAGCCGGTTAAATCTCTGGAACAACTAAAGACAGAAGCTCAATCAGCCAAAGAAGCTCTTGATGGAATGGGTGAAACTTCTCTTGATAGCATCAATTTGGACACAGATTCATTCAGTGAAATCACAGATGATATTGACAAGGTTAAGGAATATATTCAGCAAGTCAATGACGCTGATCTGGAACCAGAAGTTCGAACAGAACGATTAGAGCAAGCCAATAATATTCTTGATTATCTCGTTCAGAAACAGTATGAAGCTGGACAAAATAACATTGTAATTGATGCGGATGCAAGTTCTGTCGACCAAAAGATCTCTGATCTGAAGAGTCAGTTGGAGCAATTCAGAAACGAAGACGGTACGATTCCTGTTAATGCTGACACACAGGATGCTGTCAACAGTTTACAATCCCTGTACGCTACGAAGCAAAATCTTGAAAATACACCAGCTATTCTACAGGTTGATACTTCGCAGATTGACGGAGAACTGGGCAATGCGATCGGAAAATTACAGGAATATCAGAATGCTGTAGAGATTCTGAACGCACAGAATACGATGAAAACACAGGGCATCGACATTGATACCACAGATGCACAGCAGAAAGTACAACAGTTGGCAGGACAGCTACAGAATCTGGATGCTGATACGACAGCGAAATTAGGTCTTGATGATACTGACTTTCAGTCGAAACTTTCTAATATTGCTACTCATCCGATTGATGTAGGAATAGGAGTCAATCTCGATCCGAATGCACTTGCTGATGTGTCCGCAAAGATTTCTGGAATTACGCCGGAATTACTCGTGAAAGCTGGTGTGAACGAAGAAGCGATTGTAAATTATACGCCGAAAGATAAGGACGCTACTGTCAAATACAAAGTTGATCATAGTGCGATTGACAGTTATGATCCGAAAGACAAAAATGCTACGGTTACTTACAGTGTGGTTGTTTCCGGACTTGAAAATCTACCAGGTAATAAAACAAGAAGTCTGACTTACAATATTAAGACAAATGGTACTGTTCCAAGAGTAAATGGTACGGCACACGCTATAGGAACTGCTCATGCGGCAGGTACTGCAAGCCGTAATTGGGGGCTTGCTCACAATGAACCACATGCGCTTGTAAATGAATTGAAACCAGAAGCAATCGTTCGGGATGGTAAGGCGTTTATCTTGAATGGCGGAGATCCTACTTTTGCAAATCTGAAGAAAGATGATGTTGTATTCAACGGTGATCAGACGGAGCAGTTGCTTGAACATGGTTATGTTACCGGCTCTCATGCACAACTTGCAGGTGGTGGTTATTCTTTAGGTAGTGCGTTCTCTGGCGGATCGGGAAGATTTAATGTTGGAAGTTCTGGAACAAAAGCTGATTCTTCCACATGGGAAGACAAAAAGAAACAGAATAATACCAGCCATAACTCATCTTCTGGTGGCAGTAGTCGTAGAAACAGTGGAACATCTTCCGGTGGTTCAACTCGATCATCTTCCGGTGGAAATTCTGGTGGCTCTTCATCCTCTTCTGATGCAAAGTCAACAACAGAAGAAGTAGTTGATTTTATCAAAATTATGCTCTCCCGTCTGTCCCGTATGACAGAGCTTGCAACTAATGCAATCGAACGTGCAGTAGGTCTTGCAAATAAACAAGCAGCCGCGGCAGATGCAATCGGTAAAGCAACGAATGAAATGGTTCATAACCAACGTGCAGCAGATGCTTATCTGGCAAAAGCTAATAGCATTAGTTTGTCTGATGCTTATAAGAACCAGATCATGAATGGTAGTATTAATATAGATACCATCATAGATGAAGATCTGAAAAAGAAAATTAGTGACTTCCAAAGCTATTATGAATCTTACTTATCTGCAAGAGACAATGCGTTAAAGCTCGAAGATAAAATTACCGAACTCGCTGAAAAACGTCTGGAAATTATTGAAAAAGAATATGATGCGATCGTAGACATCAATGATGCGATAAAAACCGTCGCCGATTCCAAAATGTCTCTCAACGATGCTCTAGGCGTAGCCATCGACAATCCAGACAATTATGCTAATCTGAATAATTCAATCAAAGCACAGGAAGATACTTACAATCAGCTTACCAAAAAGCTTTCCGATTATCAGAAAGAGATGGAGTCTCAACTTTCCAGCGGCTTGATGCAAAAGGGTTCTGATTCCTATAATTCTGCGCTAAAAAATATTCAAGATTTTACAGCTAAGATTTATGAAGCGGCAACCAGTGCGATCGAACTGAAAAATAAGCTGGATCAGATCAAGATTGATGTCATCCAGTATAAGATTGATGAGTTTCAGAGAAATTCTGACAGAATCGATGCTTATACTTCTCTCAGGGATGCGCAGAATGAAACGGTTTCTGAATCCATGTATCAGAATCGGATTGATAATAACAATGGAATCATCGAACAGAAGCAGAAACAGAGAGAAATTTATCTGAAGAACCAGTCGTATTTTGATGTAAACTCTAAGGAATATCAGAGCTATGCCGATAAGATCAAAGAGCTTGACACAGACACGATCAATCTGATGAAGGATAACGAAGATCTAAAGGACAGCATTTTTGAATTAAGATTTAAGAATCTTGACGATGCTATCCAGAAGTACAGTGACCTTGAAGATGAGCTGAAAAGTTTCCGTGACCTTCTGAATGATGATGCATTCCTTGATAAGCAAGGACGTATCACGGAAGATGGATTGGCACAGATTGCTCTCTTACAACAGAGTATTGGTACGGCAAAACAAAAAATTGCAGATTATACCACGGGTCTGCAGAAACTAAAAGAGTCTTATGACAATGGGGTTATTTCCTTAACGGAATATAATGACAAGTCAAAAGATTACCGTGAAGGTATCCAGAGTTCTATTGCAGATGTGAAATCATATCAGGACAGTCTGGTTGATCTGTATAAGAATGCTATGAGTACAGAGGTTGATTATCTTGATAAAATAATTAGCAAGAGAAAAGAAGCCATGACACAGCAGAAGGATATGTACGACTATTCTAAGAAGATTAATTCTCAGAATAACAACATAAATAGCCTTAAAGCCCAAATCATGGCTTTAGAATCGGTGAATATTTGCCGAATTTGTTTAAATGCTGGAATATCCTTAGAGCTATATATGCTACAACGGATGCATGAAATAAAGCAAAACGTGAATGCGTGAAAAATATATAGATTGGACAATCAGCAGCGAAACTCCGAATAGGAGAACGTTCAACGACTAGGTGGGATGAGTGTACCACCGTAGGGTTGCAAGCGATTGGCAACTCGAAAAATACAAACTGTTTATTAAATATAATTTTTTATGGATTTAATCACGTTGAAAGATACGTGATTTTTTGTTGTGCAATTTTATAAGAAGAGAATAAAAGATTGGAGGTGAAATATGCTAGTAGAAAATCAAAAAGTAAAAACAACATGGACTGGCGCGAATAAGAATTATTATTCACAGCATGGATATACATTTACTAAATGTGGAGATATATTAGAAGTAGATCCCGATGATTTACCAAGAACATCGATGGTTAAAGTAGATGTAACATGTGACGATTGTGGAGAGCCTTTCAATGTGCCATATATGAATTATAGAAAATCTATTGGTAAATACAATAAATATTTATGTAGAACGTGCTCTGTTAGATACGGAAAAGATCAGGAAAGAATTAGGAATATATCTGAAAGATATAATTTATATATTGAATGGTGTAATAAATATGGATATAAACCATTATCGCAGCTTGAAGATTGTCAAGGATATAACTCTTTAGTATATTATGAATGTCTACGTCATGGAAAGCAAAATATCCATTGTCAATATATCGATGTAGATAAAATGAGCCATTGCTGTTCATCAAGAGAGAATAATCTGATATCAACCTCAGAAGTTGCAGATATTATAAATGCTAACGGAAGCAAATTGCTAAATCCAGAAGACTATATAGGATGTTTTACAAAGAACTTAAAAATTGATTGTGCGATGTGCCATCAGGTATATACAACGAGTTTATCTTTATATAAAGCAACTACAGGATTTTGTCCTGATTGTGGTCAAAAATTAGCCAGAATATCGCTAAAATTTTCTATCGCCAAAGATAAATACCGAAGATACTGCGAGAAATGCAATGCTTTAAATTATAGCAAAACATTATCAGAGTCGGATTTTGAAAATATACAAGCATCTGATAAAATTTCATTCAATTGCCCCAAACATGGTTATATAGAGCAGTCTTCTACGCATTTTTTAAATGGAGAAAGTATTTGTTATAAATGTGCTATAGAGTCGAGAGCAGAACAAGCCAGATTAGATCGTGATGATGTAGCTGCTATTATTGCTTCTAAAAATAATAATGTATTACTTAATCCAGAAGAATACATTAAAAATGATATACGTAATCTGAGCATATTGTGCGGTAGTTGCAAACGTTCTTTTGTAACAAGTTTATTAGCATATAATAACAATCTCGACGGAAAATGTCCAGATTGTAGTGAAAGAAGTTATGGTGAATACGTTATATCTCTTATATTAGATATGTATGGTATAAAATACAATCGTCAGGAAACTTTTAACAAGACATGTTGTGATAAAAGGCCATTACCGTTTGATTTTTATTTGCCAGATTACAATCTATGTATTGAATACGATGGTGAAGGACATTATATGCCTTGCTTTGGGGATGACAAATTCTTAAGTACTATTTTGCACGATGCCATGAAAAATTGGTACTGCAGATGGAATAATATCAATCTCTTACGCATTCCTTATTGGGAGTTTAACAATCTTGAATCAATTCTTGTGAAACAACTTAATTTAAATCCAATGAATAAGAAAAATAAATCCATAAAAATTTTATCAAGAAAACAAGCGAATAATAAACAGAAGATATAGTCTCGTCTCATGTGAGAACATGAGGAGCGAAATAATAACTGCAAAAAAAATATAGACTATTTGAATATTAAAAAGAATTATATAGATTTCTGCAAAGAAATTGTGTATAATAAGTATAAATCTGGTGTGATGCGGCGAAATGCGACCGCTATACGATAACTGATGAAGTGTATGCCGAGCTAGGAAATGGTATGCATGGAGGTTTATAAAGGTAAGAGATTTACCATAGTCTAGCTAGGTTAATAGCCGAAAGAAAATCTCACATTGGATAAGAAGGTTGGCACCAGCAATTTTCTTATTTCCAAAACAGGCAACTTGAGTGTCTGTTATCACATAGTATATATTGCTCGGTCAGACGAGTGATATATATTGACGCTATGGGGTTTGATGTTCGTCCACATTCTGACTAGGAGTGATCCAAAAGAAAACATCAATTATATGGGACATGATTCAGGAGTGTCCGGCACAAAATAACCTGAAAATATTGCGAGGGGTTTCTCGATGTCACCTGGCTAATAAAAAATCGAAAAATTCTATGAACTTTAAAAAATAATGTGCTATAATATAGTAAAGCACAAGACTTAATAGCACAGAAAGGAGTTATATTATGGCTAACGAATATAAAAGATTAGATTTCACTAAATTGGCTGGAAGAAAGCGGAAAACTGTGGATTTAAAAGAAGCGTTAAAAGACGTAACTCCGATCGAATGGTCAAAAGAAGTCAGAAACGGTTCAAAAAAAATTACAGTAACAAGGATGAATTAATATGTGTAAAATCGGAGACATTATTCTTGTAGATCAATACAAGGATGGCGACAAAACAATTGGTAAACATTCGTTTGTTGTAATCGAAGATACTCCTGGTGAAATAAAAGGGTATTCTTATGATTTTATATGTAATGTTTTATCATCGTTTAAAAATGAGGAACAAAAGAAAAGAAAATTATCTTATCCGGGCAATTTTCCAGTCTCTCATAATGATACTATTACAAATCCTCATAATAA